AGGGCGACAACCGGATCTCGGACGAGGACTGCATCACCGCGATCATGATGATCCAGGACGCGGTCAACAAGGTCCGTGATCGGGGCGAGGGTCGTAACCCGTACAAGGATGAGCAAGTCCAGGACGCGGTCAACAAGGTCCGTGACATGGGTAAGGACCTGAACGGCGGTGACCAAGATGCGTAAGGTCATCATCGTCTTTGCCGCGCTCAGCGCGCTGTGGTTCGGTGGTGGTCACGTCACCAGTGACGCGGCCACCGGCCATCACCAGATGGCGAGCCAACGGATCGATCCACCGCAGAACTGGCAGCCTTGCCGGTCGAGCCGGTCGGTCCACTGCACCTTTGGCCAGCCGCGCGAGGGCATCGACTCGTACTGGCACGGAGCCAGCCAGCGGGACCACATGGTGACGCGCCAGCGTGCTGACACGCGGATGACGCAGGGCTTCCGGTACTACGGCTGGGACCCGGTTGGCAGGCAGCGCCATCACCGTGGCTGCTGGATCAATCGAGACAGCACCATCGTCCGATGCAAGGACGGCGGCTTCTGGCGTACCTAGCCAAGTTGACCTACGGCAACTAACCCTGTACCGTAGGAACCTGGTGCCCTGGGTCGGCCAGCCCTCCAAAGTTTGGCCGTCGTCCAGGGCACCTACCACTCCCATTCCGAAGTGACCGGGTTCGGCGCTTCAAGTTGACCGAGGAGGTCAAATGCACATTGCAGAAGGTTGGACGGTTCGCAAGGTCGTCGTTTGGGATGACTACACCGTCACCATCGATTACTACGAGGATGTCACTCGCTACCTCCAGTCGGACGGCAGCGAGATCGTCAACTTCTACCGCGCCAACCGTGAGGAGCGCGCCAAGATGTACGCCGCTCTGACGGGTGGTCAGTACATCCCGCCGACGCGCGAGGAGCGTGCGGCTCGGGTCAAGATTGCCAAGGGCCGTGGTGTCGTGTTTAAGCACCGTGGTCGTCGTGGCGAGCTTCCGTTGGAGATCTGGGCGACCGGTATCGCTAACGCGGCTGAGCCGTTCGACCCTGATGACTACGTCGAGGTCGACCGCCCTGAGTGAGCACCGTGAACCCACATTCCGTGAGCGGTGGTGGCGACGCCGCCGCTCCGGTCTGTGGGACCTGTGGTTCATCCCGGCGACCATGCTGTTGATGCTCTACGTCGTGGCTCCGGCGCTGTGGCTGTTCTTCCAGTTTGTCCATATTGTCGCTGGTGCCATTGATTGACCTCTAGTGAGGCGTTAACACCTACATGATATAATTGGTGTAGGAGGTCCGAAGTACGGACCGAATTGGAGGCAGTACCGATGGACACCATGACGCCGGAGGAGGCTGCGATCTCGCGGCGACTCTCCGAGCTACTGGATTGGGCAGGCCGTCAGCGTGACGGTGAGGCTCGACAGGCGCTCTGGCAGTGTGACGACGGCTGGATCGTCGGCTACACGACAGGCCGGATCAAGGGCGGTCCCCTCGACGGCAAGTTCGCCACGATGGGATTCAAGCCCCGAGGCAAGGGCGCTCGCTCCGGCGACCCGGAGAACGGGTGGGAGCGCGTCTACTACGTGAAGGCCGCGTCTCGGAAGCTCGCGAAGCAGCGGGCTATGCGGTTGTGGGACAAGCACAACTCGAAGCAGCGAGGCGGTCTGAAGTAGGGTCCGCTGAGCCCTTGACGGTCTAGGTGACCAAGTGAGACAATAGAACCTAGACCGTCAAGGCGGCGGTCGAGAGAGAAGGAACTAACAGGATGAGGATTCACACTAAGCTCCACGAGAGCGACTTCGACGCGGCTGCGGAAGTGGCCAAGGTCGACCTCGTTGGAATCGTCCGGCATGGCAGCAGGAGTCACGACCACGCCTTCGACGTTCACCTTGAGGGCGCTGGCACTCGTCGGCCCAACGGCGGCTCCTCGGGTGCTGGCAGCGGCTACGCGGCCACCTGGGACCAGTGGGGCATCTTCCTGGCTGCGCTGTACGACCAGGACCCCGACATGCTCTGTGGCTCGAAGTCGTACGCGACCTACGAGAACCGGAAGGACTTTCACTACCAGACCGCTCGGCGGTTCGACCGTGGCTGGCCTGCCGACTACCACACCAACCACACCTGGGACTACGACCGAGACGCCGAGGAGCGGCGCTGTCGGCGGTGCAAGGCGATCCGGAGGTGGCGATGACTAACAAGCGACTGTTCGACGTACCTGGTCAGATTGATCAGGACGACCCGAACATCGACGTGCCCTTCAGTGAGCGCGTCGGAGACTGTTACATGAACGCCGCGCAGTACTTCGTGGGCGGACTTGGTCTGCCTGAGGAGCGGCTGCCCGATGGCGCTCGCTTGGTCCACGGCACGATCCATGACGGACGCGGCTCTACGCCGATCCGCCACGCTTGGGTCGACCGAGGCGACGGCACGTTCTTCGAACCGACCAGCGGACACCGGCTGAGTGAAGTGGACTTCAAGCGCTACTTCAACCCGTCGGAGCGCGTCCGTTACACGATGGACGAGGCCAGGAAGAACCTGGTCGATCACGAGCACTACGGCGCGTGGGATGAGGTGAGCGTATGAGGTTCATGAACGAGTGGGACCGCGAGCGTGCGTGTCGTCGATTCTCCCAGGGAGCTACGCCGAATCGGCTCTACTTGGCCGAGACGGTGGAGCGTCTGGCTCAGTGGACCGACCGTAACAGCGACGGCTGGGCCTATTGGGGCAAGCCGGTTCGTGCTGCGGGCCGAGCCATCGAGTTGATCGATTCCACTACGTACGAGGCCAACCAGGCGCAGGAACGTACCGATGCGACTGAAGCTGAGGTCAAGGCCGCGCTTCGTCCGATCAAGTCGTTCCTGACACGGCACGGCATCGACCACGAGGAGGTGATCGTGTGAGGGATTGCGAGGTCAATATGACGACCAACACCTGCACGTTCACCACCCGCGCGACGTGCTATCGCTGCGGGATGCCTGCGTGTACTGGCTGCTCGCACCGGCTCCGTGGAGCCGTGCGGTCACCGTTGGACGAGGACCAGGGTCCTATCCGGATCTGCCGGGACTGCGTCAAGGACGAGCCCCAGCACGTTCAAGACGAGTTCGCTGCGAAGGAGGCGAAGTATGGCTGAGCCGATTCGTTATGCCGTCGTGCGCGACGACAACATCGACCGTGTCAGCAGGTATCTGCCAGAGAACTACAAGGTGATCCGGCGCGTGCCGGAGGGCTTGTTGATTCAGGGCCGTGACCACCACGGTTGGACGATGGACAAGTACGTGATCCCACGCCTGGCCTCTGGGCTGATCTTCGCTGAAGAAGTCGATGACCCGAGGTTCAACGACCCGGCGAACGACGGTGCGCTCGACGTGCAGATGGAGGGCTGAACGATGTATCCCGACCGGCGTGACAACTACATCTGCGTCGAGTGCCGGTACCACCGGTCCGGTCCGGGCAAGCGTTGTCCGAAGGGTCATGACCTGATCAACATGGGTCGGAACTTCAAGGTCCCTCGGAAGCGCGACGACCGCGCCTGGAAGGCCGTGGAGCAGGTCGCTAGGGACCACCGAGGGTTCGGTGGCAGCCTGCGCTCTCCGTGGAGTTACGGACGTACACGCCCGGAGGTTCGGTGGCGTACGCACCGCACGATGGCGGAGCTACGCCAGATCGATGTGCCGGTCCGGAAGATGCCTGGCGTGAAGAAGGGTCAGTACTACTTCCAGCCAGGCTCACTTCGAGGATGGAGGATCTGATGCGAAACAAGGTGCGCTGTTACCACTGTGGTGGCACGTACGACCTGGGCAAGGTGGAGGTCACCGGACGCTACACCGACTGCTCGGTGTGGAAGGCTCCATGCTGCGGACGGACGGTGGACGACCGCCCGTGGCCGCATGGAGGGCACTACCGCGAGGTCAAGGGCGACTCGCCGTACGACGACGATGGCTACTACGTCATGGATGACGTGGGGGTGATCCGGTGGAACGACAGATGACGAAGTTGTTTCTGCTAGGAGGAGCTTGCCCGAAGTGTCAGGCGCTCCACACCTTGGGTGTCTGGCGCGTCCCTACGTCGTATGGCTTCGCGGACCGGAAGCGTTGTGAAGCGTGTGATTTCGATGCGCCTTGGTGAGGCAGTCAAGCTGGAGTGCGACCGGCAGCAGGTCGGCGAGGACCGGCGAGCGATGTTGACCGAGGCGTACATGGACGCCCGAGTGCTCTGTTGGGGCAACAGCAAGCCGACGCTGACTGACATCCTTCATCTGGCTCGCACTATCGAGCCGGACAACAAGGGTGAGTTCAGGACCGTCCCCGTGGTGTTTAGGAACGGGGCGTACGGCCCGAGTGCCGATACAGTACCGAACGCCATGTTGCGGTTGGTCTCCATGCTCGATGAGGACACCGACCCTGACGAGTGGATCAAGGACTTGTTGGGCATTCACCCCTTCACCGATGGCAACGGTCGGTTGGCTTGGCTCCTGCGTACCTGGCTCACCGGGACGTGGGACGACCTGGAGCCTCTACCGGACTACGGCTGGTAGCCGCACGAAACCGCCCGATCTGAGTACTACCGGTTTGAAGGCGGAACCGATGATCTGGCTCAGAGAGGGTGACGTGCGTGGACAGTGTGGTTGATCCCGAGTCCGGAGTGGTGCTCACCCCGCACACTCTGTGCTCTGATCCAGCCGAGTCGACCCGTGCCTTGTGGGTTGCGGTGGCCGACACCTACGACGCTCACGCGCTCGTCCCGCTCTGGATCTGGACCGCAGACCTGGTTAAGCAGCAAGCCAGGGAAGGCGTGGCCGATTGGCAGATCATTCATGCCGTGAGTCACGCGATGGCAGTCGCTCTGAGGTGTTGTGGTGGCGAGCCTGGGTCCTACACGGTGCAGGAGGCGTACGACAGGCTCCCTGCCGACGTAGGCTGGCTTGATCTCCAAGATGCAGTCGAGCGCCTGGCGCAGACATGGGAGGCGATCCCCTAGTTGCCACATGTGACCGATGCTGACCTCAACAAGCTGCGCGACGATTCGATCATCTTCACGCAGCTTGTCGATTGCCCCGAGTGTGGGGCGACCTTCGACGTTGAGTTCGACACCGGAGTCCGAGACGAAGATGGGCTGACGGACCTTGGCTTGCTGGAGACCCCAGCGACGTGTCCGAGCCCCGAGTGCGGACACGAGTGGTCCGCCGAGTTCGAAGGTTGGACTAACTATGGAGACGCTGGCTGAGCCAGAGATCGAAGTTCCACCCACTACCAATCGAGCCAAGGTCATCATCTGGGTCCGGCGCTGGTTGACCCGGCACCGTGAGCCCAGGATCTATCTGCTAGTACGTAAAGAGGACGTGTCTGGCATCTCCGGTGTCGGCGTCATCGCCCAGGTCGTGGAGTTCAGCGACGGCAGGGCCGTGATGCACTGGCCGGAGAACAAGGCCGAGGAGAAGCCGGAGACCACCACGGTGTTCCCGGACCTGAGGGCGATCCGGAAGCTCCACGGCCACGGCGACAAGACGGTGTTGGTGAAGATCTCGTAAACAGGCTTGACGGTCTGGTTGACGGTCGGTAACTTGGAGACATGAGCTTGACCACGATGCCGACACAGCGCCCCGAGCGGCGCTACTTCGGCCTGTCGTGGCTCGATTGCATTCACGGGAATCAGGCCAAGTAGCAGGGCCGCGAGGTTAGAGCTAAGCTCCCTCGTCGTAAGTCCCGGACCACGAGTAGATCAACTGCATGGGCGATTGGTGTAACGGGAGCATGACGGCCTCCAAAACCGTTCGGTCAGGGTTCGAATCCTTGGTCGCCCGCTGGAGATAAAGGGTTGACGGTCGGCAACCGATCTGAGACACTGAACCTCCAAGCACCACCGGGCATCACTGCCGGTGAACGTGCCAGACCGTTGTCAACTCAACAGTGGTGCCGATCTGATCGGTGTCCGTGCCTTTTCTGAGGAGCACGGCCATCGTTCAGACCCCTCCGGTGGTTTCGCTATCGCGCTTTCGCTGCTCCCCTGCTTCGACCGCCGCGACGTGAGCAACAGGCTCGGCTGCTTCGGCAGCGCCCTGGGGATCACCGGAGGGTCATCGGACTGTAGCTCAGTGGTAGAGCACCTGCTTTGGGAGCAGGGGGTCCGGGGTTCGATTCCCTGTTGTCCGACTACGGAATGGCTGCTGATCGTATGCCCACGACACGGCGGGTGAGACCTCAGACAGGTTCCGAGAGTGGTTCGGCAACTGGCCGTGCAGGGGCCGGACCATTCGCTCGCGGGTATAGCTCAGTGGTAGAGCTACTGCCTTCCAAGCAGAGGACCGGAGTTCGATCCTCCGTACCCGCTCGCATGTCCCTCTGATCGTGCAGGGACAGGGTCCGCTCGATAGAGGTAGGCCACCTCGACGGAGTGCCGAGATCCGCGCCCGAGCTTCGGCTTCGGCAGTCTGGCAGAACGGTGTGGTCGCGACCACCGGCTGTTTACAGACAGTACGATCAATGCCCCGCTAGCTCAGTTGGCAGAGCGCTGGCGTCGTATCCCAGAGGTCTCCGGTTCGAAGCCGGAGCGGGGCTCGGGGAGGACTCCCTAGGATGAACTTGGGACCGAGCCGGTCTGAGACCGGGCGAGACGCCTGATGCGGGCCGTGTCAGGGCGCGAGTCCTCCGCCATGCCGCTCTAGCTCAAGCTGGTAGAGCAACGCACTTGTAATGCGTCGGTGCGAGTTCGAGCCTCGCGGGCGGCTCGATGCTCCCTCGCTGGCGGGAGAGACCAGTCTGAAGGCATCCGGAGCCGGAGGACGAAAGGTAGAGCGAGTAAGTTACGTAACCGACCCCGACGAGAGTCTGGGGTGACGACCACTGCGCTCGCTCAGCCAGCATTGCCGGTGTAGCTCAGTGGTAGCAGCGCATCCTTGGTAAGGATGAGGTCGTGAGTTCGATCCTCACCTCCGGCTCTCGATGCCAGGTGCTCTGTCGGTAGGGCAGCGGGGCCTTGACCCCCGTGTTCGTAGGTTCGAGTCCTACTCTGGCAGCTTGGTAACACAAACCGATGGCGTGTGCGTTGGTTGGTCACGCACCTGGGCTCTGAACCCAGACGACGCAGGTTCGACACCTGCCGCGCCAGCTAGGAGCTACCTTCGCGGGGTTGATAGCGGGTTGGTCCACCGTGCTCCGTACGGACCGTTGCGGATGTAGCTCAGTAGGCAGTAGCGTCACGTTGCCAACGTGAAGGTCGCCGGTTCGACCCCGGTCATCCGCTCTCCGGCTCTTGAGCGCTTGCGCGCTCCGCGAGTGGAGTCCCCCCGAGACTCGCGTTCCTACACAAGAGCCGGTCGCCAGGCGCACGCTCCGTCGGCGTCGCGTCTGGCACTTGGGTTGATAGCTCAGTTGGTAGAGCGTCCGGCTGAAAACCGGAAGGTCCCTGGTTCGATCCCAGGTCTACCCACGGGCCGACTCGGAAGTTCCCCTTACAGGGGCACGGGCTCCGAGTCGGTCTCCAAGGGGTTGTAGCTCCAACAGGTCAGAGCGCCGGTCCGATAAACCGGAGGTTGTTGGTTCAAATCCAGCCTGCCCCACCAAGGTGTTGACCATCGACACCTCGCATGGTAGAGTTATCGGCATCGGTTGGAGCCCGTGAGAATCGGGCCGCAAGGCGGAACCCTCCAGCCGTAGAGGCAGGGAAGCCAACCCCATGCCATCTCCTAGGTCACCTGGCGGCGACCGGCAGATGGGGCCTCGATGAGGGCTAGGGATGCCTCCAACCTTCGGGATCGGAGCCGTCTGTGTTAGGTCAGACCATCCCTGCCCTCGACCTCTCAAGAGCCGGACTGGCTAAAGGGGTTACCGCTGGATCGTACGGAGGGCCTTCGAGCCTCGCCCTGAGACCAAGTGACACGCCACCTGCCTCTTGAGAGGCACACCCTCTGGGAGCGGTTCAAGGCCGCAGTGATGGGCAGCGGCAGTAGCGATTACCCGTCACAAGTGGGACCCTGCCACCGTCTTTATGGAACGGCTCAGCCCAGAGGGATCGGAGCCCTCCACGGTGCAGGCTCCGATACACACGCCCTGGTCGTCTAGTGGCCTAGGACCCGGCCCTTTCAAGGCCGAGACGCGGGTTCGAATCCCGCTCGGGGAACGCAGTAACATCCTGGGGATGTAGCTCAACTGGCGAGCAACTGTTTTGCACGCAGTAGGTATGCGGGTTCGAGTCCCGTCATCTCCACTTGCAAAGACCGCAAGACCCTGGTCTCGCGATCCCAAGAGGCGTACACCTCTCAGGGTAAAGTCACCGCCAATGTACGAAAGGCGATTGGCAGGCTAGGGAAAAATCCACGGTGGGAACCCGTGCAGGCTGTTGGACCGAGGACGCTCGGCGGTCAGCCGCCAATTCGATCCCCTGTAGCTCAATCGGCAGAGCGGCGCACTGTTAATGCGTAGGTTTCTGGTTCGAGTCCAGGCGGGGGAGCGCTAGGGCAGTTAATCGATGTCCTGAGGTAAGCCCCTTATGCTGGATCTCCAGATCGCGTAGGGCACGTCCACAAGGACTGGCGGATGGTCAGTTCCTCTGTGGGTAGCGTGAGAACCAACTTGGACTCCCAAGGCATAGCACGGCAGCCAAGATCCTCAAAGGCGAAACCGGGCGCACCCTACAGTCGGGGACGCCACTCGATTCGGCGGCATCGGTCGTTACTCAGATGCTCATGCGGACGTGGTCCAGTCGGTCTAGGACGCCACCCTGTCAAGGTGGAGATCGCGGGTTCGAATCCCGTCGCCCGCGCTTTGTAACACCCGAGCCGCGTTGGTCTAGTGGTCTAGGACGCCTGCCTCTCAAGCAGGAGGTCACGGGTTCGAAGCCCGTACGCGGTACGACTACGGCGGGGAGGTCATCCGGAGCCGATGATCCGCCGTGGTTGCTCAATCCGGACATGCCTCGTTAGCTGAGACGGCATTAGCACCGGCCTCTTAAGCCGGGGACCAGGGTTCGAGTCCCTGACGGGGTACTTCACGATGCAGGAGGACAACATGATGGATCTCAAACAGGCGCGGTGATTCCCCATCACCGCGCCTCGTTAGCTCAGTCTGGCCAGAGCCACCGGCTTTTAACCGGAGGGTCGCGGGTTCGAATCCTGCACGGGGCACAACAGCTTCATGGGCGTGTGGCGCAGTCGGCAGCGCACTTGTTTCACACACAAGAGGTCCCTGGTTCGAGCCCAGGTACGCCCACTGTCCGACCGCGATCCTAGGCACTCAGCGGTACGGCCCATCGTTCGCAGCGCACGAGTGGAGATAGCTACCACGGGACAGAGCCAACCCGGACGATGGTGAGGGCGAGTGGCGCAGCGGCTAGCGCATCTGCTCGACACGCAGGAGGTCACAGGTTCAAATCCTGTCTCGCCCACGAGGGGGATGGTTCGCCCACCCCTTCACCTGGAGAGGTGGCTGAGTCCGGTTTAAGGCGACCGTCTCGAAAACGGTTGGGGCGTTGATAGCGCCTCCGTGGGTTCGAATCCCACTCTCTCCTCCATGACCATGTAGCCCAAATTGGCAGAGGCGTCCGGTTCAGGCCCGGAAGGTTGTGAGTTCGAATCTCACCTTGGTCACGCAAGCGCGAGTAGCCCAACTGGCAGGAGGCACCGGCTTCAAAACCCGGACAGTGAGAGTTCGAATCTCTCCTTGCGCACGAGGCCGGAGGTCAACACTGTCGTGTTGGGGTCCCTCCGGCTTCACCTAGGTGAAGTGGCGGAGTGGCTGAACGCGCCGGGTTGCTAACTCGGTAGACGGGAGACCGTCTCGTGGGTTCGAATCCCACTTTCACCTCCAGGTCCATGTGGCGGAATTGGCAGACGCGCACGGTTGAGGGCCGTGTGCCGCAAGGCGTCCGGGTTCAAGTCCCGGCTTGGACACGTACGGGTTGTGGCGCAGTTTGGTAGCGCACCGGGCTGGGGGTCCGGGGGTCGCTGGTTCAAGTCCAGCCAACCCGACAATGGGGTGATGATCGTGAGCCCTTGGACCTAGGCTGCCTGGCGGCGGAGGATGGTCCCACCAAAGTCGAGTGAGACTCAACGCCAGGCGTCGAGCTTGACAAACCGATCCATCTGGGAGTGGGGCAGCTTGGTAGCCCGCGTGCGTCGGAAGCACGAGGTCGCAGGTTCAAATCCTGCCTTCCAGACTGTGCTGGTAACGCAAAGGCAGACGTGCCGGGTTGTGTCCCCGGAACATGCGGGTTCGACCCCCGTCCAGCACCCGAGACCCAGGGGAGGGGGTCTGAAAAGATACCTCCCCCAATGGCGCGGCTGGGCACTGGCTTGAGCCCCCCTGACTGTAAATCAGACGCCGCTGGCTGTGTAGGTTCGAGTCCTACCCGCGCCACTGTGGTTCACGCTCTGATCTAGACCTAGCTTCCTACGTCGTTCGTGAACCACACCTTGGTGCTGTGGCCGAGAGGCTAGGCGCTGGCCTGCAAAGCCAGATACGCCGGTTCGAGTCCGGCCAGTACCTCGATCCCTGCCTGGGATACCAGCAGGCAGGGCTCATGCCCTGGTAGCACAACGGATAGTGCATCTGGCTACGAACCAGAAGGTTGCAGGTTCGAATCCTGTTCAGGGCTCCAAGGCGGTGTAGCTCAGTTGGTAGAGCGCCGGACCCATACCCCGGAGGCCCCTGGTTCGAGGCCAGGCATCGCTACGTCACGCCCCGTTAGCTCAGTGGACAGAGCAACGGAGTCCTATCCCGTAGGTCCAGGGTTCGAATCCCTGACGGGGCTCTCCCGATCCGCCACACGTCGGTCAACGTGTAGACGATGAACCTGAAGTTGAAGGAGTTCAGCATTCACTCCTGCCCACTTAGTCCGTGGTGTAGGAAGTACGACGATGAGCCGCCGTGGCGGTTCCACATCAACACCCCCTGGTGGCACTTTGCCTTTGCACTCCGACCGGGTGCGAGGTTCGTTCGGATCAAGGACTACTACTCCGGTAAGCCGGAGGAGGAGTGGGAGTACATCTCCGAGTGGACGATGTTCAAGCGTCGTCAGGAGCCGTGAGGGTACGACGAGAGTGGCTGGCACCCGGCCATCGTTGGGTGTGCGAGTCATGTCACCGGCAAGACGTGGTGCTTGATTGGTTCAAGAACAAGAAGGGACACCAGGTCACCTTCTGGCAGTGCATAGGTTGTTCCCGCGAAGAATCGCGGTGTCGATGCCCTCGTAGCTCAGTGGATTCAGAGCAGCGGACTTCTATCCCGTAGGTCGCAGGTTCGAATCCTGCCGGGGGCTCGGGGACTCTCTCATTCCCCCCACAGGGAGAGACCCTGGTGGACGCAGAGCGATGAGTCGCGCTTCGCGTCCCCGCTCCCTGCCCAGCGGGCGATGTTCGGGCAGGGAGCTTTGCCCCGGTAGCTCAGTGGATAGAGCACCGGCTTCCGAAGCCGTAGGTCGCAGGTTCAAATCCTGTTCGGGGCTCGCTATCGGCACCACTGTTGAGTTACACTGATTGTCCCTGGCTGGTAGGCGTCCAAGTTCGCTTGGGAAACACCAGTCAGGGCTCGTAGCGGAGTAGAGCAGTTCGGTAGCTCGCCAGCCTCATAAGCTGGAGGTCGTGGGTTCGAATCCCATCTCCGCCACCATGACAGAGGCGCAGGTCCGGCCCGGACCAACATGTAGGGCAATCTGGCCAGGCGAGTTCCTTGGCATCCCGATCCTGGACGTGCTCGATACCTACGAGCCAGACGAGAACAGCGAGAATATTGAGGACTGACTGAGTATCAGTCAGTGTGCTCCGCAAGCTGTCCATCCGGAACTACCAGAGCCTCAGGTCGGTCGACCTGGATCTCCGAGGTTTCACCGTCATCGTCGGTCCTTCCGGCTCCGGTAAGTCCTCTCTGGTACGTGCCTCCAAGATGTTGGTGGTCAACGCTCGCGGCAGTGCGTACGTCAGCCGTGGTCAGAAGCGTGCCGGAGTGGTCGGTGAGATGGTCGACGGAGCCATTGTGGCGCTGGAGCGCGGCGAGGGGCATGGCCTCTACCGGATGATCGCCAACGGCGAGGAGAAGCGGTACACCAAGCTCGGTGGTGCGACGCCGGACGAGATCGCTGAGTGCTTCCGGGTCGACCCGGATCTCACTTTCGCCGGTCAGTTCGACCAGCCGTACCTGCTCGCCGATTCCGGAGGACAGGTCGCTCGCGCGCTCGGTGAGTTGACCAACGTGACGGTGATCTTCGAGGCCGTCCGTGAGGCCAACCGACGGCGGCAGGCAACCAACGTTCAGCTACGTTCTCGTAAGGCGGATCTCCAGCGAGCCACAGACGAGCTTCAGAACTATCGCAGGCTGCCCCGGCAGTTGCAGGCCATGTCCAAGGCGGAGGAGGTCCTGGAGCGCGCCAAGAGCCTCCAGGTCGATGTTGACAAGCTCCGTCGAGCGCTTCAGACGTACGAGTTGGCTGAGCGTGTCCTGGAGAAGGCTGACGCTGCGGTGGGGAGGCCGTTGCCGATCCTTGAGCCGCTAGAAAAGCTCTTGGCACGGCGAGCCGAGTTGGCCGACAAGCTCAAGTCCATCGCGCACCTTCAGAACATGTACGCGGTGGCCGTAGCCGGAATCGAGATAGCAACCAAGCAGGAGGAGCAAGCACACCGTGAGCTACACAGCACCTTGGTCGCAGCCGGGGTATGTCCCACCTGTGGTGCCGACACGTCAGGACTGGAGTGATATGGCCAAGTACCGAGTGTTCAAGCAAGACGAGGAGCTAGAGCCTGGGTCGTTCTTCGTACTCCGGCGACAGGACGTGGTCGGAGCCCAGGCGCTCTACGGCTACGCGCACCTGCTCCAGTCGTTGGTGGAGGCCGATACGATCTTCGGCTTCATGGACCCCATCGAGCGTGACCGGCTGACCGGCATGGCAGACGACGTGTTCGAGATCGCTGGGAAGTGGTCGGCGGCGACGAAGAAGGTCCCCGACTGATGGATCGTCCTAGCTGGGACGAGTGGGCGTTGAGTCTTGCGACGGTCGTGGCGTCCCGCGCTGATTGCACCCGTGCTCAGGTTGGATCGGTGATCCTGAGCCGGAACCATCGATTGCTCAGTGTGGGTTACAACGGTCTCCCGGCTGGCATCCCTGGCTGTGCGTCGGCTGGCAACTGTCCCCGTGGTCAGTTGTCACGAGAGGAGTGTCCTCCTGGTAGCGAGCCGTTGAGTAACTGTGCAGCGGTACATGCTGAGGCCAACGCGATCTACCATGCCGATCCGGTGGAACTTCCGAAGTCCACGATCTATGTGACGCGGAAGCCGTGCGAGATGTGTCAGACCCTCATCGATGCCGCTGGAATTGGCCGGGTGGTGACTCCGTGAGAGCGCTCCTGCTGGGGGACATTCACCTGAGCGACCGCGCGCCGTCGTCGTGTACCGAGTCGTACAACGAGGACATGTTCACTCTGCTAGAGCATTCTGTGGATCTCGCGCAGGAGCACAGGGCTGACATCGTGGTCTGGGCCGGAGACGTGTTCCACCACAAGCAGCCGAGCCGGACGAGCCACAAGACGGTCCAGCGCACCATCGAGATCGCCAAGGCGTACCCGCACCTGGTGATCGTGCCTGGCAACCACGACATGCTGAACGACCGGTTGGAGTCCATCTCGCTCACGCAGCCTCTTGGCGTACTGGAGAAGGCTGGAATCGAGCTACTGAACGGATGGATGCAGGACTGGCCGGTCTACGGCATCCCGTGGCAGCAGGAGTGGTCTCAGGAGGCCCTGAGAGCCGCCCTGGAGGGTTGGAACGCCACGCCGGACCCCGAGCCCCTGGCGTACTCTCTGGTGGTCACACACGCGCCCTTGTACCCACCGGGCAAGGAGTTGCCGTACGAGTACTTCCCGACCGAGGTGTGGGCCGAGGAGCAGGGAGCCGGGTATGTGTACTACGGCCACGTTCACGACTACCACGGCACCTATCAGGTGGGAGATGTAACGTTCTGCAACCAGGGCGCACTCACCCGAGGCAGCCTGCATGAGTCGGAGTTGACCAGAGAGTTAGCCCTGACGTTGTGGGACAACGATGGCTTTGAGCGCATCGAGATCCCGCATAAGCCAGCCGATCAGGTGTTCCGGTTGCTGGAGAAGCGTGAGCTACAGGACACTCAGGCTCGATTGGACGAGTTCTTGGCGAGCATCGGTGAGGTGCGGGTGCAGGTCACCTCCATTGAGGCGGTCCTGGAACAGATCAGGGCGCTGAAGCTCGGTACTGAGCTAGAGGGATTGGCCGAGGAGCTACTACAGGGAGCACAGCATGGTGATGGGTAGTTCGATCCAGATTCCGTACGGGTTGAAGCCAGTGGTGATCTACGACTTGGACTCCACGATTGCCAACACCAAGCACCGGCACCACTTCATCGACAAGATCATGGCCGGGGAGGGCACCTGGGAGGAGTACTCCTTGATGTGCGAGCAGGACACGATCTTCCCCGGCGTACTCCGGCTGGCTCAGGTCACGTCGCAGATGTTCCAGAACTTCATCTTGACGGCTCGGATGGCAGTGGCTCGACCGCAGACCGAGACGTGGTTGCGTACGGTCCAGTTTCCGTACTCTCTGCTAAAGATGTGCGAGGACGACCACGATGACCATGTGGGCTGGAAGCGTAAGGCCGTGGCTGAGTGGCGCGCCAACGGCTTCGAGCCGATTCTTGCGGTAGAGGATTCGCCGGAGGTGATGGACGCCTTCGAGGCTGACGGAATCCGCTGCTTGGCGGTGAACCCCCGTTACCACGACGACAAGCCCGAGGGCTTCTTCTGAGTGCAGTGAGTGTCCAGACGTGGAGCCGTTGTACCTAAGCTGGTCCGCCCTTCGTCGTCACGACGAGTGTCGGATGAAGGCCAAGCTGTTCCGCGCTGGGACCAAGAGCCGGTCGGCCAACATCCGTGGCTACTTCCACGGGACGGTGTGCGACCGTGTCATGCGCGACTGGCTGGAGGACCCTCAGCCCGGTCAGATGCCCGAGATGGTGACCACCTACGTAGACAAGTGCCTTCATGAAGCAGTCGAGACAGGCGACGGTGTCGTTAGGTGGAAGTACGCGGGCGACAAGGCCGATATGACGAAGTGGTGCATCGAGTTGGTGACTCGACTGGAACCGCTCCTGAACCGATATGTACTCCCATTCGCGTACGAGCCAGCCAAACGGTTCAAGGTCCCGCTCACGATCCCGAACCTGCTTGGCGAGCCCACCACCGTGTTGCTTGTCGGAGAGATAGACCTGCTCTGCCGCGACAATCAACTGCGGTGGGGGCTCTGGGACCTGAAGGCTACAGCCGACGACAACTACTGGCGCAAGACAATTGCCCAACTCACCTTCTACGACGTGTGCATCGAGGCGATGTTCAACGATCCGCCCTACATCGCCGGTCTGATCCAGCCGATGTGCAAGCAGCCGATCTTGCCGGTCAAGATCACTGAGCTAGAGCGCGCGGAGTTGCTGGCGCGCATCGTTGGGATGGCGCACGCCATCTGGAAGGAGGACTTCGCGCTGGCCGAAAAGACGGCCATCTGTAACTACTGCGAGGTCCGGCACGCTTGTCCGAAGTTCTCACCGGTCCGCAAGGACGAACAGCTGGTAATTCATGCTTTTGACGAGTAGAAGATCGTGTGTCATCTGTCGATGAGCAGGTCGCTGACCTGAAGCAGAAGATCGCCGACGCCACGCGCGATCGTGTCCGGCGCGAGGGTGAGCGAGACGCCGCCAAGCGGGCGCTGGAGCGGTGCTTCGAGATTCTTCGGGATGACTTCGGGGTAGAGACCAAGGAGATGGCTCAGGCGGCGCTGGAGTCGTTGGAGAACGACCTGGAGGCCGAGGTCGATCAGATCAGACAGGCACTTGAGGAGGCTGGCGGATGACGGCAATCGACATGGGCACTTCTGGTTCGATGGGTGACTTCGTTCCCGACAAGGGTCTGAGTCTGAGCACCAAGAAGTTGGTGTTCGAGCAGACGTGTAACAAGTCGGCCACGGTGATCCCGAGCCGGGAGACCCTGCCGGTGCTGAAGAACTTCCTGTTCGAGGCGGTCGACGGCACGCTCAAGGTGGTCGCCACGGACCTGGAGTTGAGCGTCATCGCCTCAAGTCAGATCGTCTCCATTGAGCGAGAGGGCCGAGTCATCTTCCCTGCTAGGAAGATGCTGGACATCCTCCGTGAGGCGTCTGAGGACGACATGAGCATTGACGTGGTCGGCAAGCGCGCCACGATCAAGGTGGGCTCTACGGAGTGGACGTTGATCCTGCCGCCGCCCGAGGAGGAGTACCCCGAGCTACCCGAGGTCTCTGACGCCGAGATGCATCAGATTGAGCGCGAGCGCTTCCTGACGGCGATCAACAGCGTGTGGCACGCAGCGGCCAAGGAGCCGACCCGAGCCAACCTCATGCTGATCAATGTCGAGCACGAGAAGATGACGGCGTGCGACGGCGTCCGATTCCAGCAGGCGAGTCTGCCTGGCTTCCCGCTGGACATGCAGATCCCGATTGGAGCCGTGACCGATCTGGTCAAGCTCCTCAAGGCAGCCAATGGCGTGGAGACCATCGGCATTGGCGCGACGGAGCATCACCTGGTGTTCCGCGTCGGCGGCGACACCTTCATCGCCAACAAGCTGATGTCACAGTTCCCAGACATGGAAGCTCTGCTACTTCGCCCCGCTCTGAGCAACAAGCATGAGCTAATTCTTGACAGAGACGAGTTGACCCACGCCGTGAAGCGCGTCCGGATCAACGCCGACCAGGAGACCAGCGCCATCGCTCTGGAGTTGTCGGAGAACCTGGTCACCTTGGTGAGCAAGGACGTACTCGGCAATCGAGCCAGTCAGCCGATCAGCGCCGGGTGGAGTGGGCCGGACCGGCTGCTCTGCGTCAACCACCAGTACCTCGTGGACATGCTCAAGATGCACGAAGGAGCAAGCTGCCACTTCTGGCTGGGGGACGACGGCAAGAGCCGGAAGTCAACTGTCATGCTCAAGGATGAGACCACCGACACCACGGGCATCATCTCGCAGATGCGGTCCGACTGGATCATGGACGAGAGGTAGAGCCGATGGCTTTTTGTCAGTACGTCGGTACCAAGGGCAATGAGTACAACAAGCGGTGCGTGTCGAAGTTGAACCACGAACCGGCACCGCATGACCTGATGCCTCGGAGTTCGGCCACGGTCCGAATGATCGAGCGTCAGGAGGAGCAGGAGCGCAGGCTAGGAGACGGACCATCAACGCGAACCAAAGAGTCTGCCCCTGCGACGGAGTCCTCTGCCGAGACAACTGTGTCGGAGACGACACCGGAGACCGCTGCGGAGCCACCGGCTGCGGGCGACCCTGTGTCGGGGACTACCACGACGACCTCCGAGACGCCTGGCCGGTAGATGATCGTCAACCGGCAGGGTAAGGTTGGGAAGGATGACCGCTCACCACCCATCTCGACGCTGGCACGGGTGTCCCCTGTGCAAGTCGTATAAGAACGACGCCAATGGAGACCCTGAGCGTCGGTCGGTTGGCGAGAACGTCCAGATGGGCACGCCACGACGGTGGCAGCGTAATGACATCCCCGAGCATGAGCACGAGTACGAGGAGCGCTCGCGTAAGGGGAAGCGCAAGGACACCAAGACGTGGTGCAAGGGCAAGGTAGGACGCGAGCACGACCCGATGGTGGTGTTCCGTGGCGACGACAAGTGGCGACGGTGCCGCTGGGTCACGACGTGGGCCGGGAACCATGAGTTCTGGTGTTTCCACGAATCACGGTGTCGTACCTGCAACAAGATCCTGGATCGGTACAAGCATGGTTGGCACGGTGGTGTCGGTGATGACTGTCCGGTGAAGAAGGCGGCGACGCTGCGGGAGAAGGCTCTCAAGCAGTACGTCGAGTCCAAGGACCGGGTTATGCGTCGGCATCACAAGGTCTGACCTGCAAGACAAAACACATCGATTCGAGTATCAAGTACTCGTCGGGCCGACAGGCTCATCAAACAATCAAGGAGATTTCATGAGCACCAAGTTTCGCGCACTCATTGTTGGAGTGGGCGCGCTGATCCTGGGCTTCGGCCTGGCACTTCCCGCGAACGCGCAGGTGATCAACGGCGACAACACGTCGGAGAACCTGGTCGGCACCCCGAACGACGATCAGGCGTACGGGCACGCGGGAGCGGACACCATCACGCTCTTGGCTGGGAACGACTACGCCGAGGGCGGCGTTGGCAACGACTTCATTCTCGGGCGGCGCGACAACGACACCCTGCACGGGAACCTGGGCAAGGACACGCTCACCGGAAATGACGGCTTCGACTGTCTGGCCGGTGAGGAGGACGCTGACACGCTGCGCGGCGGACGTGACTTTGACTGCCTGTTCGGTGGGTCGAGTGGCGATGCCCTGTTCGGCGGATCTGGTGGAGACACGCTGGTTCTGGGACCGGGCGCTGACAGCGCCAACGGCGGTACGCAGGACGATGTCATCTACGTCGGCGTCGATGGCAAGGCTGACTACATCGACGGTGGAGACGGACATGACACGGTCGTGACGGTGAACGGTTCGATTGACCCGTTGGACACCTTCGTGAACGTCGAGAGCTTCGAGAACGGCGACCTGCCCAAGGGCTGCTCGACTGCTCCTCCGGCTGAGACCAACACCTTCATCAAGTAGTACGGCGCGAGGGAGGTCGTGTTTTGAGCTACAGCAAATGGGACGACGATGGCGAGGACCGTCCTCGTCGTCCCAAGCGAAAGAAGAAGGAGGACACGACCTCCCTTTGTCCTCATTGCGATACCTACTCGCGCACCATCAAGGGCAAGGCCGCAGGGTCGAGTCAGACGACCTGGATCTGTGATACGTGCCGAGGTCCGAAGGCGAGGATCAATGCCTAGGCCGGTGTTGTTCCTGATTGGGACCACGTTGTTGATCTTGGTCGCCGCGATCACGTTGATGGTGATGGGCTACGAGAACGCAGCGTGGGTCGTCGGCAACTTTGGGACGCTGGGGCTGTTCTTGGGGATGCTGGCCTACGTGGTCCTCTGGGACAGCCGGAAGAAGTGGCCGAACCTCACCGTAGGTGAGCGTGCGACGAAGGTCCTGACCTTCCAGCGATGAGTGACCTCCGGACGCTTGAGGTCCAGGTCCGGGCTCGACGCCGGGACCTGGACCGAGAGGCCGGTCTAGCTCGGGCGCTGGCGCTCCAGGGCAAGCAGTACCAGGGGGATGTCCAAGCGCTCCAGACCGAGGTCGATCAGTACGACCGGGTAGCTGGGGTCCTCAACAAGATGGGCGAGGAGCGTCAGGAGTCGGTGCAGCGCGAGATCGAGGTGCTGGTCACCCGAGGGCTTCAGACCATCTTTGGAGCCGATCTCAGCTTTCATGTGGTGTCGGAGATCAAGGCCAAGGTGTCGGCCACCGACTTCGTCGTGAGGACTACCTTCGCCGATGGCACCACGCTCGATACCCCGGTCATGGATAGCCGTGGCGGCGGGCTGGCAGCAGTTGTCGGTTTCCTGCTCCGGCTCGTCGTCATGCTCCTCTCACCGGGAGCACGTCGGTTCATGGTCCTCGATGAGACCTTCGCCGCGTTGTCGGTGGAGTACGAGGGCAGGCTGGCGGAGTTCATTCGGGAGCTAGTCGACCGGACCGAGACTCAGGTCCTCCTCGTGACTCACTCCGATGCATATTCGGACTATGCTGACAACGTCTACCGGTTCTCGCTCGACTCGCGAGGCCGGACCCAGGTCAAGGAGGGACCAGGATGACGATTGTCGGCAAGACGGTGACGCTGTTCTTGATCTTCGTGCTGATCTTCTGGTTGCTTACGCAGCCGAAGAACTTGGCCAACACGGTCGATTCGGTGATCGATCTGTTGGAGCAGATGGCGTTGGCGTTGATCCGGTTCTTCCAGGCGCTCGGCGACCGTGGTTGATCCGCTACTTGGAGTGTGTACGAGCACCGTTCCACCCAAGAGCGAGTGGCCCAGCTAGAGAAGGACGTGGAGGAGTTGGCCGATCTCATCTCGCGGCTGGTCGACTACCTCAAGGATCGTGACCCTGTGTTCGCGAAGCTGATCGTCAAGATGAACGGTAACGGCGAACAGCAGTAGTTTTTCAGTCGGACCTGGTATCAAAGGGTGTGGCTTCTCGGACCCCTGACCAGATCGCGCGGTTCCTGGCTGCCAATCAGTATAGAATGGACCTTTCGGTCCAATATCTGGGCGATGAGCCGAACGCCTATCGGAAGTCGTGGGCGTCCGCCACGCTCAGAACGTGCCTGATCGCTTCGTGGCCGTACGAGGCGGCGGCAGGCAACCAATCCATCCCCGCCGTCTACAAGGCGATCAACGACTTCAATGAGGGCTACCTGGCCGACCGATTCTACCTTCCGGCCACGCCTCGGGATCTGAAGCTGTTCGAGCGGAATGACTATCCTATCTTTGGCATCGAGTCTAAGCACCAGTTGATGGACTTCGACATTGTCGGTACGTCCATCGCCTACCCGGTGCTGATCCTCAGCTTCGCCAAGATGCTGACCATGTCCGGCTTCCCGCTCCGCTGGCGCGATCGGCAGGCCGAGCCGGAGAAGTACCCGATGGTGATGGTCGGCGGTCAGGCGTACGGCTCACCTGAGCCCCTGGCACCGATCATCGACTGTTTCTGGCTAGGCGAGGTCGAGGACGAGCCGGGTAACCCAGGCATCGGTGGGTTCTGTGACCGGATCGCTCAGATGAAAGCTGAGGGCCGGTGGGGGACCGAGCGCGAGGAGTGCTACAAGGACCTGGCGCGCGAGTTCAACCATGTGTACTTTCCCCGGTTCGTGGACTTCCACTACGAGTACCAGGACCGGAGTCATGTCGAGGTCGGTCCGAACCTGTCCAAGCAGGTGGTCTCTTACACCTCGAATCTTGACGGCATGAAGATGCCGTTCCTGCGGCGGATCGTCAAGGACCTGGACAAGATCAAGCCGCTCACCAATCCGCCCCTGCTCTACGCCAACCCAGGGATGGGAGCCGGTGACCTGGAGGTGGGCCGAGGCTGTCCGGCGTGGTGCTCGTTCTGCGCGCTCACTTTCCGTCAGAAGCCCTACCGGCAGCGCAGCGTGCCGTACATGGTGGAGTTCGCCGATGAGTTCGTGACCAACATGGGCGGCACCGGCCTCACCCCGTTCATGCCCGACTTCCCGATGCACACGCAGCGGAAGAAGCTGATCTACGAGCTACTGACCAAGGTGTCCGATGAGGTCGACTCCCCGGCCATGCGCGTGGACGACTTCATCTCGGACAGTGACTACATCCTGCTCCAGGTCCACGGAGGGATGGACGGCGTCACGCTTGGCGTCGAAGGCAACAGCCAGCGGATGAGGGACCTGGTCGGCAAGGGCTGTAGCGACGCCGACATCAAGGAAGCCGTCAGCCGTGGGATTAGAGCGGGTATCCGGAAGTTCAAGCTGTTCATGATCAGCAACCTCCCCGGTGAGGATGAGGGGGACATCTTCCGGGTCCTGAAGCTCGCCAAGGACGTGGCGGACATCCGGGACTCGATGAACCAGCCGACGGTCCGAATCCAGTTCTCTTGGACTCCTCTCATGGTGGAGGCCAACACCCCCTTCCAGTGGTTCGCGCCTCCTACGAGCCAACGGGTGCTGGGCGACGTGTGGGAGGAGTTCAGGGATCTCAAGATTGACTTCAAGCTCGGCGGTAAGAGCGAGCCGAACAAGGCCGCGTTCTTCCAGTTGTGCCAGCGGGCCAGCCGCGATGTGGGCGAGGCCATCGTGGACGCGATGGAGGAGATCAACACGGCCTGCTGGGGCGGCGTGCCGAAGTACACCTACGATCTGCTAGATAGGAAGCTGAAGGAGCATGGCTTCCTGAACGGATTCGATGACTGCTTCGATGAGCGGCTGAAGCACGACATGTTCGGCTGGGAGCACATCGACCAAGGCATCTCGCCGGAGTTGCTGTGGGTCACCTACCTCCAGATGCGTGAGTTTGCCGAGCAGACTGACAGCCACACCTACGACATGAAGTTCGGTGACGGCTACCACGGCAACGAGTGGAACGAGCGTTGTGACACCTCGTGTCAGGGCAAGACGTGTGGAGCCTGCGACGCTGATGATCTCCGGAAGCGCCGGGAGTACATCATCGATGCGCAGTCGGAGATCGATGTGGACCTGTCGGCGGTTCGACCCATCGATCAGAAGTCTCAGGCGCTCAAGATCCGAGCCAGGATCTTCAAGCCGGAGGAGTACCGGTTCATCGAAAACTCGCACTGGCGATTCAACATCCGACGTGCGGCGTTCCGAGCCCAAAAGCGTCTTGGGACTCCGTACGGGATCGCCAAGCGGTCGATCAGGTTCTCCTCCGATGACGTGGTGTTCCGCGACTGGACCTGTGGGGTGGACTACGTCGAGTGGGCCATGACCAAGCCGATGACGACGCCCCAGATCGAACAGTTCGTCAACGCCATGAACACCGAGCTAGGCCGGTGGATTGACATTGTCGAGTGGCGTCGGCACCCGGCCAACAGCGTCAACATGCGGACCGAGACAGACGCCGTGTTCTACGAGCTAGAGCTTGATGATCCGTTGCCGGTGGTGATCAACAAGATTCAGGACTGGCGGAACGCCGAGTACGTGAAGATGACCTTGAAGAAGGTTGGCGGCTACTTCAATCCGGCAGCCGAGGTGGTCAACGCCAGAGATTACGTCGAGGATCTGTGGCTGATCCAGGATGGCCACCGAGTGAAGCTGCGCATGATCGTCAAGGGCCGACCGAGCCCATTCAACATCTATGCCGCATTGATGGGTAAGTCCTCCTGGATCGAGGCAGCCAAGAAGCCAGCCGTCCGGATCGATGCCTTCGTAGAGGTCGACCGGGACCAGCAGGATTTCTTCCGCCCGTCGTGTCAGGACTGCGGCAAGCTGATCCACGTCAACATGCTGGACCAGCCGTACGACCCTGAGTTGTGTCCACGATGCAAAGACTCCAGCATCATCCCAATGCCGGTATAGGAGACTGTGATGTATGAGCTTGTTGATCTGGCTGAGGGTGAAGCTCCGTGCCCTAGTTGCGACGACGTGGCTGTGGTCGAGCAGGACGGAGCCTATCGATGGTTCGTCTGCACCTGCGGCTACGAGTTCGGCTGGGAGCAGATGGAGACGACGACTGTCGCGCTCGATAGGGAGGGAAGCTGTGCCATCGGAGTTCCGGCAGAGCTACGACGACGCGCCTCTGCGGGTATGGAATCTGCACTTCGGTCTGATCGAGAAGGACCCATCGACCTTGGACTCACGATTCCTACACGGAGGGCCAAGTGAAGAAGCCGATGTGGACGGAGAAGCACGACGACGTACGGGAAGCGATTGACAACGTCCGTGCGCTCCTCGGTGACATGCCTGTTGGCCAGGAGCGTTATCTAGCCGAGATCAAGCTGGACGAGTGTGATCTGTGGTTGGAGCGGATCACGGTTGATCCGGGTGAAGTGGACCCTATCGGTAACGCACTCAAGTTGGTCCAGAACGGAGATGCCGATGGACCAGTTGAGTCTTAGATACCGGCCCCGTCGGTTCGAGGATGTGGTGGGCCAGAAGGCCACTCGGCTCGTACTCCACCAGATGGTCAAGAAGTCTCAGGTCCCTGGCGCGCTGATGTTCTCCGGCGTACGCGGCTCGGGCAAGACGACGATGGGCCGGATCTTGGCTGCGGCCATGAACTGCGAGCAGTGGCCGGACGGACCGTGCGACGACTGTCCCTCATGCAAGGCGGTGTGGAACCTCTCCAGCTTGGACGTGCTGGAGATCGACGCGGCCAGCAACGGCTTGGTGGCCGACATCCGGCAGCTACGTGAGCAGGTCATGTACGCCGTCGGAGGCGATTGGCGGATCGTGCTCTTGGACGAGGCCCACAGCATGTCTCGCGAGGGCTTCAACGCCTTGCTCAAGACGCTGGAGGAGCCTCCTCCGCGCACCGTCTTTGTGCTCTTGACGACCGAGCCCAATCGGATCATCGAGACGGTGGTAAGCCGGTGTATGACGTTCGAGTTCCGGCGAATCCCTCCGGCAGAGATCCAGGAAAGACTCCGCTACATCTGTGAGGTCGAGGGTATCCAAGTGGATACCGCGTTGCTTGCGTTGTTGGCTGACCGCGCCGATGGTGGGCTTCGGAACGCCGTCATGGCGCTCGACCAGTGCCATCGAGCCGAGATCACCTCAGTGTCGGCGTACGCCGATCTCCTCGGAGAAGCGGACTACGCACCGGTTCTGGTGGCCGCGATGCTGGACGCCGACACTTCGAAGGTGTTCGCCGTCGAGGCTGAGGTGTTGAGCCGGATGGGTGACGTGGGGATCGTCAGCGCTCAGCTTGTGTCGCTGTTCCGGGATCTGCTCATCCTTCACGCCGGAGGTGAGTTGGCTGTCCAGGGCCAGGCGTTGGCCCACCGAGAGGCGTTGACCCGACGCATTCCGGCTGAGAAGTGTGTGGCTGCGTGCCGGATCTTGTGGGACCTGCGGACCAAGGTGCGGATGGTTGACCAGCGTTCAACCCTGGACCTGGCGTTGGTCATGGTGCAGGAATCACTCAAGGTGCAACCGAAGAAGATGACGAACGGCAACGCGACTGATCAACGTAAGCCCATGTCATTGGCTGACATGAGGGCGATGACAAGGAGATGAGAATGTTGGCTGGAACGGCCAAAGCCGTCTGGAGTCTACGAGTCGGTTCGAAGAACCGTGAGACCAAGGAGTTGCTGATGACGGCGGCTGACTCCTCAACGGCGGCGCTCAAGGCGGCGCTCGCCAACCAGCACGCGATCAAGGATCTGGCTGGGATGCTCAGCAAGCTGGCCGATTCGGTCGCTGATGACGCCACCAAGGATCAGTTGAAGCAGGCCAAGAAGGACATCGAGATGCATACGGAGCAGGCTCATGAGGAGATCGAGAGCACGTTGGACGAGATCCAGCTTCAGATTCAGGCGCTTGACACCTGATGGACCCTACGTTCTTGATGCCCGATGTCTATGACGAGGAGTACTGGACAAAGGGCACAACCAGCAACTACGTCGACTACGACGATGATCGTGGGTGGTTCGCGAGTGCTGTGCTGTTGCGCTCCATGCTGCCCAAGGGCGCACGAGTCCTAGAGGTTGGTTGCGCGTACGGATTCTTTGTGCGCAGAGCACGGGTTCAAGAGCTTGATTGCGTCGGTGTGGACATCTCGCAGTGGGCCATCGATCATGCCCCAGAGGTGGCGCGTGACTATGTGCAGCGGGCGGACGCGGCGGCTCTGCCGTACGACGACAACTCCTTCGATGCTGTGGTGTCGTGGGAGTTGCTGGAGCACGTACCGGAGGAGCATGTGGATCAGGTGCTCTCCGAGATGGAGCGGGTGGCGACACCGGAAGCCTGGCAGGTCCATCGGATCTGTCTGCCAGGATCAGACGATAACGATGTGACTCATGTGACGGTGAAGCCCAAGGAGTGGTGGTACGACACCTTGGGCGAGCGTGGCTGGCACCTGTCCACTGATTGGCAGCGCCGTTGGGACGCGGCGTTCACAGGGAGGGATTGGGCCGGTCGGTACTTCGTGGGAACGGCGACGTGACCGACATTGTCATCGTCGGCACCTCACATGGCCGACCGAATTATCTTCAGGAGACATTTCGGTCCTGGCAGAAGGCCGGATGGGACCGGCTGGACCGTACGTGGTTCATTGACCCTAACGGCAGATCCCCGATGGCCCACATCGAGGAGAAGCTGTGTCTTGAGTTCGGCGTGGTGCCGGTTCTGAATGACCGCACGTTGGGTCCGCTGGTCAACCCGTACCGAGCGTTGAGCCACGGGTTCATGCACGGCGCTGAGTTCGTGATCCTGGGGGAGGAGGATTCCACGGTGGCTGAGGATGCTGTGGAGTACTTCGAGTGGGCGGCGGTGGAGTTCAAGTTTGACAGCCGGGTCATGTTCGTGACGACGTTCAATAAGCACCGGTACGACAAGGTTGACGACCGGCTTCGTCAGGTGGAGTACCGGCAAGGCTATTTCTCGCCAACGATCTGGGGGACCTGGGTTGATCGTTGGCGTCGCCACATCGAGCCGACCTGGGATCATGACTACTCGAACCGAGGGTGGGATTGGAACTTCCACGAGAACGTTCTTCCGTCAACCGGATGTGGTTCGGTCGTACCGCTATATTCCAGGAGTGACCACATCGGCAAGTTCGGTGGCGCGCACTGCACACCGGCCATGTTCGAGACGCTGAGGGCTCCTCAGCCGATCTACGAGCAGAGTATCGATCCTTGGACCTTGACGGAGGATGACTGATGAAGGTTCTAGTAACTGGCGGCAACGGTTTCATCGGCAGTCATGTCGCGCTGGAGCTAGAGCGCCGGAATCATGAGCTAGTCGTCATGGACCGAGGCACCGATGCCAGGGCTGATGTCAGGGACCCAGAGGCTTGGGCTCGGGTTGCGCCGGTTGATGCCGTGATCCACATGGCTGGTGTGCTGGGTACGGCGGAATTGTTCGACACCCCGATGTTGGCCGTCAACACCAACATCGGCGGCACGATCAACGCGCTCCAGTACTGCCGGGAGCACGATGCTCGTCTGGTGGAGATCATCATGCCGGACTGTTGGGACAACGTGTACCAGGCGACCAAGCATTGCGCTCAGAAGCTCGCCACGGCCTGGCACCGAGCTTTCGACATCCCGACGGTGTCGGTTCGAGCCTTCAACGTTTACGGCAAGCGGCAGGCGTGGGGCCCAGGGCACCCTCAAAAGATCGTCCCGACGTTCGCTACGCACGCAGCGCTGGGCAAGCCCATCCCGATCTGGGGCTCCGGCTACCAGCATGTGGATCTCATCTCTGCTGAAGATACTGCGAAGGTTCTCGTGGCCGCGCTGGAGACACCGGGTAAGGACGAGGTCATCGACGCTGGCACTGGCCACCGGCAGACCGTGTTCGAGGTGGCCACCAATGTGTGGTCAGCGGCACAGCCGGACGAGCAGCCCATCCTCCAGTTCCATCCGATGAGATTGGGTGAAACAACCGGGATGCGTCGGGACACTGTTTCAAACTGCGAAGGTTGGGGATACCTGGCAGATGAGGACAAGCCGACGTGGGACCCGGCCCATCTAGCGGACGTGGTGAGTTGGTATGTCGAGCAGGTTGCATGACGACTTTGCTGATCTAGACCGGCTGTTCACCCTGCCGGATGAGGAGGTAGTCCCGCTCGGCGACGACCTCCGTGAGGCGTACGAGGTCATTGTCGCCCGGATGCGTAACGAGGCCCGAGGCATCCCGATGACCACGGTCCAGCAGTTGCTCATCGAGCGGATCGCCTACAACTACGTGATCATGCGGCACCATGAGCGGCTGAACGAGTTCCGGACCACCACGGCCCAGAAGGAGTTCAACAACTTCTGGTTGTCGATGACCCACGAGTTCAACACGCTGGTCAAGGTCACTGACAGCGAGTACCGCGAGCAGTTGCTTCAGCACGTCGGCAAGGTCATCACCGAGGCCCTGGTCCAGGACTTTCCTGAAGCTGCTGAACCCATCCGACAGCGGCTCAGCGAGGAGTTCGCGGTCCAGGGACTCTGAGACCCTGATCCGATAAAGCCTCCGAGAGCAATCAAAGGAGGCCGTTGTGCCTGGAAGCGACCGTACGCAGCAGTTCGAGGCGGAGCACAAGGACGGTTCCGTGATCGTCAAGCGCGACGACGGTGTCCTGGTTCTTACCTCGTACGTCGAGCCCGACGAGGAAGTTCTGGCCGACGAGAACTACTACCGCGCCTCGGGTCCCCGGAACGCGCAGGGATACATCGTGGACCGTGAGTCCTCGGACAGTGACGACGACTCGTCCAAGACGACCAAGAAGGCTGCGGCGAAGAAGTCCGCCAAGAAGTAGGGACGTGGCCCGTGCTGGAGTTCCAGGAGGACCCCGCACGCGAGGAGTACGAGGACGCCCTGCTGGCGCTGGCCTGCTCTCTCGCGAAGGACGCCGACCCCAACTCGAATTGGGTGGAGAAGGCGGGTGGTCTGCCTGACTACATTTGCCGGGTGGCCAAGCACATCAAGGAGAAGGGCGCTACCACCTCCAGTGCTATCGCCCAGGCCATCTCGACTATTAAGCGCTGGATCGCGACTGGTTCGCCTGAGACTAAGGCCAAGGCGTCGGCTGCCATCGCGCAGTGGGAGAAGATGAAGGCCAGCACCAAGCTGACCGGCCTTCCGATCCATGAGGACATGGACCTGGTCATGTTGACCAGCGGTCAGTCGTCCGGCGTTGAGGTGAACGACGACTACCTCCAGTACATCGCCAACAACGAGAACGCCGCGATGCTGTCGGCGTGGTGCTGCGGCACCGGCATCCCGTCCGGCGTACTTGAGTTGGCCAACACCTTCGAGGAGGCAGAGCACCCGCGTCACCCGGACGGTCGATTCCGGAATGCGGGAGCCGGTGCCGCACTGGACAAGGCAGCGGCGGCAGCCTCCAGAGCGTTCTCCACGGTTGGCAAGGCGCAGTACAAGGAGCGTCCCAACGGTGGGTTGACCTACATCGGCGCGTCGTTCGACAAGACGAAGAAGGCTCCGAAGGCAGATCCGAAGTCGACGCCGACGAGTACTGATAAGCCGAAGGGCGGAGGAGACGCCAAGCCGAAGGCTCCGATCCCGCCCAACACGTCGTTGGACGAGAACGGTAATCCTCTGTCGACGGAGCAGAAGGACAAGGAGATTCGTGCGCTGGACACCAACCAGCGGAATCTTTACTACGCTTCGACAAAGGCCGGGTACAACCATAACCAAGCGTTGCGGTCGGCGTACTCGATCTGGCCAAACAAGGACATCTACGGCTATAACGGCCCCGATTCTCTTGAGGGTCAGCAGGCGCTCCTTGAGGCCAACTACGAGATCGAGCGGACGCCTGGAACGTACTACCCAAGCTCGGTCCCAGGCTGGCTGAAGAAGCGGTTTCAGGGGCGTGACCGGGTAGGTCCACAGCGTTACAGCAGTGAAGGTGGTGTGCCGAGTGCTGCGGCCTATAACAAGTCGGTTGGCCTCGACACAGGTTTCTCTGCTGAAGGTAACGATCCACTGTTGGTCACACTTAGCGGCAAGGAGCCGTACGGCAGTGTGACGTACGCCGATCCCGGCTATCAGTCGGATGGCGTCAAGCGGTACCCCCTGGATTCAGAAGGCCACTGCCGTGCGGCGTGGTCCTACATCAACATGCCCAAGAACGCCTCGGCGTACTCGCCGGATCAGTTGGCCAAGATCAAGGCGAAGATCAAGAGGGCGCTGGCCAAGTACACGAAGGAGGAGCCGGTGTCAGCTTCTATGGGAGACAGCTTCCTGGAGGCGTGGGACGACCGAGTTGAGCTTCACGGCGTCGCGAGTCAGCCAGGTTATGCATTCCTGCACAGCCCGAGCCCGCAGGTCTACTCAGCCGCACAGCGTCTCTACGAGACAGGCCGTCGGCGTGGACTTGATGTCACGTCGGCGCAGGCCGTCATCGCACGGCTGGAGAATGCCGATTCATACCGTCGGCACATCGCAGCAGGCGGCAACCGCATGATGCGGACCATCGAGGGTCAGACGGTGCCGGTCGGCAAGGGCAGCCACGACGACATCAAGTCGGGTGGCGGACTCAACAAGCCGATCAGCGTCCCGGTGCTGGACCTGCTCGAAGGTGCAGACGACCTCGAAGGTGCTCAGGCCAAGGCTCGGGACCGTGCGCTCAAGGCGCTTCGGGACGGAGACGATCAGCGGGCAGCCGAGATCCTGGACGCGGCGAACCAGGACACGCCGAATAAGGCGTTCACCGACGCCATTGGGCGGCTCGGGTACGAGTCGGTGCCGGACGGCAATGAGTATGACTCCTTCGCTGAGGAGGATACGGACGAACCGAAGGAAGTGGACTCTTACGACAAGGGTCCAGGCTCTCTGCTCGACAAGCAGCCTGACAAGTTCGCTGAGCCCGCTCAGGAGGCCCCACAGGCCGCTCAGGCGAGCGCGGAGCCACAGGCGAAGGTCAAGGGACGTGTGTCCGGAGAAGGCCCCTCAAAGAGCCCTACAGCGGCTCCGAGTACTGGCGGGATGAGCCAGCCGACCGGCCTGGACATTGGAGGTGGAGCAGACAGCGCAGCAGCGGCTCCGGTTGCGGCTTCGTTCCTGCGACAGTTCTCTGACAATGAGGTTGAGCTTGCGGTCCGCCGCGTTCGCGATGTCGCCTACTGGCACGCACCGAAGGGAACGCCCATTCGTGCGGCTCAGGCGGCAGGCGGTGGTGCTGGCCCAAAAGCCTCAGCGGCGGAGTAGGTAGCGCGCTCTCGCCGGTTACTAGTGCTCTCCGTGGTCACGATGACTACGGCGCTCGGATCAAGGCCGTAGAGGGTCAGATCCCTCGTCCGGGCCACCAGTACACCTCTCAGGACCTTGCGGCCATCCGCGCTCAGCGGAAGCCGTATGGCGATTTCGAGAGTGGGGCGCTTGGTGGCGGACCTACGGCTAACGCTGACCGGATCATGAGCCGCACCGAGGAGGGGATGATGGCGGCGGAGGCTGGCTGGAATCCGGCTCAGCAGAAGGATCTTGACCGGCGTGCAGGTCTGCTCCGAAAGATGGGTGACTACGAAGGAGCCGACCAGTTGCTCCAGGACGCTGGCGAGTTTGACCGGACCATCGCGCCGTTCGCACCTCCGGAGAACTACAAGTCGGCAGTGCCACAGGAGGAGATCAACCGGCTGCGGTTCGGTAACCAAGGCAAGAAGGAGGAGATGACTCCGGCTCAGCAGAAGGATCTTGACCGGCGTGTAGGTCTGCTCCGCAAGATGGGTGACAACGCCGGAGCCGATCAGTTGCTCCAAGACGCTGGCCAGTTCAACAAGACGAAGAAGTCCACCAAGAAGCTGATGAAAGCGGCTCAGGCGTATCAGGCAGCCGACAACCCGGAGGACCGTAACCAAGCTCTGGAGAAGTTCCAGAAGGCTTGGGACAATTCACCGACCAAGTTGAAAGAGGGGGCGAGTTTCTTCACTGGTCGGGATATGACGCAGCCCCAGAACTTCCGTGATCTAGGGAGTAACTTCCGGACGTTGGTTGGTGCTCGGCAGTCTCGTCCGGTCGGAGGCGTGAAGCCTGAGCGTGGAGGCATCAAGCAGCCTGCGCTTCAAGCGCCGTCTATGCAGATTGATCAGAAGGCCGGTGATCGTGTTGAGCAGATCAACCGGGAGGCTCGGCAGCTTCAGAGTGGAGACAACAACTTCCGCACCCTTGTTGGTGCTCGGCCTGCGCGTGTCGGAGGCGTGAAGCCTCAGCGTGGTGGTGTGAAGCCTCAGCGTGGTGGTGTGACGCGCGCGGTGACGCCGTCGGTTGTTGAGCCTGGAGCCGAAGCGAAGCCAGGTAAGCCGAAGCAGGGATTCGATCCTTCGACCGGTGTGACGACGTACCCGAATGGTGAGAAGTTCGACATCAACGGGATGCATGTTGTGTCGCCTGGAGTGGCCGAGGATGAGGGTGGCGCGAAGTACAAGATCACCCCTGAGCAGGAGAAGTTCCTTCGAGGAGCCAGCAGTAACGACCGGACTCAGAGCACCGGCAAGTTGACGTACCCGAAGTTCAACACCTCGCCTGGTGCGACGACGACTCAAGCCCAGGTGTCGGAGTCCAACGTCATTGAAAGTGCGCGGAAGGCGCTTCGAGCACGTCGTGACCGGAAGTACGACGAGAAGAAGGCCAGCGGCGAGATCGTGTCGGAGCCCAAGATTTCGAGTGGTTTGGAGAGGGCTTCGAAGGGCTTCACACCGTCGCAACTGGCTGTGTCGCCGGACAAGATCGCACCACGGGGCTCAGCAGAGCGTAAGCGCCAGGTGGCAGCCGACAACGCGGAGTACCAGCGTTCGGCGAATGATGCACGTCTCGACCGTTCTGTGGCTCAGACGCCGGTCGGTAAGGCCATCTCAAATGACCAGCGTCGTCGTCAGGGCGGCGGAGATGCTTCGCGGAGTCGTGCGCCTCAGCACCGAGCAGTCACCCGGCAGGAGCAAGAGGCCAAGTTCCATCAGCAGTACTTGGACTACGACCGAACGAAGAAGCCAGGCGGAGCGAAGAACGCCAAGGCACAGCCGTTCGACCGTACGCAGCGCGGTGGCGACCTGACTGATCGTCTGGCTCGTGACCGTGGTCGGAAGGACCTTCAGGGCGCGCAGGGCCGTCGACAGACGAATCAGGCGCTTGGTGAAGGCGCACGTCGTCGTGCGGCGAACCCGGCAGCGTATAAGGCTCGGCCAGGACAGCCGAACCCTCCGCGTAAGACAGGTCAGCCGTTTGCTGATTATCTGGGTGCGTACGCCCAGGAGGAGAAGCGCGCGCGCGGTCAGATTCAGTCGAATCGTGAGAAGCGTTCGTCGTCTCGACAGTCTCAGACCCGTGGTTCCGTCGCGAAGAACCCGCAGGGCTACGGCAAGATTCTAGATAAGCCGAATGTGCCTCCGGAGACTCCGGCTCAGCGGTTGGAACGTCGCTTGCGTGAGCGCCAGGCTCCACGGCCCAACGATGTTTCGGTAGAGACTCGTAGCGGTAAGAGGATGAAGGCAGAACGAGGCTCCATCGGCGAGGCGATGTTGAAGTACCGGGGGCCTGAAGGCCGACCAGGTCCAGCGCCTAAGACAGGTGCCGGACGACCAACATCACGGATGGAATCGCAGACCCGAGGCTCGGTTGATAAGCCGAAGTACGGCCCTGTCGTTCTTGGGCCGCGTCGTGGTCAAGCTGCGGCCAATGAGGCAGCGGCCCGTGGCGTACGCCAGGAGAACTTCACCACGGCTCGCGATGCCAAGACGGGCAAGAAGATCGACCTGCCAGTGGGTCGCACCTTCGCAGCGCAGGACAAGGGCGAGCCGCGTGCGTCACAGTTCCGGCAGGACCCCAACTACAGTCGAGGGCAGTTTAAGAAGCCTGACCAGAATCCTTGGGCTCGGACCACACCGATGCAGGCAGCGTCGAAGCCTGGTACGCCGCAGAATGAGAGTCCTCGGTTCAAGCAGTTGGTCCAGCGCTCGAAGGACCTCGCGGCACACCCAGACTCGCCGGAGGCGAAGGCCGAGAAGAAGAAGGTCGACCGCGAGATTGCGCATAGCCCAGAGGTTCGAGGCGGCGGCAACCTGGCCGACAAGACGGCCAAGAAGCCGAGTTCATTGACCGACACCGGTACCTCGCTTGGTCAACAGGATGCGACGAAGGGTCGTCGTCTGAGTGGTCAAGGCACCGGGGCAGGTCGCGCTGCGGCTGCCAAGCGGAATGCTGCGGTGGACGCTGAGATCGCTCGGCGTCGTGGCGGAGAGCCAGCGGTGGCTCCGGAGAAGAAGCCGAGTTTGGCGAGAAGGCTCGCGGCGGATGCTACGAAGCCAGGCGGTAGCGCCCAGGCGTACAACGATCTCACTGCTGGAAAGATTGTGGGTGAAGCAACCCCAACTGAGATTCAGCGGTCGCGCACCCGTACGGGTATTCGGTCTCAGGGACTCGCTGGGTTGATGCAGCGGGGTATGGAAGCTACCGACCGGGAGCGTGCGGCTCGGAAGTCGCAGTACAGCGCCAACCTGGAGAAGCCTGACGTGGACCGTGGGCCGCTGGAGAAGCCTCCAACCGTGCTGATCCAGCCTCAGACGTTGGAGAAGCCGACCGGTAAGGAGATCGGCGATACGAGGCCAGCACGTCAGTTGCAGGCCGCGTTGCAACAGAGCGCTACGGATTTGGGACGCGCTGAGCGTGCGACAGCGGATGTGCAACGTGCCGAGAATCCAGTCGACCAGAAGGCGCTCCAAGACAAGGCCGCAGAGCTTCAGCGTCAACATCCCGGCCTGACCCCAGCAGGGGCGAAGGACATGGCGACGATCAATGAGGAGGGATTCCAGGTCGGCGCAGTTAATGGGACGTTCAATGCCTTCATCAACCTCCCTGGCCAGCCAGAGGCGATGCCTGACGAGATGGGCTTCTTGGGGAACCCGAGCGATCCGTTCTACGGTGCAGGTGATCTGGAGTCGCCGGAGGCCGCGCAGGGCTTTGGTGAGGCGATTAACCGACTGCGGGACTTGGGCTATGAACCACGCGGTACCGATGTGAACGACTACGACAACCGGGTTGGTCCGTTCAAGGGCATTCCTAAGACAGCAGTGGGTCGAGAGCTTCAGTACATCCGTAGCCGGTTCGCCAGTCGGAACAAGGCACAACAGGCGCGGTTGCAGCAGGGTGACCCGACTCAGTCGAAGGAAGGCCAGGATGCTCTGGCGCTGGAGCGGAAGCGGGACAAGATCACTCGCAACTTGAGCGAGAAGGAGAAGCGTGATCTCCTCTCGAAGCGGATCAGGCGTCAGCAGGCTCGTTTGCTCGCAGCAGGATGATTGCTGAAGTTCTTTGATCCGATGAAGTCACTGTGAGCGGACTTGCAGGCTACCTCTCGTCTCCCCTGGACGAGGCGAGCCTTCCGCTAGAATCTATCTTTGCTGAAGAACCTGTACCGCTCACCACGTTCGTGCAGGACCGGAAGTTCCTGGGCAACCCCCCGCTGAGTCCGATCCAGTACCAGGCAGTCCGGCACATCGAGCAGATCTATTTCCCAGAGACGTACAAGCTGATGGCTCAGCAGTTCGGGGAGTATTGGGAGCCGGTCAGGCCGATCAATTTCGCCACGCTCCAGTGGGGCAAGGGTTCTGGCAAGGACCACATCTGCCGTGTCTCCAGCTTGCGGATCGCCTACCTCTTGATCTGCCTGAAGTCACCGCAGGAGTACTTCGGCATTGCGCCGCAAGACACGATCCACATGCTCAACGTTGCGTCCAGCCGACTCCAGGCAAACAACGCATTCTTCACTCCGTTGGTCAAGGCCGTGCAGCGTGGCTGGTTCGCCGATCACGCTCACGACAAGCAGGACGTGATCATCTGGAGCAAGAACATCGAGTCCATCTCCGGTCACGCTGACGCCGAGTCTCAGGAGGGCATGAACCTCATCTTGGGGATCGCCGACGAGATCGACGCCTTCCGCTCCAAAGAGGAGTTGTTGAGCTACCGAGCCAAGCAGGCGCGTGAGCCTACTCGTTCTGCTGAAGCCATCCTCAAGATGCTGCGTACGTCGGCCAGCACCCGGTTCCCTCAGACGTTCAAGATCGTCCAGATCTCCTATCCGAGGTACCTGGGCTCCACGATCCAGCAGTTGACCAGGCGGGCCAAGCAGGACTTCAAGGAGAAGGGGCCGCGTTCGCGCTACTACGTGGACGGCCCTCGGGCTACTTGGGACGTACGGCCCGGTCTCACGAAGGAGAACTTTGCCGAGGACTACGTCGAGGACGAGATCATGGCGCGCTCGATGTATGAGTGCAAGCCAGCCCGAGCCGTTGATGCGTACTTCCGGAACCTTGATGCACTCCACGCCTGCGTACGGGACGAGGAGTCCCCGATCAAGGTGGACTACAAGCTGGAGAAGGAGCGCGGCTCCAAGGTGTGGGTGCCGCGCTATCACTTCGACCCAGGCTTCTACCCGATCAAGGGTGCGAGCTATGTGATCCATGCGGACATGGCGGTCAAGAACGACCGAGCCGGAGTGGCGATGTCCCATGTCGTGCGGTGGGACACCCAAGAGTTCACCAGTCACGACGAGGAGGGCGGCGAGGAGCGCTGGCACGATCAGCGTCCGTTCGTGAAGTGCGACTTCATCTTCAGCTTCCAGGCTGATCTGAACGACAAGCCGCCACGAGAGATCCAGATTCGGTGGGTCCGGCAGTTGGTGTTCGAGCTACTGCGGCAGGGCTTCCCCATCGCACGGGTGACGTTCGATCAGTTCGAGTCGCGTGACTCCATGCAGATCATCGAGTCCAAGGGAGTCGAGACTGAGCGTGTCTCACTGGACCGTGACGAGACGGCATGGCGGACTCTGCGTGACTTGATGTATGAGGTGCGCTTGTCGATGCCGATGAGCAAGATCCTGATTGAGGACGAGCTTCCGTCATTGCAGAAGTTGTCCAACGGCAAGATCGACCACCCGCCGATGGGGTCCAAGGACGAGGCCGACGCGCTCGCCGGGTCAGTTATGGGCGCTATCGAGATCGGTGGTGCTGAGGACCCCGATGGGCAGCGGGCGTACTTCGGCAGTGACCGGTTCGGTGGGGCACTCGGACCGGGCGGCAAGTTGTTCAACCAGCCTCGGTCGCATCGGTATGACGAGCCAGTCGTCAGCGACACCGTCGGCTACTCGGTGAGTTGGTGGGGTGACGGATGACGACTGACATCGTGACGCTGGCCAACGACGATGATCCACAGGCCGTCGTACCGCGTCCGAAGGAGGACAGCCAGGAGTTCGGTATCGCGCTGCGGTTGCCGTTCTCCACGCCGTACGTCCCGCCCCGAGGCGTTAAGAAGCGGTCCAAGGACGACCTCTATGAGGTGTTCAATGAGAAGGCGGAGGATGAGCCAAACATCCTCCAGCTTCAGGCCATGCGGCGTACGGATGGTCAGGCCCGTGCGTTGTACCGACTGATCACCCTTCCGATTCGGTCGGCACTGCGTACGGCCAAGTTCGTTCCTGCGAAGGATGGCGAGCTTGAGGCTGAGTTCGCTGAATTGATGCTGACCTTGCCGTACTCGGGCGGCGGGATGCAGACGCCCATGCGGACCGTCATCGCTCAGATGCTCATGGCGGTGTTCGATGGGTACTCCGCGTTTGAACAGGTGTTGTGGCGTCCGAAGAAGGGGCCGTTGGAAGGCATGTGGACGCTGCGCAAGATCGCGCACCGGCCAGCCGAGACGGTCACCTTCATCACCGACGACCACGGTGAGTTTGAGGGCATCCGGCAGCGGACGGTGATCCACGGCAAGGAGATCGATGAGTTCATCGATGCTCGGTCGTGCATCTACTTCGCCGTGCAGGAGGAGGAGCGCCCGTTCTACGGCGTGAGTTACTTCCAGGCGGCGTTCAGTCACTTCGACAAGAAGGTGAAGCTCTACTACATCTCGCACCTGGCAGCCCAGCACCGAGCCGTCGGTGCTCGGATCGGTACGGCACCGGCCAGTGCGTCCAAGGCAGAGCGGGACACCTTCCTGAAGCACATGGAGGACTTTGGCTTCGCTCAGGCGATTCTGCTCCCCAAAGACTTCGAGATTGAGCACCAGTACCCGACGGCCAACGCGAGCTTCCTGGACCTGATCAACCACCACAACAGCCAGATGTCCAAGAGCGTGCTCGCCGCGTTCTTCGATGACAGCCAGGGTGGTGGGGCCGACAGCGCGCTGGTCGACTTCGGCAAGCAGGACGACTCGATGTTCGTGATGATGCTCCAGGCGTTGATGGACGACCTGGCTGGTCTCATCAACGACAAGCTGATCCCCAAGTTCATCGACTGGAACTTCGGCTCAGAGAAGTACCCCGAGTTCAAGTTTGGCACCTTCACCAATGAGCAGAAGGAGATCATTCACTCCACGTTCGAGAAGCTGGCCGTGGCTGGTCAGACCCTCACCGTGACTCACGAGTTCATGCGCGAGCTTGAGAAGTACATGGCCGAGGAGCTTGGGCTGGACAACATCGACTACGAGGACATTGACGCCAGAGAGCGGGCCGACAAGGAGAAGGCTGATCTCCAGGCTCAGGAGATGGGTCAGTTCTACGGTGGCAGCGGAGGCTTCCCACCCAAGCCCAAGGCTCCAGATGGTCCTGACGGCCCACAGCCGTCCAAGCCGATTGGTCAGGGTCCAAGTGGTAGCAACAGTGGCGGCGTACGGCCACCTGGCAGCGAGCCGGATACGTCAGTGCCATTCGCGGCCACCTACACCACGGGCGGCAACACGGTCGAGTTGACCTGGGACCCGACGCTCCACCCGCGCGATCCCATCGGGCAGTTCGCTCCAGCCGATGGATCGAACAAGGAGCCGGTCAAGGAGTCGAGCACCCACATCAAGAAGCCGTTGGAGCCTGAGCACCAGGCGAGCGCAGAGCCTAAGGGTGGATTTGCAGAGCCACGTCCTCGCGATACGGCGTCAAGCGATTCCAGTAGTAGTACGTCGTACGATCACACGACTGAGGACAAGCCACCGAAGATGCCACCGGAGCTTGAGGGCCGGTCGCTGGAGTCGCTGAAGAATGAGCGCCGTCGGTTGGGTCGGGAGATCTTGCAGAGCAGCGGCAACCTCAAGCGCGTGTTGATGCTGGCGCAGCAGGTGGTCAAGATCAACGACGGCATCGAGGCGCTGGAGTACCAGCGCGAACAGCACCGGGACCGTATCCATCAGCTACTTCAGGCCAGTTCTGCGAGCAAGGCCGCGCTCACTCAGGAGGCGGATGAGGTGTACTCGACCGAGGGCAAGACGGATGTGGTCGAGCTTGCCACCATGTGGCAGGAGCGACTGCACCCACGAGACAATGACGGCAAGTTCGCCGAGAAGCCTGGTACCGGTGTTGCCCGAGCCTTCAAGGCGTTGGACACCAGTGCCGAGGTCTACGCCAAGCCGGGAGGCCGTGGGACAGCGCACTACAAGCTGTTCAAGGATGGCAGCGCGCAGTACGTCAACGCGAGGATGGAGTCCACCGATCTAAAGCGTGATGTGGCGCTGAGGCGGATCGCGAAGCAGGGGTTCGAGAAGCAGGCAGGCGACTTCAAGCCAGCGAGGCCACGCCGCCCAAAAGCTGACGCCCCCGCTAGGGGGCTCTCCGACAAGATCAAGAAGCCCCCGGACACGCCTCAGCAGAAGGCGATCCTCCGCAAGAGCAAGACGGCTCAGAAGGTTCGGCGTGAGTGGCCGGTCGGCACACGAGTGACGGCGAATACGAAGGAGCCCACCGGACGCGAAGGCACCGTTACTCGCCACGTACCAGGGACCAACGCTCAGGGCGGTCACCTGAACGTCAAGTGGGACAACGGTACGGAGGGTCGGCACTCGCCGGTCAGCTTGAAGAAGGTCACCAGTGAGGACCGAGTCCTCATCGGGCGCGAGTGGGACCGGAAGTCCGCTCGGGAGTGGACTGAGTCGAAGCCTCTGAGTCCAGAGCAGTTGAAGGTGGTGGAGGACTACACCGGGGGAGAGGGCTACAAGGGAACCAACCGTGGTCTGCGTGGTCGCGCCAAGATGACGCCGAAGATCGAGTCTGAGGTTGCTGGCTTGGATTCGATCATGGAGCCGCTGCCGCAGGACATCGTCGTACGGCACTTCACGCATCGCCGGGAGTTCCCCAAGAACGTGCAGCCTGGAGATCAGTGGAGTGACCCCGGCTTCCTGTCGACCACGATCTCGGGCAGCACGGCAGATCGGAAGCACATCAGCAACTCGCTCGCTGGGATCAAGACTGAGGACATCCTGAAGGGTAAAGAGGACCAGGCTGTTGAGGTCGTCTTGCATGTGCCCGCTGGAGTCAAGGGCCGGTACCTGGAGCCGTGGGCACCGAAGAAGTTCGGCTACGAGAAGGAGCTTCTGCTAGATCGAGGTCTCAAGTGGCAGGTGGAGCGTGCCGAGCGGATGAACGGCAACGGCGAGTTGTCGAAGGTGACGTTGCTGGGGTACCCCGCTGATCAACAGCCTCAGCGTTCACTTGATTCGCTTAACCCAAGCCGTCATGGCGTATTTGAGGACTACACGACTGGCCGAGCTTTTCGTGCATCTGCTCCCTTGGCGAGCAACATGACCACTCTTGCAGAGACTAGGGGAAAGGACCCGGACGAGACGCTTACGGTCTATCGTGGCGTTCCCAAGTCGGCTCCTGACGGTCTCCAGCCAGGCGACTACGTTACGACGATGCGTCAGCTTGCGTCCGACTACGCGGGTGACGGTCGTGTGATAGCAGCGAAGGTTCGTTATGGCGACATCTTGGACGACCGCGAGGACCCCGGCAATGAGTCCGAGTTCATCTACCGTCCTCAGCCGAATCGGTATTGGGTCAAGCCGGTGTCGGCGGACAAGGTCATTAAGCGTTCTGACTTCAGCAACCCGGACACACCTCGTACCCGAGCCGTATCACCTGAGGAGTTCGCTCTGCTCTCCGATGAGGGGCGAGCCAAGCTGGAGTCGTTCCGGCAGGACTCAGCACCACCGGAGGGTCTGGACAAGAACTTTGATGCACTGACCGATCAGGCGTTCAAGGACACCCGTGAGCCGTGGGGCGGTATGACCATCGATGCCCGGTCGGGTAAGCCGGTGGACCCTGGCAAGGAGGCGTACGCGCTCTCGGTGAAGAACGGGGTAGCCTCGGTCACGATCCCTGCGGACTCGGACGAGGCCACCTTCAAGAAGGCGATGAAGGAGGCGCGGGAGCGCTTCGACAACGACCTGCGATACAAGCAGATCTCGCTGGGCATCTTCCATGACGACGACACAGGTCAGATCGAGTTCGATCCAGTGCTTGTGGTAGACAACCTGCACGACGTAGACACCATTGGGTCGTACACCCACGCTGTTGGAGGAGCGTATGGCTTCCATGACGGCAACGGCTACTGGCCACCGTACGTAGAGGAGAAGCCAGGTGAGCAATTCCAAGAAGCCAGGGCAGCGGAAAAAGTCCAAGGACTTCAAGGGTCCGGGGCAGTGGCTCCGCCGAGCCAAGAAGGCTCAGGGCAACGAGCCGGGTCAGGAGGCAGAGACCTCGGAGCCGTCCTCCGAGGAGCCCGAGACAAGCGAGCCCAAAAACGAGTAGAGGCGTACCACCCGAAGGTCAAGGGGTTCGGAGACAACGCAGCCGTCGAAGATGCGATGCACAAGACGGCGGTGGTGCTTGGCGACACTGACCTGATCGACCACCTGACGATCAAGGGTGCTCCTGCGAAGGAGTTGGTGAAGGAGGGTGGCGAAGGCGCGGTTGCCAACCATCATCAGTCGTCTCGTGCTGGCGAGAACGACGTGATCACGTTCTCGAACGAGTTGTTCCCAGCGAAGGATGCGCCGAACCTTGGGATGGGCTCCAAGGACAGCAGCATGGTCGATGACGTTGTCTACTCCGCCAGTGTGGGCTTCAACGAGAAGGCCGAGAAGAACCTGACGCAGCCTCAGTTGACCGTGGCTCACGAGATGGGCCACGAGATCACGCTGGACGTTGAGACCGAGGCGCTACGAGATAATCCACGGCTGTTCCAGGACGAGGTCATGGTGCCGTTGTCCAAGGCGCTGGGGGTTGACCCACCCGATGTGCCGGAGGACGGCGCTGGGCTACGTGGAGCCATCGAGGAGTGGCGCGAGAAGAACGCTGCGGTGATTGCCAAGAAGGTGTCGACGTACGGCTCCTCGATGGTGCCGGAGATGTACGCCGAGTTGTGGGCCAAGTACGTCGATGACCCCGACGCGCCAGGTCCGGCCAAGGCATTCGGCGACGGGATTAAGCGGGTCCACGCTCAGGCCAAGCACGCCGACATGCAGACGGCTCAGAATCGGTTCGATATGCACGTTGGTGACTGGCCAGCACCGATGTCGAACGACCGGAGTAAGAAGGCGTTGGAGGAGCGGACGGCGATGGCCATGTTCTGGGCCAACTCCAGCGAGTACAACAACAACGTGACTGATCCGTCGTTCCCCAAGCCGCTGGACCGAGAGTGGACGCAGAAGGAGATCGATGACGCCCACGCCAACAATCCAGGCTTGGACGATGTGCTCAACATTGACAACGTGACCTTCCGGAATCGAATCCAACAACCCCTCACCGTGTGGTGGGGCCAGCCAGCCGGAACTGTTGATCTCCGACCGGGGACCAACATCGTGGACGCAGGCTACGAGGCCGTCACCACAGATCCGTCGAAGCTGCCTGAGGGGTACGACAAGTTCAAGCTCTTGCTCGCACCGGGTACGCCGTACCTGCCAGACGATCCGAATGTGGGCAGTACTCCGATTCATGGACTCGGTCGGGACACCAACTGGATCGTAGTTGGCAAGGAGAAGGACGGCACCACCTTGGTGGAGGTCAGCGCACCTCGTGAATGGGAGCACGTCGATGCGGGGACGGTGGACTTCGGACCTGATTCGGACCCGACCGACGGAGGTCGTTTGACTCCGGATGCCAAGACGGGTGCTGAGGCAGGCTACGAGAACACGTCAGGCGATGGCGGCGATACAACCGGAGGCGACCCGTTCGCCGACCAGCCTGACCAGCCGTTGGGCGGAGCAGGCTTCGGTCAGATGGACGATGCGGAGTACGAGCGGATCAAGGCCAAGTTCGCTCGCCGTAACAAGGCGGCACAGGAACGACTGCGGAAGGGCAAGAAGAATGGCTGACGCGGTCTACAAGTGGGCGCGAGGTCTCCCCGAGGAGACGGTCAAGCAACTCAAGGAAGCTGGGCTGTACCGGCCCGAGGGTCCTGGCATCTCTGAGGTGGAGCCGGGAGTATGGAGTCACCCGAGATACTTCCTGAAGAAGCCGAAGGACGACGATGGCACCCATCGCGAGTCTGGCGACGACGCTCGCTCTGCTTGACCACAGGCGAGACGATCTCCAGGCGTACTCAGGGCAACTGCGCTCGGACATCCGAGACGATGTGCTGGGTGCGGTCGGCGCGTACTCGGATCACATCGCGGCGATCATCCGCGCCAACCCAGACCGGGACATCAACGAGATCCTGACTCGCGCTGATCTTCAGCGCACGCTCACCACATCGATGGATGGACTGCGGAGGCAGGCCGTGGGCCGGATCAGGTCGTCATGGTTCTACGGTTCGGACTTGGCCACCGATCATGTCAATGAGGAGATCGACCGGTTGACAGGTGGCTTTCGACTCAGGCGTAGTCGAGCCGACGACTCCTACCTGGAGGGCTTGGTCGACGATGTCAACACCAACATCGATTCGCTCACCAACGCTCTGCTACAACGAGCCGAGCAGATCTACGAGGAGCAGGGTGGGTACCTCCAGCACGAGTTGGAGTCCAAGAACGTCCGCAAGGCCAAGGCCAGCCGGATTGCTTCGCTCCTCAAGGACTCGCTCACGCTATCGGCGCAGCGTGCCGGTATCCGGGTGGCGTACGGATCTCAGGTAGCCGCTGCCCGAGGCTTCACCAACCAGCAGATCGCGGCGTACGCCAGGATGGCCGCTCAGGACCCCAGCACCAGGAAGGTGTGGGTGGCCAACTTCTTGAACAACAACCCGTGCGACATGTGCTGGGCGCTCCACGGTGTATCTCTGCCTATCGGCCAGTCGTTCGATCCGTACGCCACCTTCGGTCGGCGCGTGGTTCGCACCTATCGTGACCTGATCGGTCCGCCACGGCATCCCAACTGCCAGTGTCGGTTGGTGGTGACCCGTGAGGGGATGGACTTCAGCACGGCATCGCCAGACACCATGCAACAGTTCGCTCAGGAGAAATTGAGGGACGAAATCGGCATTCACGCCGCTCGGGACGCGCTGGAGCATGTAGCGATCCTGTTCATCTGATCCGATAAGCCATACGTGGCTGATGAACTTGCTGTCGTCCCTAGCGACGATGCCGATTGGGTCGAGCTAGCGCGCTCGTCGTCCGGTCGTCTGTTCAGGAAGCACATCCTGACCAAGGGCGATCTGATTCATCCCAAGACTGGATCGATCATCCCCATCGATGATCAGTACCTCGACACGATGGTGGACAACTTCGAGAAGGGTGTCTGCCCTATCGTCCAGGTCCCTCTGGCCGGACCACGCAATGAGCACACCGAGGACCCTGAGCGGAACCTTGGTGAGGTCGTCGGCCTGGAGAAGGAGGGGGACAAGTTCTTCGCCGTCATCGACGTGCGGGACTCTGACAAGGCGGACAAGGTCGGTAAGACGATCCTCGGTGCGTCGGCGATGTTCTCTCAGAACTACCTCGACACCAAGACGGGCCAGCATGTCGGTCCCACGCTCTTGCATGTCTGCGCGACCAATAGACCGTACGTCCGTGACCTAGAGGACTACGAGGAGCTAGTCGCAGCCTCATCCGATAACAACAGCGATGTGGTCGTGCTGTCCACTGCGGAAGGAACGGACGAGATGCCGGAAATGACTCGCGACGAGATGATCGCCGCACTGCGCGACGATCATGGCATCGACGTGGTGGCAATGCACGAGGAGCTTGAAGCCTCGCGGCCAGCAGTCGCCCTCACTCAGCAGCTTGCCAACGCGCTGGTCGACGGAGACATCGTCCAGCTTTCGGCGGGCCAGGAGATGACGATTGACGACGTTCGAGGCGGCGTGCTCGCGCTCGCCGAGGAGAACAGCCGTCTTGGCCAGTCGGTGGTCAACGCCGCTGACCAGATCACCGAGTTGACCAACGAGTTGGACGAGGTCACGCAGAAGCAGGCCGACACGCTCATCGACTCGCTGATCGAGCAGGGCCGGATTGCACCTGCGAAGAAGGACGACTACCTCAAGCTGTGCATGACCGACTTCGACATGTTCGAGGCGATGGTGCCGGACGAGCCCATCGTCAAGCTCTCCAAGGAGTCCGGCACGTCGGAGACCGACGATGTCCACGACACCAACGAGAAGGCCATCACCAGCGAGATCGACCGCTACGTGAAGGCGGACTTCGCGAAGCCGTACGTGCGGACGCAGTAACCAACAACCCGTCGAGAGGGAATAGAGGACACCGATGGCGGACGAGTACGCGGGCGATGTGATGCCCGCACCGGGGTTTACCTCCCCGACGGCTGAGTTCACCGACGACGAGCTTCTGTACTCGACGGCTGGGTTCACCCAGAAGGGTGTGACTCTCGCTGGCGGACAGGGCGTGGTCGGCCTTGGGACCTTCTTGGGTCGTAAGACTTCGGACAAGCTCTGGTACAAGTACAACAACGGAGCCAGCGATGGCACCGAGGTGGTACGTGGCATCCTCCGGCAGTCGGTCGACACTGGTACTGGTGGTGCCCCACCGACCGGGTCCAACCGGAACATGCAGGGCAACCTGGTGATCCAGGGCATCGTGAAGCGGTCCAAGATCGTCTCGGGTTCAGGCTCCAACGCCTGGGTCGATGCGCTCACCGACCTCAACGCCCGCGTGGACACCGTGTTGGACACCTTCACCTTCTAGTCCTCATGCAGGATTGCTCAACGGCTGGGTGTAACAACCCAGCCGTTGGTCATGGAAAGAACTGGCGTAAGTGCCGTAGCTGCTTGAACGAGTACCAGCGGAATTGGCAACGTCAGAACAAGGCGCGTCGGACCATCGTCCGGTTTAAGATCACCGAGGGCGAGTACGTCGAACAGCTAGAGGATCAGTACGGCAGGTGTGCCAACCCATCCTGCCTCACCCACTGGCGAGACACGGCCTTCAAGCGCCTGGTGTGGGACAACGAACGACGGAAATTGCTCTGTGTCCCCTGTAACAAAGCGCGTGGTCTCCTCCAAGATGATCCACTTCGGCTACGTGGGCTGGCCGATTACGTGGAGGGGACTCAGACTGCCAATCCGATGAGCCTAAGCAAGGTTCTCGGCGAACCGATAAGCATTGATAGACCAGCCGGTTGACTCCACCGTGAGTGGCGCAGGTCGGTCCCGAGGTTGGGGCGCTGATTTTGGACAGAGGCACCCGTAGCGAAGGAGTCGGCAAGTGCCTGAGATCAGTCTTTTGAACCCGACCGTGCTGCGGGGCGTCGTTGAGAAGTTCACGGCCCCAGAGTCGCTGGTGATGCTCAACCGCGTCGACAAGACTCCGTGGCCGTACCCGAGCGCCACTTGGGACGTGATCCGTGGTTCGCGCATGATGGCGAAGCCGAACGTCCCCAACTCCGAGGCCCACATCGTGCCTCGTCTGGGTCGGAGCCAGGAGTCGGCGAGCTTCGTCTACCTTCGTGAGAAGAAGGTGTTCGAGCCCACCACGCTCTACTGGATTCGTACGCCAGGGCAGCTTGCGGCGCGCAACGCCGAAGCTGCGGTCATGCGAGAGATCGGTGACCTCAACCAGCGCTTCGACAACTTCGCCGAGTTCTGCATCTGGCGGATGTTCACCGGCAACCTGGTGCTCGACTATCCCGACGTGCAGGCCAACGTCGACTACAAGCTCCCGTCGAGCCACAAGCCGAACCCAGGCACCTCGTGGGCATCAGGCACCCCCGAGTCGCTGGTCGGCGACATCCGGGCTTGGAAGCGGCTCATCAGCCGTGACGGTCGTGTTCCGGCGCGTGAGGCGTACGCCACCGAAAAGACGATCTCCTACATCTTCGACGCCTACGCGGACACCGGCTCCAACGCGCCGTTCCTGCTGAGCGACCGGATGAAGGACCAGTACTACTCGACCGGCACGCTCCCCAACTTCATGGGGCTCGACTGGCATACCACCGAGCACATCTTCGAGGACGACAGCGGCAACGAGACGCTGTTCCTGGCGGACAACGCGCTGCTGATCGGCAACTTCACCGAGAACCGTCCGTTCGAGATGTTCGTCGGCCCGACCGCTGACGACGAGGCTCCGGACTATTTCACCGGCAAGTTCTCCAAGACGTGGAAGGACAAGGACCCGTCGGCCAGGCAGTACCTCCTGGAGTGGCACTTCCTTCCGGTTATGACCCGTCCTGAGCAGTTCGTCTACGTCGCGGACGTGACCGACACCACGCCATAACCCTCCCTCCTCCCAGGAATGAGAGCGGTCCCCTTGCGCCGGGGACCGCTCTCAATTTACGGTGAGACTGCGCTGCCCCTCCTCGGTTCCCTACCATGACTGAGGCGGGGCACCGCCATCTTGAAATGATGTTGGTGGTCGGCAACGTGGTCCGGTAGCCTGGGCAGTCGAACACCAGGAGGCAGCAAATCATGGCTACACGCTTGAACCAACTGCTCGCTATCGACAAGACGCAGCAGGCAGAGACGAAGTCTGTGGTCACCAAGTCGCACCACGCGCTTCAGACAAGCTCCAAGACGGTGGGTATCCACCGGAGCTACCAGCCGCTCGATGAGGCGGACACCGACCGACTGCCCGATGAGGGCACGCTGGTCCAGGTCCGTGCGGGTGAGGAGATCCAGCGGGTCCGCAAGGCATGGGGCGACCTCATGGACGTGACCGCGAAGAAGGACTGGACCAACCAGTCGGCCAACGCGGATGTTGTCCTGTCGGACGGCACGGTCCTGGTCGAGGGTGCGCCCACGACGTTCCTGCTCTGGCTGGAGAAGCGGCTGGAGGACATCTACACCTACGTGTCCAAGATCCCGGAGTTGAACCCCGGCATCGAGTGGGAGTACGACCCGAACACGGACACGTACCGCTCGAAGCCCACCGAGACGGCGCGCAACAAGAAGGAGCCGAGGGTCGTCACCTTGGCTCCGTCGACCGACAAGCACCCGGCGCAGACCCAACTCCTCATGGAGGACAAGCGGGTCGGCACGTTCACCACGACGCACTTCAGCGGTGGGATGCCCCGCAAGGACATTCAGGCGCTCAAGGAGCGGGTGCGCGAGGTCGCCAAGGCGTCCAAGCAGGCACGGGAGCAGGCCAACCTGGTCGATGTGGACGACATCGAGGTTGCCGACCGTGTCCTGGACTACATCTTCGGGTAGGGTTGACGTAAGCCAAGTTCATCGTCATTGGTCAGTGAGGGTGCAGCCTCTTAAGCGGCCCCACTCAAGTTCATGGATAGCGGGACCCTAGTGCAGGTTCGAGCCCTGCCCCCGGTACAACGAGCCGGGGTAGCCCAATCGGTAGAGGCAGTCCCCGCCAGTCAAGCTCGGCTTACAAGTTCATAGACCGTGGGAGGCCGGATCGATCTGGCACCGACCCACTAAAAGCAAGAGGAGCGGGTTCAATTCCCGTCCCCGGAGCAGGGTCCCCGTCCCGTGAGCAAGAACGGTGGGGGACGGTGGCTCTGCTCCGGGGTGGCTCAAGTGGCTGAGCGCTTGCTTACGTCATAGTTCTTTCGGTGCCCAACTGTGTCGGTTCTCCAGGATCGCGGATACGACTACAGACCTGACTTTTGAATCAGACCTCTGATCGTTGGGGGTGGCCCACAAGGCAAGGTGGGTCACCCCCGCTTTTTATGCTTTAGACTGTTGACGACCGGCAACTAGGAGGCATGGCATGACCGACTTCGTGGACCTCGATGAGGTAGAACCACTTCCACCGCTCTTTCAGGAGCAGATGGAGAAGGCGGAGAATGTTCACTTCATGCTCGCCCCGCAGAATCCCAGCGAGGCAGACCTGGAGGCGTACGCCGACGGCCTGGACGCGGCAGCGGACGTGATCGACTCCAAGGGTTGGTGCCAGAACACCTTCATCGGGCAGGACGGTACGGTCTGTGCCGAGCAGGCGATGTGGGTGGGCTACGGCCTGAAGGGTATGTGCGGGCAGGAAGCGAAGCCCACCGATGGCCTACCGTTGGCTCAATTCAACAAGGCGCTCGCCATGCTCGCGCTGATCGTCAAGGCGCATGGTGCTCGTACCGGTGCGTCGGTGGCTGGCTGGAACGATGAGGACGCCACCACGAAGGAGCAGGTGGTCGACACCCTGCGCTTCGTGGCCAAGGAGTTCCGCATGGGCAAGGCGTACTTCGAAATTAATCTGCCGTGGGGGGTTGACGGTCGGCAACCAGATGCCGTAGAGTAGTAGTCAAGTGAAGGGGCTCCGAAACCGGTATGCCGGGGGAGTCAAGCCACACCTCGCGGGAGCTACGGTGTAACGCGAGGCGAGGACTGCGGCGATAATCCGCGCTCGTGACGGATGGCGGTCAGGTCCCTACGGGGACTGCTCCAACTGGAGACCCCTTCGCGAACACCCCCTGTGGGCGACTGTTGACCGATGCCTAAGGGCGATCCGGCAGTTCACCGGAAACGCCACGAGTACGGCTGATGAACACGGCGGCTACGCGGCAGGGGGAGCCAGGGAATCTCGTGAACGGGTAGAGCCGCCGAGTAGGGTTCGAGTCCCGTCCCCAGCGTGTCAGGCGCTCGTCAGAACGGCGGTGAAACCCCGTGCGGAACACGGAGCGCTGTGGAACCGGGAGACCTCGTCAAGATTGCGATGGCGACGAGACAGCCCGAGGTGGGCCTGATCAGCCGCCCTGGTTCCGGGCACCGGCAACCATCTCCTTTCGGGCAGAACCCCGAGGTGAGTAGGGAGTAGCTACCCGAAAGCCTCGGGGTTCTTGCTGTACGGAACTGCTAGAACTGAGTAGAAGGCAGCATGGTGGCATCGGTGTTGATGGGTGTCGGAGTCACGCTCTTGGCGCTCGCCTTCGCACTTGGTTTTCGGCTGCTTCGGATGCGAAACGAGCTACGCGCCGAGATGAAGGCGAAGGGGTTGCTCGACACCGTCTCCGAGGACGAGATCATGAACACCCACGCTGACTTCGAGAGCAAGACGCTCAGCTTCGATGCGATGCTCCACAGGACGGCGTTCTTGGAGGGCGAGATCCACGGCAAGGTGCAGCAGTTGGAGTTGGCGCAGCACCTCATCGATTGTCCTAACGCCAGCAAGCTGCGGCGGCACGCGCTCACCAAGAAGTGGATTCCTGAGCTAGAGTCAGCGGCCAAGCTCAAGCCCAAGCATCCGGGCGCGATGACGGTCGATCCACCTCAAGCGCGAGCGCGATGGGAGCAGGCTGCCTGGAACGTGTTCCATCTGCCACCCCAGGAGTTCAAGGGGTTGAGCACCGACCAGTTGGAGATGAAGGTTCGAGGCGCTGGTCTCCGGTGCGATGAGTGCCGCGTTTGGCGTGCGCGTAAGGACATCGTCAGCGACCAGTACGAAAACAGCTTCGGTGATGGGGGCCGTACTACGTTCTGGTATCGCCGCTGTAAGGACGCCTGCGACCTGAAGCACGTGGAGGCGACTCAACGCGCTGTGCTCAAGACGGCATCGACGCCGCCGACGGTCGTGCTCGGGCCAGACGAGGCGATTATCACAGAGGACCGTGCTCCGTTGATCGAGTGGTACTGGAAGTCCAAGGCGACCCATGAACGTGTCATGAACATGGGCCATACAGCCAAGTGTGGGTGTCGTGGTTGCAAGCAGAAGCGGGCCGAGGGCTACCGATGATCGACTTGGTTGGATAGACTGACTACGACCATAGGAGGCAGCATGGAGGGACGGCCCGTGGGTCCGAACTACACCCACGAAACGATCCGTTGGATTCGAGAGAACGGCGGTAAGGCCAACTTCCTGGACGGCGGAGCCATCATGCTTGGTCCTGACGGTAGGACGGCCAAGCCGGGTGACACCATCGTCCATCTCGATGACGGCAACTTCACCATCTGGGAGAGCGGAGTACGTGATGCCGAGGGGGTATCAGAGCAAGAAGGACCGGGGTCGGGACACGAGGACGCCGGAGGGCCAGAAGATCGAGAGTCGGTACAAGGACTCGAACAAGGCGGTGCGGAACGCGAGGCGCGCTCAGCGCCGCGCAACGAAGGCGAGTCAGCCGAAGGCGAAGAAGGGTTGGTTCAGCTAGAAGCCAACCTGATCTGCCGTGCGGTCATGCCGGACGGCGATGCTGGCTGTGGTCGAGTGCCCGACGAGATCTCTGAGTACCAGCCGGAGTCGACCGGTGAACTGCTCTCGCCACGGGCGTACGTGATGCGTGAGGAGGGCACCCTGAATCGGCAGAACGGGCACTTCCTTTGCACTTCGTGTTACATCAAGGCTGGACAGCCTTCAAGCCCCTGGGGGTGGACGGCACCATGAGCAACAAGGACGAGACGATCCGCAACTCGGGTCTGACGTGGTCATGGCGAATCGCATGGTTCTTGGTGACGGCGAGTGTCGTGTGCTTCATCTCGTGGGTGTCGCTTTGCACCTACACCAACATCCCGTACCCCAATTCGTACGGCGACGGACGTGGTTGGGGCGACATGGTCGGCCTCTACGTCGTGGTCAACATCATCTTGGTGATCGCCACCGTGCTCGCCTTCATCTGGCACTACGAGCTACGGACCGATGCTGCGGCTCAGGCCGAGAAGATCGTGGAGAAGGCAGCCAAGGCTGTGCTGACCGACGAGGAGTGGAACCGGGTTCGGAAGCGCGAGCGCGAGATGAAGCGCGAGGCGGACCGTAACCGGTACGGCTACTGATGGGCGTGAAGTGGCGGGCGTTCGTCCGAGGTATCGCCTCCATCGGTGAGGGTTGGGCGACCATGAATCCGTTCCCTGGTCCTCGTAAGCACGAGTCGACCTTCGAGAAGGATCTGGCGAAGTCCATCGAGCAGATGAAGCGTGGTGAGGGGACTGTTCGAATCCCCAAGCAGCGAGACGGGAGCCACGACGATGCACCATGAGGAGGCGAGCCGGAAGGACGCCGAGATCGCCAAGGCGCAGCAACAGCGTGACAACTTGGCCAAGGAGCTATTCCTGGTCGAGTCCATCTTGGCGTCGGCGCTCGACTACCCCTGGGACATCGAGTACGGCTGGGCGACCGGTGACCACACCACGGTGACCTTGGCGATGACCGTACACCGCAAGCTGCGGCCCGACCACGATCTCGAAGTGGTTGAGGATGACACCGACAAGGTCGCGTACGCCACGGAGAAGGTGCCGCCACGATGAGGTTCGCCAATGTGGTGGCCTGCTTCGTTGGTCGGCCACGGTGTTATCGGCAGAGGGAGGATGGCATCGACTTCGCGATGTGTCGTTATTGTCACCGTCAGGCCGAAGTTCACGATTTCGGTGGACCTCGACCTCGACCGCGCATGGTGGGTGAAGGACCATGATCCTCATTGCCTTGGTGTTGGCCGTCTCCAACTTGGCGCTGATCTTCGTGGTGATGATCCAACGCATCGCGATCCGTGATCTTGGTGATCGAGTTCACTCGCTGGAGAACACCGCAGTCGGCAGTGATGGGTTGACTGGCTTCGAGCGGCAGTTGATCGCGGAGAAGTGGTGGAACGACCAGCAGGAGGGCGCTGACGCCATTGTGAGCGCCGCTGAGGCGTACCGCAGGGCTAACAAGCGCCACATCATCCCAGACGGTCAGGAGGACGGTGAGCCGGGATGACGGCCCATCGAACGACCGAGTACTTGGTCGTTCCGACTGGCTTCGAGACGGCCACGGCTCCGGAGAAGATGGCCTGGGGCTTGGACTGGACTTGGACCGTGGCCTGGCGTGGGACCGACACGGACTTCTGGCACGGCTGGGCGATCTGTCACGGTGGCCGGTGCATGAACCACGACGGCGAGTGGGAGCACGAGCCTTCGCCGTCGAATCGAGATCATGATTTCCTGGCTCGATGCCGGTGGGTCTACCCGAGCGAGGCATTGAGTTTCGCCCACCATCGAATCGACTACTTCAAGGTCAACGGCAGGACGTTCGCTGAGGTGCTTGGTCGTGACGATTACCGAGACTGAGATCGATCCGCTACTTGACTTCGATCCAGGGATTCCGTGCAGGGGCGCGTTGCACATGCGCGGCATCGAATGTGGTGCCGAGGCCGAATGGATTCTCTACCTCGCGGAGTGCTGCGTCCGACGTGTGTGCATGGCGTTGATGTTCTGCTCGCCGTGCAAGGACAAGTGGCTGGACGGCAAGGTCGGCAAGTGCTTCTGGTGTGGCTTCGAGTGGCGACCGCGCCGTCATGCTGTCACGAGGATCGAACCTCTGTGACCATCCCTGAGCCGGACTTCATGTTCCTGACGCAGTACGGGCGTCGGCGACACGCTCGGAACTTCGGCAATCGCAGCATCACGGTCTGCGGTAAGGAGATCGATTACGCCGCCACGACTGAGGGCCGCGAGATCGTCTACACCTTGAAGCCCTGTGGTAGGTGCATCTCCTACCGTTCGAGGACTCGATGATCGACTACGGGATGACCCAAGAGCCGTGGTGGCCAAAGTGCGGGCAGGAGATGTATTCCGACGGACCGGTCTGCACTCGACCGATGGGGCACCTCGCCATTGGTGATTCTGCTCGACCACGAGAAGGTCATCCGTGGTCGTATCACCGTGATGATGCCAAGCGTCGATTCTGGCGCTGGGAGCGTTGGCCGGGAGGCTGTAATCGCTGAGGATGGGTTGACGTTCGTCCGCTAATCATTAGGTGACGACGTTCGGGATCGACGTATCCCACCATCAACCAGATTTCAACTTCGACGCAGCCGCCGCCGAGGGCATCAAGTTCTGTTACTGCAAGGTCTCCGAGGGCCGTGAAGTACGCGACGAGCGATGGCCGGAGTACCGGGAGCACGCGCTCAGCGCTGGGCTCTATGTGGCTGGATACCACTTTTTGCGCTCCGACTCCCCACCGGAGGATCAGGCGCGTAACGCCATCGGTTGGCTGGGCAAGCACACTCCTCTGATTCTCGATGTCGAGGAGGACAAGAGCCCCAAGAGTCAGCCGACGCTGAAGCACGTCCAGGAGTTCATCTCAGCGGCCAAGGAATTGGACGCCGAGGTGTCGATGGTCTACCTCCCGTTCTGGTACTGGAAGTGGATCGACCAGAACCACAAGGACTCCGACCTCAAGCCACTGCCGCCGATTATCTCCTCGGACTATGGCGTCGACACCGTCGGTCCGTACCGGGAGATCTACCCAGGCGACGACTCCACGCGATGGAAGGCGTACGGCGGCGTGACGCCGACGATCCTCCAGTACGGATCTCGCGCTTCGGTGGCTAGCCAGCGAGTCGACGTGAACGCCTTCCGAGGGCCAGCGGCCAAGCTCGCGAAGTGGTTCCGTAGCCCTCCGGGCGAGTCGACCTTCAGCCTGGACGAAGTGCTAAATCCTCATGCTGACGAAGAAGATCAGGTCACCTTCCGGCAGTGCCTCCTCAGCGCGTACCGGTTGTCGGATCGCTTCGAGCGATTCGCCGAGGCGCAGCGCCGCCGCGTCGCCGCCGAAGTACGCCGCGACGAGGACAACTTGGAGGCGATCAAGGCTGAGATCCACAAGCTCAACGGCGGCAAGAAGCTCACCAAGCAGGACGTGGTCAACGACCTCATCGACCGTCTGAAGGACTGAGCCGAACAGCTAGTGATTCGGTACGCGACCGGGTATCAAAGTGTCAGAGAGTGGGTTCGGCCTGCCCGATTCTCCGCTCCGATAATTCCTACGAGGAGGACCAATGCCGAGTAAGCAGACCGCCCAGGTGGTGGACCCGACCAAGGAGAAGTCGCCCGAGCAGATTGCCCGCGAGATCGAGGCCGACAAGCTCGCCCAGAAGGCTGGTCGCGAGGAGCCCAAGACGGAGACCTTGGAGAAGGCCGACGACGGCGAACACACCATCTTGATCCACTTCATCAAGGAGGCCGGTTTCACCGCTTTGGCTCGTGTCTGGTACCGGGCTCAGGAGATCGAGTTCTCCATCCCCGACGGCGAGAGCTACAAGGACACCTTCGACCGCAAGGGACGGTCCTGGCTGGTCTCCCAGAAGGCGACCAAGAACGACAAGGGCGAGTGGGTCTACCCGAGCGAGGTCACCGTCCTGGACGACTACCAGCAGGCCGAGCGCTGGGGCGAGATCGTGTACCGCGAGGGACCGTGGCGCGGCAAGGGCTGGGACGAGGATCAGGCAGCGCTCAAGGAGCGCGAGCGCAACCGCGCAGCGCCGGTCCTGGACAAGCGGGTGTAGACCATGTTCTTCGAGGTCTGGATTTCAGGTCTGGTGGCCGGAGTCCTTGGTGTGGGCATCGGCATCTCGATTCACCTGGCTCACATCAGGGCCACGGTGGAATCGATCCGTGCGCAGTTGGCGCGTGAGGAGTTCCTACGGGAGAGGGAGCGCCGTTGATTCGTCTGCTAGAAGCTTCCGATCCTCAGACAAGCCCTTAGTACGCGAATACGAGTCCCAAGGAGAACCAGCATGGCACTCTGGAGCCCCACAGTGGACGATCTGGCTGGCTTTACCGGCGAGGTCGGGGCCTCCTACGAGCCCTTCGTCCAGCGCGCTCTGAGCGACGCTGTGCTGTTGTTCTCCTGGGCTTCCTGTATCGAAGAACTGCCTGATCAGGGCACCAACGAAGGCGACCTCATCCGTAACGGAATCCTGGCGATGGCGGACAGCCTCTACACCAGTCAGGATCAGCGCAACGTCACCTCCGGACCGTTCCAGTCCGAGACCATCGGCTCCTACAGCTACTCGCTGCGACAGGCGACGCAGGCGGTTCAAGCCTCCTCCCCTACCGGGGTGGGCTGGTTCGATATGGCCGTGGAGTTCCTAGGCGTCTGCTCCAGGACCCGCAACACCGTGCTCGGCTCCAGCAAGATCCTGTTCGAGGACGACCTGCCGTGGCACACGCACACAGACGGCAAGATCCATCTGCTAGGACCCGCCGACTTCAAGCAACCGTTCCCTCCGAGTTGGTGGTCCATCCCGAAGTCCTACGTGCCGGATGGGAACTAGCCCAATGCGCCATCTGTTCAACTCCACCCTCTCGGTCTATCGCCTCGTGCGTACGCAGAACAAGGGAGCCGCCACCGTGGAGTGGCGCGCCACAGGGATCACCTTCGATGCTCGTCTCGACCTGACCTTCGTCAGACCGGGCAAAGACTCAGTCCCCCCTGCCGAAGCAGGCAAAGCCCCTGATCGTAACGGTCTGCTGATCTATTCCAACGACACAATCCTTAGAGCCTCAGACAGACTCAAGGTCCTCGAAGGACCTCATACCCCAGGCTGGTTCGAGATCAGAGCCATCCCAGATCCAGCCCAGGGCTACTCAAATGCCCACCACATGGAAGTCCAGGTATTCGAGGTGGCCCAGCAGGTGGCCACCGTCTGACCCGTAGGGGGGAGAGAACCTACCGTGCTGACCAAGATTGAGGTACCCACCCGTACTGCCCGTAGGGCGTACAACGGATCGCCCTCCACCTTGATCCAGGCTCTCAAGCACCGTGCGATCCAGCGTCCCAACCGACCGAGAGCGCACGGACCTGCTAATACTCCACGCTCAGATCACAGCAGATCCAGCAGGGGAAAATCCACCGGACCTGCTAACCCTCCCGGCTCAAACCACGGTGGTTCCTTACAGGAGCCGAGTGCCGGGAATGTGCTGAGCCCAGGGTTCAGCTACCTCCCCGAGGAGTACGAACCGTTGCTGACCAGGCGCGAGAAGCAGATTCTCGCGGCCTGGGGGCTCGGGACCGTGGCGTTCAGCGTGATCGACACGGTCTGCCACACCAGGTGGCCGACCTACAGCACCTTCCTGCGCTGGGGATTCAGGACGGAGCACCCGATTGGGCGGGTCACCCTGGGGATCTCCCTGGTGGTGCTCTACGCACATCTGGCGAGAACGCCACGAAACCGGCGGGCATAAGGGACGAACCCAAAATACCTGTCTCAGCTAAAGGAGTTCGAATGCCAACCACCGAGGCGCAGCGCCAGGCGAACCAGCGCTACAAGGCCAAGCGAGCGGCGTTGCTGTCCCTTGATCCAGGTGTCGTAGAGCACGGGTCTGAGGACACGTACCAGAATTGGGGCTGTCGGTGCGAGGCGTGCAAGGCGGGGAACGCTGCGCGTGCGCTGGAGCGCCGTCAGGAGCGAAAGCTGCGGCTGGAGGCCGATCCCACGCTCACCGAGCACGGGAAGGAGTCCACCTACGTGAATTGGCTGTGCCGGTGCGGGGATTGCACTGCGGCGATGAGTAGGAAACGACATGCAGCAGGGCCCGGACAGCGTCACTGAGCATGTCTGATCGTCTACGCACCTCTGATTCGGTCCCAGGGAGAGCGAAGCTGTAACTAGGGTGCAATAGGCATAGGGGTACATAAGGGTGAGCGTTTGAGACATGGAGGTGCGAGATGCAGGTGATCCAGGTCAAGATCGATGCCTCTGAGGTATCGCATGAGCTAGACCGTCTGTCAGGGCACCCCACCCACTCCTTGATCGCTCTAGAGGCCGCCCTAGAGGCCACCTTCGAGGCGACCCAACTCGATGTGCATGTCATCACCGGGTCACTACGCAATAGTGGTAAATCGGAATCTGGGTATCACAATGACCAATGGGAGGGGACGATTCAGTACGGGGGTAGAGCACCAGGTAGCCCACATGCACAGGTGGATTATGCGTTCTATGAGTGGAGAAGGGGTGGAACGCATGATTTCCTGCGCGCAGTACCGGGGTTTAGAGAGACCTTTGCCGATGCAGTAGAGGCCCACTTCAATCCCAACGCTGTATAACAAGGGGCATAAGGATCAATGCGACCGGGTCACGTTTCGCTTATGTCACTTGTGATAAGAGAGGGTGGATAGATACATGACTGTAGTGCAGACAGACGACCTATTGAGCGCAGCACAGCAGTACCTTGCAGCGCAGTCTGATCTGACAGCACTGCTCGGGTCGGACAGCACCTTTGATACATGGATCTTCAGGGAGGAGCTACTTGCCCCGGTCGAGACCACCGGCAAGGCGGCATTGTGTCTGCTACAGCAAGGGCAGTGGGCAACCCCGAACGACCACAACACGCTGCGCTTCCCCGTCCTCACCGTCGAGATCTATGTCGACCCACCCAGGGACAGCGAAGGCAACCCCACCACCACGTCCGTTTCATCCCAGATCGATCACCTCTTTAGGGTGGTCGATCAGTACCTCCACCGTCCCCAGGGAGGGGAGCAACTGTGGGGGGACCTCCTCACGTACGGCTCACTGCGTGCCAGTGAGCCGTCCAGATTCCCCTGGGCGGATGTCGACAAGACCCAGGTGGTGCGGGTCGCCTACAACGTCAACATGGGGTAGCCACGAAGGAGGGTGACCATCCCGGATGGTCACCCTCCCGCATTTTGGATTCAGTTTTTGACTAGAGCGGGTCCCCTCGATTTCAGATCTGCGAAAGATGACCTCACCAGGATCGTGGGGTGTGATGGACTCTCTACCGATAGATAGAGAACCCCGTAGCGCCACAGCAACCCACCTACGCATCACCTCCTAGACCCGGTAGACTCAACACACCGATACATATGGAGGCAGCATGAGCATGATTGACGCGCAGCAAGCGTCGAAGGAGCAGGTGGCCGACCTGCTCGACAAGACAGCGGACTGGTTCGACACGCACAAGTGGATGAGGGGGGACTTCTTCACCAAGGACCGCTCTGCGGCGTGTGCGTACGGGGCCATGAAGATCGTCGGCGGGGTGGACAAGGCTCGGGCCGGGGACCCGGAGTGGTCGATCCGGAACGAGGTGGTCTGGGAGGGGCGCGAGGCGTTCGAGAAGTGCCTGCGCAAGGACTACGGGCCGACCGCCATCGGGGTCTACACCTGGAACGACGAGCAGGCGAAGGACAAGCGCACGGTGCAGCGAGCGCTGCGTCGGTGCGCACGTCGCCTGAGGGGTGGCAAGTCGTGATGAGTGCGGAGAGCGAGAAGATCTGGAGCGGCGTCGTCAAGGTCCTGATCGCGGCGGTGACGCTGGTGGTCGCGCTGATCGTGGCCGGGGTGGTGATCACGTCGGTGAAGGCGTCGGACTCCAAGTTGCCGTCCTGCAACCCCTACGAGGTGATCGTGGGCTCGGGCGACTACGACGCTGCCAGCGGGGAGTGGGATACTTACACCTGTAAGCCGGTTGCCGAGCTACAACCCGAGGGGTCGTCATGAGCCGTCTGAGCGCGAAGCTGACCTACGAGGAGAACGTGCGCTTGAACAAGGCGTTCTACGTCTGCATGATCCTGACGCTCGCTGTCGTGGCGGGTGCGTTCGTGCCAGGCGTGTCTGACTGGCTGTTCTTGGTGCTGGTCGTCGCCGACGCGGTGGCCCTGGCGGTCTGGGCGTTCATGATCTACAGCGCGAGCAAGGCGGTGAAGTCGCGCGAGAAGATCGAGTTCACCGACGACCCGAACGACACGGGTGGGTACGACGGGCGAGTTCAGGAATGAAGCGCTTCTACTGCGCGCGGTGTGTCGAGTGCGCTGGCTGGTACCAGGCGCAGGAGACGACGGGGCACATCTCGCTGACGGTGATCCGGGAGATTTCGCGGCACTTCACCGAGCACGAGGATCACAGCGTGTTGGTGTGGATTGAGCAGAGAGCCACAGACGGCGATTAGAGACACGCGACCCCCTTCCGTGGGTAGTTGGGCGGAGGGGGGTCTGTTCGCGTCTGAGAGGTGCCACAGCGTCGCAGTATGAGGGCAAGGAAGATGAGTCACTGCTGGGTATAAGGAACCTGGAGGTGACGATGAGCAAGGGCGCGCACAAGCTGGGCAAGGGAGAGGTCGTGGAGAACGGTTCGTGGGGCTCTGGCAGACCTGAGATCCGGGCGTTGCAGGACCAGGTGGCCGGATGGGCGGCGGACAAGCCGTTCAAGCAGAAGGGGAATCCGGCGATGGCGGGGTGCAAGCTGGCCGAGGAGGTCGGGGAAGCGCTCGGGTGCCTGGTTCGGATGGAGCAGGGGGTTCAGGCTCCGCCCGACTACTGGCTGGGGCGGCTGGCGCAGGAGCTAGGCGATGTCCAGATCATCCTGAGCCGACTGGCTGACGTGGTGGGGCTGGATCTGAGCGTGTGCGCCTGGAATCGGTGGTCCGAGGTCTCACAGCGCGACGTGATGGCTCCGCGTACGCCGGAGGAGCGGCAGGCGGCGGCGCTGGCCGGGTGGACGGTGGCGGATGAGTGACTGGTTTTGCGCCAAATGCATCCTCCTCGATGCGGAGGAGCTTCGAGACCGGTATGGCGACCAGAGCCCGTTTCCCGCACGTCGCGCGATCACGGTCTGGAAGGGCACGGCCTTGTGCGGGGAGCATCTTGTCCGTGAGGAGTCGGATGAGTGAGCAAGGTCCTTCCCCCGAAGGGGGAAGGAGTGATCAGACCGATGCCAAGATGCTCGCAGCGGCGCATGGGTACTACGACGGGCTGAGCGGCGAGAAGAAGCAGTTGGTCGACTGGCACATGGCGTCCGGTGAGGCTCAGAAGGTCAGCCGGTTGCTCTGGGAGGCTCGCGAGATCGCCTCGATGTACTACGACGTAATCAAGAAGCGGACCGGGCTGAACGATCATTACTCCTCGCGTCTGATTCGTCAGATCGATGCGTACCGGGCGCTGAAGGGCTGGAGCCCGGACGGATTCGGAGGAGAGGGTCCAGATGGGCATGAATGACGCGACCGAGTACGCCTGGTCGACGCTGAGTTTCTGGTGGCGGGTCCTGGCGGTCGTCTTGATCGTGGTGCCGGTCGGCGTGCTGGGGTTCGGCATGATCCAGGCGACCTACTACGACGAGTACGACTGGTTGATCGGCGGCGTGATCCTTTACCTCGCGGTGGTCGCCGCAATGATGTCGCTCGGGTTCAGGATGGCGATGAGGGAGCTTGCCAAGCTGAAGAAGGAGCACGATGACCTGGTTGGGCGACGAGATCGAGCGGGCCAGGGTCCGGAGACACATTCTGAGCGAGATGAGACGGACGATGCCTAAACACGACCCAACCGGTGACCCGACGCCGAGCTTTGAACACGCGACGCCGTTGCAGCCGCGACCGGGCGGATACGACCCGAGGCCGGATCTGGCGCAGTTCCCCAAGCCCAGGGACTACGAGTTGGCGATCCAGCAGAAGCAGCGGATCGATGCGCTGCGGGCTGCCAAGGAGATCCTGGGGCCGGACGCTGACGTGGTCGACCTCCACACGGTGGCCGAGTACATCCTGAAGGGAGGCGACCCGTGGTCAGGGGCCAAGGCTCTCCCGAAGGCGCTGCCTGAGCCGACCTATGAGCAGATGTCAGACCCAACCCGGATTCAGCCTCACCTCAAAGACAACGAGACGTAGGTCCTTTCCCCGAAGGGGAAAGGAGGGAGTGTCATCATGGCTGATTCACCTCACAAGTCCGAACACCACACCTGGCCGACCGTGTTCTGGTGCTGGGTCTGTGCCATCGAGACGCCGCATGACATCGAGCCCGGTGAGTACCTAGTAAGTGGGCACGCGCTTTGTTACACCCACATGCGTCAGCGCGGCGAGGTGACTGAGCGGCGGGGCTGGAAGGCCAAGGACGAGGAGAAGGACGATGTGGGTTACCGGACACATCCTCAGGTCACTCAGGGCAACGGACCGTAGATGATGGCCAAGCAGAAGTTGTCGTCTCGTCTCCCCGAGATCCTGGACGAGACGACGCACTACGAACCTCTGGACTACGTCGAGCCGGATGAGCCACCGACCGACGAGGACCTGTCAGGCCGTAGGGACGCGCTCTATCGGTTCTGGGCGGATCTCAACGCGATGATCCCGGATCGGGAGTACTGGAGCCCGCCGATCTTCAAGTGTCGTCGGTGCGGAGCCGGGGTCGAGGACCGGTTCACGCACTACCGGTGGCATCTGAGCAACGTCGAGCAGGCAGCGCGCACCATCGTCATGCACGAGACGGTGACGGCGCTGTGGGGAGGCCAAGATGGACAAGTGTCCTGAGTGTGAGTTGACCAGCGGCATGTACCAGGGCTTCAAGGGTGTGTGGTGTTGCGACAACTGTGGTTGGTACGAGGGCAAGGAGGCAGACGTGGCGAAGCCGGAGCTTCGAGAGCCAGAGATCCGTCCGTGATCGACCGCGAGACCGAGGTAGCGGTCATCAAAGCGGCGGACGAGCTATCGGACGCGGTTGCGGCGGCGATGGCGTTCGCGACGCAGTACGACGGGAAGGCGTATCACACCGGCCACCTTCAGCGAGCGTTGGTCGAGTGGGTCGAGACGCGCTACGAGCTAAAGCAGCCAGATCAACAGCAAGATGACCACCACGACCAGGATGATCCCACCAATAGTCATGGGTAGCCTGTACCCAGGAGGCAGCACTTCATGAGCCAGACCGAGCTTGCCGATGGCAACCCGATGAAGCCCAAGCGGGAGACCGTCTTTACCGATTGGCCGTCGACCTACGCCGATGTCGAGCGGTGGTACCAGGTCATGGTCCGGGCCGTGACCGACGGCTCGCCGTTGGAGTACATCCGCTCCATCGAGGACACGACACAGCTTCAAGATTTGGTGTTCTTGATGGCGATGCTCGGCAAGGGGTTCTTCGAAAAGGAGGCGAAGAATGCCGAGATCGACGCCAAGACGTTGCTGTCGATGATGAAGGGCTTCCTGCTGGTCGAGTTGAAGGAAGCCGAGGAGAAGATCGAGTCCGGCGAGATGACCGGCGATCAGATTTTGGCGGACTTGAAGCGGAGGTTTGGATGAGAGTCCTTCTACGAGCCCGACGGTGGTTCGTCCGCAAGATCCTACGGAGGCAGTGATGTTTCTGGACGAGACCAAGTGCAACTGCGGCACGTTCGACGGTGGTCACCCCGGCGACTGTGCCGGATGGACCGACGACCGGACGCCGTATGAGTTCGGTGTCATCGAGCCGTTGTCTGGCGAGGGGCCGGATCGGTTCTGTACGTACTGCGGCGACATCGCCGTGACGGTGGAGCGGATCACGGTCGCCAACGACCCGATGGGCCGTCTCTACCTTCGTTGCCAGACGCACACGGCGCTGCGAGAGGGCCAGAACGTCAGGGTGACGTTCTGGAACTATCGAGTGACCCGAGAGGTTGTTGGCGGCGAGGACGTGTATGCGGTCCGGGAGTTCTACTACGAGAACGATGAGATCAAGGCGTGGTCGGTGGACCCGAAGGGACCGCGCGGCGACACCTACGTTGAGCTTGTGACCGACTACACCATGTTCGCGGCGGCGTTCAACCACCCGACGCTGGACATCACCGATGCCAAGAGGCCGTCGGACATCATCGAGATTCCGCTGGAGCAGTCTCGTGAAGCAGCCAGGGCTGAGTTCGTGCAGGCGCTCCAGGACCACGGCACCTTTTGTGATTGAGTTGCCTGTGTAGTGAAACACCGTGAGGACCCTCCTCTGTCCTGGCACATGCTGGGGTTCTTCCTCCTCGGGGTCCTCGTGGTCACACCGGCCATGTGCTGGGCTCTGGTCCATTTCTTCGGATAGAGGAGGAGTATGAAGATCATCGTGGAGGCCCCGCTGTCCACGTTCTCGGGCTACGGGAACGATGGCATCGGGATGATCATGGCGCTGGTGCAGATGGGCCATGACGTGTACCTGGAGCCGAAGGTCGTGCAGCCGCCGCTCCCGACCGAGGTCGCTGAGCTACTGACGAAACCTCTGGCTTCCCCGTTTGATCTCGCCATTCACCACGTAGATCCTGGCCAGCTTGGCTTCGAGCAGCCGGAAGCACCGGCCAAGGCCCAAGCCGCCGAGGTGAACGTCGGTTGGACGATGTGGGAGTACTCCACCTTGGACAACCTGCCGGGACGGAGCCTGGTACGGGACCGGTGGAAGTACTTCGACGCGATCTTGTGCTACGACGATGTCACTGCTGGAGCTTTGGACCCCAGAGTTGGTCGTTACGTGGACGTGACCAAAGACGAGCAGGGCTACCTGCACCAGACGACCACTAAGGAGGAGGTGAAGTTCCCCGTCCTCCAGGGCGGTTACTGGCCGAGTCGATGGCCGCACGTCGACCGTGATTGGTTCGGCGACCGGTTCGGCTTCTGCATGATTGGGATGCTCCACGAGCGCAAGGACCCGTTCACCGCGATCAACGCCTTTGCTGAGTTGAAGCGTGAGAAGGGTGCGGAGTTCGAGGGAGCCGAACTACATCTCAAGACGCAGTCGCCGGGGCTTCATCCTCAGATGGAGAAGATCTACCCCAAGGTCAGGGTTCACTATGTCAACTGGACCACGGACAAGCTGCGAGCCTTCATGTCGTTCCAGCACTGCCTCCTCGCGCCGAGCCGGGGCGAGGGCAAGAACATGCCCGCGCTGGAGTTCATGTCGACGGGCGGGACCGCCATCGCCACAGCCTGGGGCGGGCACACGCAGTGGCTCAACCCGGAGTACTCGCTGGGGATCGACTACACCTTGGCTCCGGTGTCGGGTGGCAAGTACCCCAACTGTATGAACGCTCGCGCGTCCAAGGACCACCTCAAGGAGTTGATGTGGCGGGTCTACTCCGACCGGCAGTACGCCAAGAAGCTGGGCGACAACGCCGCCAGGGCGATTCCCAACTCTCACAGTTGGACGAACGTCATGGAGCGGTTCTTCCTGCGGCTCAAGGACGAGATCACGTTCAAGGACAAGGGTCGTGCGCTGTACGAGAAGCATGTGGCGACCAAGTCGGAGGCACAGAGGGAGTCCGAATGGCAGCGCCAGACGCCAGTGAGCTACTGATGGATCGTCAAGAGTGCGGTCCTTGGTGTCCGGTCTGCCACATTCTTCGGCCTGCTGATGGGATCGCCCGTTCGGAGTACTGGATCTCGCTGACCAGTCGGCTCAATGAGTCGGCGATGTGCTGCCACACCATCTGTCGGTACTGCGTGGCGAAGGTCCGGAAGGACGGCGGCTATAAGCACTGGAAGATCGCATCGGTCAGTGATCTCAAGTGGCCGATGGTTGCGGAGGCCGACGGCAAGAAGTTTGAGTACCAGGCGATAGCGATTGAGCCGGTGTCATGACCGGCTGGATCATCGCGCTCATCATCGGCCTCGGGTTCTACTGGATCACGATTAGGGACGAGGATGAGTGGCCACCGACGGTCAAGGACGCTTGGCGGTTGATGGTTTGGTACTGCTGGCTGCTCTGGATTCCGACGCTCGTCCTGGAGTACGTGGGCCCGTGGCAGGGACCGATGCACCTGATTCACGGTGTGCTCACTATGCCGTACCTCTTGCTCATCGCGGTGTACTTGTACTACTGGATCGACTGGCGGCTCCAGCGTCGTCACCGAAAGGAAATCTCATGAGCGATCTGTATGAGCCGAACCACTACGCGAAGATCACCGAGGCGGTAGTCGACGCAACTCCACCGGAGCGAGTGCTGAACGCGCTGGGGCTCGATGACGGCAACACGGTGATCCGACGGGTCCGCACCAAGTACCAGGACAACGGTACGGCGAAGCATTCGCTCATCGAGCAGTCGGTCTCTTGGTTCCCGACCGACTACGGGGAGAAGGCTCCGAAGCTGTTGACGACCGACCGCATCCGGGAGGGGACCTACCGCTACCTTGCCGACGCGCTCGACGTTCGGCTGTCGAAGGTGACTCACATCTTCGAGACGGACCTGGCGACTGAGTCGGAGGCTGACACGCTGGGGCTCTATCACGGAGTCTCCCGAGCGAATCTGCCGGTGACCCCCGAGATCGTCCGTGGCCGACACCTGTTCGAGACCGACCAGGGCCGTGTCATCGAGTTCGGTGAGTCGATCTCCTCGAACGAGCTATGAGGTAGCTCCGATAATTTCTGCGTGTCCGTAGATGCGCTTGAGGTGACGCCGGTCAGGTGTCCTAATGAGGATCTACGGAAGTTGATGTTTCAGGTCCGGTTCAACGGCGAGAAGCCGCGATACGTGGACGGCCTGGAGATCGAGTTGGCCTGTGATGACTGCAAGCGGCTCTACCGACGGCAGGGGATGACCGTCAAGCGCGTACTCCATCGGTTCAACGTGCTCGGGGAGTGTACGGAGACCGTGATTGTCCGCGCCGGTCGTTGACGACGACCCTGGCGACGAGGGGCTGTGGAGCCTCCTCGTAGAGGACGACATTTACGACGCAGATGTGGCCGCTTCCCTCGGGGAGGCTGAGACCCCGAACCGATGATCCTTCCAGACGAGATCAAGTCTGACCTCTCGCCTGTGAAGGAGATGTAGATGGCGACCACGACTTTTGAGGGTTTCAGCATCAGCCATGCTGCGATCCTCAACGGCACGACCGGCGCTGAGGAGACCTGGGGCGACATCTACGGCGTGCGCCAGGGCAGCCTTGAGATCGACTCGGACTCGTACGACAACACGGGTGACGACGCGGTCCTTTCGACCTGGTTCTGGTTCAACTTCGCGAACGTCACGATCCAGGGCGGTTACGTCCCGTTCGTGACGATGGCGAACCTGGCTGGTTCCACGGTCACCTCCTCCGGTACGGCCCCCAACGACTACTACAGCCTCCCGCTGTGGAACGAGGGTTCGCTGAACACCTCGCGGCGTCCCATGCTGGTCCGGGTGCCGTCGAAGGACAGCGCGGGCGTTGTCCGAACCCTTGACTTCGTGCTCTACAACGTGAGCTTCCAGCCGTTCAGCTTCGACGGACCGACCTACAAGGACGGTCTGCTTCTGAACTACACCGGACGAGCCCTGATGTCGAGCACCAACGAGCGCGGCCAGGCTCTCTCTGAGCGCGCTATCGGTCGACTGATCAACCGTCCTTCGGGCACCACCGGAATCTTCTAATCCCTAGCCCCCTGAGGGCAGAAGGAGAGTCGCATGACGACCAGAACCGAGGACTACACCGGTCCGAGCAAGCCCGACGGCGAGCCGGTCGACCCGAAGGCTCCGGAGCACGATCCCGAGGACACTCCTCAGGACGATCCGGACACGGTTGCCCCCGTTTCACCGTCGGAGCCAGGGCCGACGCAGCCTGGCAAGGGCGATGAGGACAAGCAGCAGGTCGGCGTAGGCCGGGAGATGGACGCCATCGTCCCCATCTCGCCGATTGTGACGCTGTCCAACGGCACTGACGTGGAGGTTGTGCGGCTCAAGACGCGGGAGTTCTTCCGGCTCATGCGGATCATCACCCACGGCGCTCTGCCGTCGCTGATGTCCATGCAGGTCGACTTCGAGATCGAGGACGACCAGTTCATGCAGCGGCTCCTCTCGATCATCGTCATGGCTATCCCGGACTCGGAGAACGAGTCCATCGAGTTCATTCAGTCGGTCGTAGAGCCGACCGGGCTGATCGAGGGCAAGAAGCTGACCAAGACGCAGATCGAACACAACCTCCAGCGCCGGATCGATCTTCAGGAGATCCTGGCCAACCCTCCCATCGATGACACCTTGACGATCATCACCAAGGTGGTCGAGCAGGAGGCGGAGGACATTCAGGGCTTGGGAAAAAAGCTGCGGGCGATGTGGGACATGGCCCGAAAGACGGTCCAGACCCAAGACAAGAACGAGCAGAGCGAGAGCTAGCCGCGCTGGACCCTGGACGGCTGGCTGGAGGACTCGCCAGAGCCTTCGACCTGATCGAGAAGGAGTACGGATGGTCCGACGATCAGGTGCTCGACCTGACGCTCCGGCGCATCCGGCAGATCCAGGCCGCGATCTTCCAGCGGCAGTACGTCGAGACGCGGCAACGTCGCTCAGAGATGTCCTGGCAGACGCGAATGTTGGCACAGATCATTGCTGCTGCTATGTCCGAGGCCGACAAGGAAGGCAACAACCCGCTCGGCGACATTGCAGCCGGACTGGACATGGACTTCCCAAGCACACCCGATGAGGTCAAGCAGAACCGGAAGGAGGCTCCGCCGCCCGAGCCCAAGGCGGGGTCCTTCGAGAGGTTGATGGGCATGATGGGCCGGAACCTGGAGCAGTAGATGGCTGTCGATGCACCTGGTGGAGATCGCCTTTACAAGGTGATCTACCAGGCCATTGCCGACTACTCGAAGTTCTTCCGCGAGACCGACAAGGCCAAGGCTCGGCTCAAGGAGGTCGGCAAGGCCGAGACGCAGGAGTCGCAGACCGCCACCTCGGCTAACAAAGAGGCGGAGAAGTCCACCACCTCGCGCTCGGACGCAGTCAAAGAGCTTCTGAAGAACATTCAGGACCAGAACGCTGCGACCAAGAAGCTGAGTGATGCCGATAAGGACCGGTCCCGGTCGGCCCAGCTTGCCGCCCGCATGGAGGACAAGCTGGCGGGGTCCCGCGAGAAGGTGGCGCGGGCGAACCTCGGGCTGTTGAAGGCGACCCAACAGCTACAGGTGGCGCAGAAGAACTACAACGACTCGCTCAAGACGGATGACATCGACAAGCACCACGCTGCCATCCTCCGGCTGAAGGACGCCGAGCTTCAACTGACGACGGCGACCAGACAGGTGTCGTCGTCCACGCTCCAACTGAATGACGACATCAAGCGCGTACGAGGCGGCGGCTGGGGCTCCTTTTTCAAGGAGATGGTCGGTGGCTTCGGTTCGATCTCAGCGGCGGCGGAGGACTTCCACGTCGTTATGGAGATCTTCAAGGAGCCGGTGCTGATCCTCGGTATCCAGGCGATTTTGGCAGCAGTCAACTCCCTGGCAGCCGGTCTCTTGAGCCTCGCTGGAGCGGTAGGTCCTGCTGTAGGAGCCCTAGGCACTTTGCCTGGGGCTTTTGTCGGTCTGGCCACCGTGATCGGTACCTTCACAGCCGGTCTCTCCGGCGTTGGTGAAGCCCTCAAGGCCCTGGGTGCGGCGCACGACTCGGCGGCGGCAGACGCCAAGGCTGATGCTCAGGCCCAGCAGCAGGCGGCGGACCAGGTCCGGGCGGCTCAGGAGTCGCTGGCAGCGGCGCGGAGGACGCTGTCGGAGACCTACATCTCGTCGGCTGAATCGATCAAGTCGGCTGAGGAGCAGGTCGCTGCGGCGCAGCAGTCGGAGAAGGACGCTCAGGAAGCCCTCACGCAGGCCCGGAAGGACGCGGCTCTTGCCCTTCAGGATCTACGTGACCAGGTCGAAGGGCTGCGGCTCTCAGAGGAGCGCGCAGCACTGAGCCTGCGAGAGGCCCGACGCCGGTACATGGAGGTGCTGAACGACCCCAACTCCACCCGGCTGGACATCGCTGACGCGGCTCTTGCTGTACGTGAGGCGGAGTACTCGCTGGAGCAGGCTCGCAAGGATGCGAAGCGGTCGGCTCAGGAGCTTCGCGAGGAGGAGAAGAAGGGGGTCAATCAGAGCGACGAGGTCGTCTCTGCTAGACAAAACCTGAAGGACGCAACCACCAACCTGGCGGACGCTCAGCAGAATCTTGCCGATACACAGAGGCAGAGCGCACAGGCGATCAAGGATGCTCAGCGTGGGGTCAAAGACGCGGCACACGCTCTAACTGAGGCGCTACAGGCCCAGCAGGACGCCACGGCTGGGCTGTCGACCAGCCAAGAGGCCCTGAAGCAGGCGATGAAGGACTTGTCGCCTGAGGCCCGGAAGTTCGTACGCGAGCTATACCGGATGAAGCCGATTCTGGTGGACATCCGACAGGCGGCTCAGAAGGGGCTGTTGCCTGGGCTGGGGGAGGCCCTTGAGCACCTGAAGCCCTTGATCCCGACTGTCAAGAACGCCCTTCATGACATGGGCGAGGTGCTGGGGGACCTGGCCGTCAAGGGCGCGAAGATGGTCTCGTCCGGCCCGTGGCGACGAGACTTCAACCTGATCCTCCAGGACAACCTGGACTTGGTCGAGAAGTCTGGTACGGCGTTCTTCCAGATCGCTGATGCCTTCCGCCGTGTGGCTGTTGAGGCTCGTCCTCTGACCCATTGGTTCGGCGAGCTTATCGAGCAGTTTGGTGACTACATCGCCAAGTCGGCCAAGGTGAATCAGAAGAACGGCGATATGGCGGCGTTCTTCGAGCGGACCGAGGAGGTCCTGACCACCCTCGGTCACATCCTCAAGAACCTGGGTGAGATCTTCCTGGACGTTCTCGGTGCCGGGTCCGAAATGGGCCAGGGGCTCCTGGAGTCCTTCGACAAGCTGACCAGGAAGTGGGCTGACTGGACTGGCTCGATTGAGGGCCAGCACGCCATCGAGCACTGGTACGAGGAGTCGAGGCCGCTCCTCATCGAGATCCTGAAGCTGGTTCGTGATCTGGCTGCTGGGCTGTTCGAGGTCGGCGCGCACTCGGACATGACCAAGTTTGTTCACTTGATCCGAACCGAGCTACTGCCAGCCGTTCTGGAACTGGCTCACCATGTGACCGGCGACCTGGGCGAGGCCCTGGTCCACCTGGCCACCGAGTTCGTCCACTTGTTCGACGTACTGGCTTACAGCGAGAACCAACTGTTCAAGGCGCTCGATGTCTTTACTGACTTCCTTCGAGTCATCAACTTCCTGATCGACAAGGTCCCGTTGGCGAAGCAGGCCATCGGCATCTTCTTCACCGCCGTGGCGACCCTAGCGGCGCTGAAGCTGGTCGGTCTGCTGACCGGCTTCAGCAACTTGATCCGATTCACCGGGCAGCTTGGTGTCCAGGCCGGGTCGACTGGAGCCCTGACGCGCTACACCGACGGCTTGATCCTGATGAAGGACAAGGCGGTCCAGTCGGGCAAGGAAGTCACCGCTGCGTACGACACCATTAACAAGAAGGCTGTGGCCCTTCGTGGTGGTGCCGCGCTCCTCGGTGGGGCTATCGCGGCGTTGGGCACGCAGTTCGCCGGAACCCAGAAGGGGTCTCTGGCCACAAGTGCCAACGTGGCGTCTCAGGCCGTCTCTGGAGCCTTGCTGGGCTTCTCGGCTACCGGAGGCCCGTGGGGTGCTGCGATTGGCGCAGGAGCCGGTTTGCTGGCTGGGCTGGCGAGCGCCTTCCTGGATTCCAGCGATGCCGCTGACGAGGCGTCGGCGTCGGTGGGTGACTACACCAGCACCTTGAACCAGATGAATGGGGCGGTCACTCAGTCGACCCGAGATCTGGCGGCTCAGAAGTTGCAGGCGCGCGGCACTCTGGACGCCGCTGACGAGCTTGGTCTGTCAACGCAGAAGTTGACTGACTTGGTGTTGAGCGGAGGCAAGGCGTATGACGAGTACGTCGCCAAGCTGGACAACCAAATCAATGCGCTCGACCAGCAGCGTGATGCCTTGGAGAACGCTGCCATCTCGTCTGGCGAATATAACGAAAAGAGCCGGGAGCAGCAGGATGCGCTCTCGAAGCGGATCGATCTTCTGAACGATGTTCGGGAGGGGCTGACTGGTGAGCGCAATGACCTGAAGGACAGTGCAGATGCGCTGGACCAGAAGCGAGAGGCGACTGAGGATGACACCAACGCGCTGAAGGAACAGCGCGACATGCTCAATTCCGCCAAGGACGCGATTCTTGATTACAACAGCGCGCTCCTTGACGGACGAGGCAACGAGCGCGCCTACCAGCAGGCGATTGACGATGCCCGTAAGTCGCTGAAGGAGAACGGCGCGACGCTGGACTCCAACACGCAGGCTGGTCGTGACAATGCCGATGCATTGGACAACCTGGCGCAGACAGCGAAGGAATACCTCAACACGCTTCGGACCAAGGACCCCGACAAGTTCCTGGCGCAGTTGAAGGAGTCCAAGAGGCAACTTTATGAGACCGCCGTCAACTTCGGCATGGGCGAGAAGGCAGCGCACAAGTACGTCAACGAACTGCTCCACATCAAGCCCAAGGTCAAGACGGACCTGTTGTTCAACGCCAAGGACGCGATCTCCAAGGTCAAGAACTTCTCGAAGTGGTACAACAACCTCGATAAGCACAAGAAGTTGTTGGTCGATGTCTACCTTCGGCGTCGTGACATCGCTACTCGGGTCAAGATCGCTGCGAACCCTGAGGCGTTCCATGCTGAGGGTGGCTACATCTCGGGACCAGGGACCGGCACTTCGGACTCGATTCCGGCTCGCCTGTCCGACGGTGAGTACGTCGTCAACGCCAAGGCGACACAGGCCAACCTCGGGCTGTTGGAGCGGATCAACAGTGGCCGGGGTAAGCGGTACGCCAGAGGTGGCAGGGTTCAGCGTTTCGCCACAGGCGGGATGGCGCAAGGGTGGCTTCAGTTCTTCGGCCTGTCGGCCAACTTCGGTGGGCTGGAGGCTGTCGCGCGAGCGGCTGCCCGGTCACTGAGCGGCGCGTTCAACTCGGTGAAGATCAAGAGCTTCCTGGCCGAGCCCATGAAGAAGGAGATCGGCAAGGTCAACGAGATTCTGAAGCGGTTTAAGCCTCAGAAATCGTTCGAGACTCCGATCAAGGATGCGATCCGTGGGGTTAAGGAAGCCTTCAAGGGCTTCAAGATCAAGGATTGGGTCAACCGTCCGCTCCTTGAAGTGGCCAAGGATCTTCGGACATTCCTGAAGAATACTCTCAGTTCGTTCAAAGACAACGTTCGAGACATTAAGCAGGCCCTCGGCGACTTCAAGCCGAACGACTGGATCGCCAAGTCTCTGGACAACATGGTCGATGCGACCGACCGTGCGATGGACAAGATGCTGGACGCCTTCCAGCGAGGGACCGACAAGAGTGAGGGTGAGTTCGACCGGTTCTCCACCCAACTCGACCGGACCTGGACGCAGATCGAACGCTCCTTCGACCAGAGTCAGACCCAGATTCTCAATGGCTTCCAGCGCTTCGCCACCGGGTTGGGCAATACCTGGACCAAGATCCAGCACGAGATCGGTACGCCGGTCGCCTTCGTGGTCAACCGGATCATCAACGCCGGTCTGATCGGCCACCTCAACAAGATCCTCAAGCAACTGAACCAGAAGCAGTTGAACCCGAGCGGAGAGCTTCACTTCGCCCGAGGCGGTCACGTACCTGGGACCGGTAACAAGGACACCGTCCGGGCACGGCTCATGCCGGGTGAGTTCGTGCTGCGAAAGAAGGTCGCTCAGAAGATTGGGCGGAAGCCTCTGGAGTCGTTGAACGAACACCCATCGGGCGCTGGCGAGTGGTTTGGTCATGGTGGTCGGCCACGCCGATACGCCAAGGGTGGTCTGGTCAACCCGCACGGTAGGACCTACATCGACGGCGAGGCGCTGACCCGTCTGAGCGCGGCGATGATCCACTTGGGCGCTCGTATTCGGCATCACCCGTTCCACGTCATGCAGGGATCGTGGTCGACCTCGGTCGCAGCTTCCGGATCGACTCACGCAGGTGCCGGTGCCGCCGACGTGTCACCGTACGGCCTGTACGACGCGCTGGCGATGCGGAAGGTCGGTTGGGCGGCATGGCCACGGAGCCCGAGTCAGGGTCCGTGGGGCTATCACATGCACCAGATCTCCCGGCTCGACACTGGCCTCAGCGGCGCGGCGCGTAGCCAGTTGTCCGAGTACAACCGGGGCTATGACGGCCTGGGCGCACGCGACCCGATCAAGCACCCGCCGCTGCTCCCCAACCTCCAGGAGTTGCTGGGTGTCAGCCTCAAGAACCTGAACCTCGGGGCGTTCACCTTCATCGACTACGCGCAGCAGTTGACCGACGCCTTGGAGCCGCTGCGTGACTCGATGGCGGAGCACACCGACGGCGCTCCGCTTGGCAACTTGATTGCCGGTGCCGGTGGCTACGTCATGGACAAGGCCATCGACTTCATTCAGAAGCTCCAGGGCAAGGTCCAGGGCACCGGCTTTGGGCCAGGCGGCGGTCAGATCGGACCAGGTGGCGTCAAGGCGTACGCCAAGAGCCTGTTTGGCCGATACCATTGGGCTCCCTCGCAGTTCCCGCCACTGAACAAGTTGTGGATCAGAGAGTCCAACTGGAACTACCGGGCGACCAACCCGTCCAGCGGTGCGTACGGTATCCCGCAGTCGCTCCCTGCTGAGAAGATGGCGTCGGCTGGAGACGACTGGCGGACCAACCCGGCGACTCAGATCCGGTGGGGTCTCGGGTATATCCACAACCGGTATGGCACACCGACGAGGGCGTGGGCGCACTCACAGGCGACTGGCTGGTATGCCAAGGGTGGTCGCGTACGCAACCGTGGCGTGGACGCGATGCTCACGCCAGGCGAGTTCGTGTTCAGCCGGAAGGCCACGAAGAAGATCGGTCGGCACCGGCTGGAGGATCTGAACGACGGTCGTATCCGCTTCCACGAGGGCGGCTACGTCAAGGGTCTGCACAAGGGCGCGAAGGGTAGCTCGGTCAAGGCGCTGGAGGCCCAGAGCTTCTGGCCCATCGACGGGCGTTGGGACGCTGGGCTTGACCAGTATATGAAGCACCACACGCCTGGACCCTGGCCTCGGAAGTTCGGCCTGTCGGACCACATCAGGCATTTCTCCGGCACTAAGACGTTGAGCCGGTTGATCAAGTACCTCAAGGGCAAGAAGGTCAAGGTCACCGGCCAGCACTTCCACGGCGCTCGGTCGTTCGCTCAGGTGTCGAAGCACTCGAACCTGTCCAAGGAACTACTCGCCCGGTTGTACCTGACCAACAAGAGCTACTTCGATCTCTTGGACGAGTCCAAGGCCGCTCGTTTCTTGCAGGGCGTACGCGGCTACGCCCATGCACACGCTGGGTTGAAGCAGTTCAAGAACCTCAACAGCACCATCCCTGGCACTCACAAGTCGGTTCGTGAGGCGTCGCACCAGATCCGGGACTACCTCCGGTCGGCGCACACCACCAACGTGCCTCGCAGTGTCAAGGGCGGCGGCACCATCTGGGCAGCAGCGAAGGCTCTCGGTGTTCCGGCCACGTTCCTACACTTCGTCTGGGGAGCGGGCCAGAAGAAGCTCCGGCGTGAGTTGCCTGGCGACAAGCGCTCTGGTTTCGCGAAGTCCAACGCCGACTTCCTGAAGCAGGACAAGGCGTGGATCAAGGTCCTCCAGGGCAAGTTGGGTATCAAGCCAACGTCCGGCGTGTGGACCAAGACGATGGCGAAGCCGGTCAAGCACATGCTCGATCACGCCTTCAAGCGCAAGCACGGTCGATTTGACCCACGCCCGTGGGACCCGAAGTCGGCGACAGAGAACGCTCTGCAACAGCAGATCAAGGCGAACAAGAAGCAGGAGGAGTTCAACAACGCCATCAACATCATCGCCAGTTGGGGTCTGACTCACCTGCTGGAGCACCTGTTGGAGCTTGGTGTCGACGGCGGCTACAAGCTGGCCATCGACGCCTCGAAGAACAAGAAGCTGGCTACCGAGCTAGACGGCCAGATTGCCCGTGGCGAGTTGCTGACGGCAGAGCAGATCGCCAACACCGCGCGCTTCATCGCCGCCATCGTCAACCACCCGAACCCACAGCCGGGGTTGCGGGACATGGCCAACGCGCTTCAGCTTCCCGACTACGCGGTGTACCAGAACTACCTCGCTGGTCAAAAGACGATTGAGAAGAACGTTCCAGCCGGGAAGCTGGCCAAGCTCAAGAGCGACATCGCGCTGTTCGGTCAGGGTCTCTTTTACGCACGGCGTGGTGGTGTGGTGCCTCGGTACGCCAGGGGCGGCTCGGTACCGGGCAGCGGTTCAGGCGACACCGTCCCGGCGATGCTGGAGCCAGGCGAGTTCGTTCTGCGAAAGGACGCTGTCAAGCGCGTCGGCCTGGAGAACCTGTTCCGGATCAACGACCCACAGAAGTACGCGATGGGTGGCCTGGTCGGCAACGAAAAGCTCAAGACTTCTCGCACTCCCGGCTCCGGCAAGAACATCACCATCACGACCACGATCAACAACCCGGTCGGTGAGAACAGCGTTGCGAGCTTCAACCGGAACCTGCGCAACAAGGCAGCGATGGGCGTGTTTGGAGCGAAGAACTGATGGCGACGATCAACAACAGCGGCTACACGGTGGACGGTACAACGTTGGACACCTACGCCTTCAACGTGGTGAACCGAGCCGCGTCTTGGATCACTGCGGCCCGTCGAGGCGAGGGGCTGGCGATGGCCGGTATCGACGGGGAGCTAGCTCCGTATGACCCGCCGTACGAGCCGGGGATGATCAATTTCACGATGTGGGTCGTCGGAGCCAATGAGAACGGCACGTTCCCAGCCGACCGACGGGTACAGATCCGGACCAACATCTCCAAGCTGATGGCGCTGTTCACCAAGACGTATGGCCTGCTCACCGTGCAGCGCATCGATGCCGGTGTAGCCACCAAGCAGTGTCAGGCACGGTTGGTCGAGGCCATCGACTTCGAGTCACAGGCAGGCGGACAGCGGGCGGAGTTCGCTGTGTCGCTGTCCATCCCGCGTACGTTCTGGGAGGACATCAACCTGGTGTCGCAGTCTCAGACGTTCTCTGGTGCGTCCCCCCAGACCCGGTCGTACTCCAGCTTCGCCGGAGGCGAGGCGCACATCACCGATGCGAAGTACTCACTGACCTCCAGCACCGGCATCACCAACCCCCGGATCACCGACGCCAGGGGACTCAACTGGATTCAGTACAACGGCACTGTCTCTGCCAGTGAAATCCTCATCATCGACTGCGGTCTCAGCACCGTGAAGAAGGGGCCGAGCGCCAACCCCAGCGCGGCCACCAACGTGATGCAGAACGTCACCAGAGCCGGGTCGGCGTACCTGTTCGCAATGCACACCGATAACACCGGGGCTGCTTCCCCACAACTCACTGTCAGTGGAACCGGTAGCCCTACGAGCACCGTGCAGATCGACGGTCGCCGTAAGTACCTGGTCGCATAAGGAAGGAAACTCATGGCTCTGTGGTACCGCTCAGCACCGGGGAAGATGCTGAACAAGGAGATCGACTTCGACTCCGACACGATCAAGGCGACGCTTCACACGTCGACCTACACTCCGAACCGGGCGACGCACGATTACGTCGATGACCTCACCAACGAGTTGGCCACCTCAGGCGGTTACACCGCTGGAGGCGTGACGGCAGGCACCAAGACTGTGGTCACGACCGAGGCCAACTCGTGGGGCACGGTGCATACGACCTCCACCGTGTTCACCGTCGACTACGTCGTACGCCCGAGCGTGGGCAACGGCTTCCTGTACCGCTGTGTGGTTGCCGGTACGTCGGCATCGTCGGCTCCGACCTGGCCTACAGTCATCGGCACCACGGTGACTGACGGCACGGTGACGTGGGAGTGCGTGGGCCGAGCCATCTGCGTCATTGACTGCGCTGACTTCACCTGGAGTACGGCGACCTTCACCGGGGCGCGTTACTGCGTGATCTCCGACCGGCAGACCGGTGTCAACAGCACCTCTCCGCTCATCGGACTGATCGATTTCGGTACCGACAAGGCTGGTGGCGGCGGCAACTTCACAGTTCAGTTGGACGGTCAGGGACTACTTCAAACCTTCATCGCGTAGGAGGTTGGAGTTGTTCGAGGAGATCCGGATTCAGAAGCGTCACATCCTCAATCACGTTCCTGGCGCAGGCGACAACGAGGTTGGTCTGCCAAGCGTCGATGTGATTTGGGGCGAGACGCTTCGCCGTCAGTACGGCGTTGCGGCGCACGTCAACTTCCAGACGAGCGTCTATCAAAACGTGGGTGCTGGCGGTTGGATCGACATGCTCTCGGACATGAACGGCTACTACTTCCGTTCGCTGTACTCACAGTCGCTCTCCAACAACCCGACAGCGATCAGCCGCGCTCGTACCAAGAACGTCAAGTGGCTGATGACGGTCGCAACCTCGGACTTCACCATGTCCGGCTCGGAGATCCGGCAGCGTATTCAGCACATTGCCGCCAACGCTGCCGATGTGTGCGTCGCTGTTGAGGGGATCAATGAGCCGAACAACACCAACGACGCTAATTGGGCAGACAAGACGGTGAGCGCACAGGCGGCGATCTTCGATGAGGTCACGTCCACTCCGGCGCTGTCACACGTCATCGTGATCGGTCCTTCGCTCCACGCCACGATCAACAGTGCGCAGCAGGACCACATCACGCTCGGCAACAAGGGCATTCAGAACTACTTCCACCAGGCTGGTCTGCACCGATACAGCGGGGCTCGCGCTCCTAACTACCTGATCGATGAGCGGCTGGGTTGGATCGCCACCTATTGGGACCACCCACCGGTCTGGGTGACCGAGACCGGGTACACCAATGCGGTCAATGAGTCGGTCGGTCAGACGCCGATCAACGAGGGAGGTTCGGACAAGTACGCGATCCGAAACGTCACGGAGTACTTGGCACGTCCAGCGGTTTCACATGTCACTAGGTATGAGTTCCTGGACGATCCCAACCCGGCGAAGGACGACTCGGAATCCAACTTCGGCTTGGTTCGTACTGACGTTGTCGGCAACACCTCGGGCTGGACGTTCAAGCCGGAGTACAGCACGATGCAGGACTTCCTGGGGACTCTGAAGGACACTGCTGGGAGCTATGCGCCTCCTCCGATCCCGCTTCAGGTGACGGCTGGCGCGAATGAGATCGACTACATCGTCACCAAGACGACGACCGGCCACAACTTCTTGTGGGTGTGGCGTCCCGACACCACCGTGTGGAACATCAGCACGCTGGCCAACATCTCTGTCCCGAGCATCCCGGTGACGTACACCACGCAGCTTGGCACCTTCCAGGTGAACGTCGCTGGAGCCGCCGTGAAGGTCGACTTGGGGTTCTGACATGGCCATCTCACTAGTAGGAGTCACCAACGCGCCAGGCGCGACGGCGGCGGTCACGACGTTCGCCACCAACGTTCCCGCAGGCGTGGCGAATGGCGATCTCCTGCTGTGGACGCTGGTCACCAACAGCATCAACCCCGCGACAGCGCAGGCTGGGTGGAGCACCTGGTCGACGGGGACGACGACAGGTCTGAGCCAGACGACGTTCTGGCGGTACGCCTCCTCTGAGCCAGCGAGCTACACAGCCACGGGGCTGGGTTCTGGTCGTTGGGGTGGCGCGATGGTGGCCTACCGAGGCGTCGACCAGACGACGCCTCAGGACATCAGCTTCCCTGCTTCGAACCAGGGCACGACGGCGACGACGTATCCACAGGTTTCACCGATCACCTCGGGAGCCTGGATCGTTCCGATTGGCTCGATTGTTGGTCCGTCAGCCGTGGTTGATGTCACCTGGGTGGCAGGGAACGTCGATGTACTCGACACCGACGCTGGATCGAACACCGGCTCGACCAACGAGTTCGTCTGCCACGGGCACGAGTTGTGGACCTCCGGCTCCTTTACGCCGACCGGTCCTACGACTGGCACCACGTCGACCCGGACTTTGGGTACGACGACGGTCATCCGGCCTAGCGTTGGGGCGAGCAACGCCGTCGATCACCCGACTAGTGCAACGTTCGGTGGTCCGGCTGAGGTTGTGCTGATCGAGACGATTGACATTGTCACCACCGCAGGGGCGACAGTCTCGGTTGGTAACCCGAGCCGTGAGATCGTGCAGGTCGTCTCCGCTGGCGACACCGTCGTCATTGACCGGCCAACTGCCTTCACTGTTGGAGAGGGAGCGACTGAGACAGTTTCGGCTCCGGTCATCCCGACGGTGTCGGTGATTGATACGCCAAACGGCGTTCTCATTGGAGGTCGTAGCTCTGGTGAGGCTGTTGATCAGGGCGTCACGATCACCCCAGCGCCAGGTACCGGTACCGGGCTGAACGTTGAGGTACGCCGATACCTCGATGATACGAATTGGGTCCTGATCGAGTCCTCCACTACTGAGCGCAAGGGCTACATCAGCGTTGAGGCATCGCTGTTGTACGACGAGCCGGGATTCATGAACCTGGTGGTCGACTCACAGTGCGCGGCAGAGCAGGGCTTGGCAGACCAGGTCGTGATCGGTATTGGCTTGATCTACCCGCAGTCGGCCAGTCAAGAGTTCGCTCGGTACACCATCGAGTCCAGCCAGAAGGAGGTTCTGTTCGATGGCCGGGTGGCCTGGACCTTCAGTGGACGGAGTTTCTTCGCTCGGCTAGAGGATGCCAAGGTCTACCCGAGCGCCTGGCCGAGCCCGATTCCCGCAGGGCACGGCTTCGTGAACGCCACGGCTGGCACCCAGATGCGTACGCTCGGGGCTCGTGCGCAGGAGCGTGGCACGATCATCGATCTGGACTTCGAGACCTTCACAGGCGTCAAGACTTCAGACAACCAGGCGTGGGACAAGATCACCTCGGTCGAGTTCGGCAGTGGTCAGTCGTACCTCGAAGCGCTCCAGGACATGATCACCAAGGGTCTGTGCGAGGCAGAGATGGTGGGCAAGTCCCTCCGGCTCTACAACGCCGACTCGACGCTCTCGGTGCATCACAGCGACATCTTCTTCCAGAGCGGAGACAACCTCGCGCAGATGGACCGGGAGACCGACTCTCGGGATCTCGGCAACGTCATCCTCATCGAGGGCGACCAGGGAGCGGCGCAGGAGTACGTCGATACCGGGGCCGTCAACAACTTGGGTCGTCGACGTGAGCGCTACGTCAGTCACGGCGGCATCACCGACACCGGCACGCTGAGGGTGCTGGCACAGGCAGAGGCCGACCAGTACAAGCAGGTCCTCGAAGAAGTCAACATCGAGATCGCTGAGTTCGCGGACTACCCCCAGCCGTTCAAGGACTACAAGCCTGGCCATTGGGTGTGGCTCCAGCGCGACACCGGGTACCAGGAAGTCCGCGTCCGGCAGTTGTCGGTGTCGGCTTCGGGCGACAAGGTCAGTGCCGCTGTCACGCTGAACGACAAGATCGCCGAGCAGTTGCTTGTGCTCCAGCGCAAGATCGACGCGATCACGGGAGAGACGCAGTACGGCGCGATCTCCAACCCCGACAAGGCAGACACCTCGACCCCGAGCCCGCCGCTTGGGGTGACGCTGACTTCGTCGGCCTACACCTTGCCGTCCGGTACGACCAATGCGCAGATCACCGTGCAGTGGCTCGCGCCGGTCACCAACATCGATACGACGACGTTGGACGACCTGGGTGGCTTCGACATTCAGTACAAGCTGGGCACTGAAGCCTGGACCCCGATGGGCGAGGTTGACTCAGCTACGTTGTCGGCGTACGCCAGCGGCCTGCCGACGGGGAAGCAGGTGCAGGCTCGGGTCCGGGCCAAGGACACGAGCATTCACGTCTCGGACTGGACGTTCTCGAACACCACGACGACGGCAGGGGACGGAGATCCCCCTGACCAGCCATCGACTCCGGTGGTCTCCTCGGCTCCGTTGGCGCTGCGGGTCGATTGGGATGGGCTGTCGGCGACCGGTGGCTCGATGCCGAACGACGTGTATCAGGTGTGGGTCTGCGCTTCCAAGACATCTGGGTTCATTCCGAGCGCAGCCAACCGTCAGCAGATCATGGGCAAGGGTCAGCAGACGGTCTACCTGATTGACCTGGAGTACGGCGCGACGTACTACGTCCGGCTGGTCGCGATTGACTTCATGGGCAACACCTCGCCTCCCTCGAACGAGGGCAGCGCTGTCATGCCACAGATCCACACCGAGGATGTGGCCGACGGGCTGATCACTGAGTTGAAGCTGGCGCAGAATGCCGTCACGACCGACAAGATCTTCCCGGAGGCTGTGACCACCGAGAAGTTGGTGGTCGGTGCCTTCGCTCCGACGGCGATCCCCAACGCCGGGTTTGAGGATGCGAAGTCAGGCAACCCGACCGAGCCTGCCGCTTGGTTCCGGAACGGTCAGGTAGGAGCCGGTGTCCCGATGGTGCGGGATACCTCCAGCCCGATCTCTGGTGGTGCCAGTGTCCGACTGGACCCGACGCCTACAGACGGCCAGACGATTGTCTCCTCGCCCATTGACGTGACACCTGACACTGCGTACCAGGTGTCCGTTCGGTTGAAGTCCAGCAACGACCCGCCGACGACCACGCCACCATCGCCTCAGACGGTGGGCACGGTTGCTTCCGGTACGGCGGGTGTGACCCCAGGGCTCCCTTCAGGTACGTCGACCAACGACATCCTCTTGCTCTACACGCAGTGCGCCGGAGGAGAGACGGTTGCGACACCGTCGGGTTACACGCTGGAGGCGTCCTCCTCGGTGGGCAGTGGTGCTACCGGCACCAAGGCGCAGTTGTTCTGGAAGCGCGCAGGTGGCTCGGAGACGGCCCCAACGATTGCTGACCCAGGAGATCACGTCATCGCCATCATGCAGCGCGTGAGCGGCTGTGTGACGACAGGAAGCCCCTTCTCTGGCACTTCGGTGGCCAGCAATGAGGGCTCTGCCGATACCTCCGGCACCGTGACCGGCATGACGACGTTGCACAACAACACGTTGGTCATGTCGTTCACTACTGGTCAGCGCACGGTGGCAGCCGACGGTACGACGGAGTATTCGGCGTACGCCAACTCGGACCTCGCTTCCATCACGGAGTACATCGACCAAGTCCGGAACATCGGAATCGATGGCTCGATTGGTGTGGCTGGCGGTGTGGTCTCCGCTGCCGGAATGGTCGGCGACACGACGTACACGCAGGCTGGTGCGGCGCTCAAGGCGAGCATCATGTTCGCTCTGCAACCTGTTCCGATCATCGGTAGCGTCAACGTCAAGGTCGAAGTCCAGACGGCCCCGAACGAGACTGGTTTGGACACGGCACCGACGGTCCAGACGATCTACGCCTCGGGTGCAGGCACGACACCGATCACCGCAGAGATCGACGGTGGAGTATCGATCCCGAGTACGCATAAGTTCGCCAGGATCGCGCTCACTGGAAACCCGTTGGCCAGCCCGTACTCGGTCTGGTTTGACGATGTCGTCTTGGCCAAGATCGTCGGCACCGCGCAGATCGCTAACCTGGCTGTGATTGACGCCAAGATCCAGAACATGTCGGCCAGCAAGATCACGGTCGGCACGCTCCTGGCAGACATCACGTTGTCGGCCAGGATCAAGACAGCCGATGTAGGCCAGCGCTTCGAGGCCAACACCACGGGCGCGCAGGTCTACCGTTCCGATGGCACCAAGGCGGCGGAGTTGTCGCCGTCGCAGTTGGCTACCTTCGCGATGGACGGCACGACAGCACTGTTCCAGGCGCTCTCGTCTACTGGCGCGATCATCCTTCGGTCGGGAACCAGCGGTCCTCGCATCGAGATCAACTCAACGGTGGACGCGGCGAGCTTCCGGCTCTACACCGGCTCAGCGGACCAGACGGCGACTCCGGCCAAGATCACCACGGACTTCAATGACGCTGCGAGTCCTCGTGAGGCCGAGCTAGACATCATCGGCCCGAACATCGGCCAGGACATCCCGCCGAAGATCGTGTTGCTCGGGAAGAAGGAGCTTGTCGGCGGTAACCCGAACAACAACACGGTTCAGGTCACTGGTGTCCGATCCTTCAAGGTGACGACGGCTAATCACGCGACTGATGCGATCTTGGTCAACGAGCAGACCGAGCGTGTGAACGTCGAGCCGCCGTGGGTCCTCCACACCCGCGACATTGCGTCGGACTCCTACATCGGTATGTCCGGTGATAGCTGGAATATGCGAGCTAGGAACCCACCGAGCGCGCCGGGTGCGTGGGGTCAGTGGTGGGGCACCAATGGCAACGTCGCGATGACGCTCGGCGGTGATGACTCGGTCCGTTCAACCAACGCCGCAGGTGGAACGTTCAAGCCGATGCAGGCCAGTGCGTACCAGACGCCTTCCGACATCAACATCAAGCGCAAGGTCAAGGACCTGCCTGCGGGGCAACTGGAGAAGCTGAAGAACCTCCGTACCATCAGCTTCGAATACAAGAACGACCCCGAGCAGGGCACCAAGCGTGGAGTCGTCGCGCAAGAGATCGCGGAGCACATCCCAGAGGCGCACTACGTCAACGACGAGGGCGCGCAAATGGTGGACATGATGGGTCTGACGACCACCATCTTGGAAGCCATCAAGGAGTTGGCCGTCCGGATTGAGGTACTGGAGGAGAACAATGGAGCTTGAGTCGAGTGAGGCGTTCCTGCTTGACCAGACGCAGGTGTTCATCGCGCAGATCGAGGAGTGTCAGGCGATGGTGCAGCACGCCGTGGCTCGGTCGGCTCACAACGCGGCGCTGGCCAGTCACTACCGGACTGAGTTGACCAAGACGAAAGAGGCGTTGCAGGAAGCTCAGACCCTCCTCGCCACGCTCCGTGGCACCCCGGATACCAGCGACACCGATAATTAAGGCGTGTTCCCCCCGCTCTAGACCTTGGTGGGGGAAGCCGAGGTGTCCCGTCTAGGAGGCTGGGGTGAGAAACAAGTGGCTGCGCTGGGCGATGGTTGCGGTGTTGCCGGTCTCCATGTCCGCCATTGGGCTGGTCTACATCTTCGGGGACCCCGAGAGGACGACAAACTCCGTGGCCTACGACGTGCATAAGGCGGTACTTCCGGTTCCGGTGTGGGGATTGTTCTTCCTGGCCATTGGGCTCTGGGAGTTGGCGGCTGCCGTCTTGAAGAACCAGTCACAGATGGTCCTAGCTAAGAGTGCCGGTGCTGGTTTTTGCTTCCTGTGGGCGTTGATGTTGGCCGGTAGCTTGCTGTTGAACCCGGACGAGGCTCCTCTGATTGCTCCTCTGTTGTTCTTGATCGTAGGTTTGTACCATCTTGTCGTTGCCGGTGTTCTCCTGCGTGACCCTGACGTGATGAGCGGGGAGTAGATGAACCCCCAGATCTTCAGCTATGTCGGCCTGGTCCTGGGCATCCTCGGGTTTGTTGCTGCTGGCTTGGTTTACTTCCGTGGAGCTTGGGATAAGGCCACGATCTCCAGCTTGAAGGAGTCTCGGGATGCGCTGCTTGTCTTGGACAAGCAGAAGGGCGACCAGATCGAAAAGTTGTCGAACCGGGTCGATCATCTAGAGACGGAGAACCAGCTACTCACTGCGCTGACCACCAAGGCACCGGACGTGGAGCGCCTGACCGAGACGCTGGAAGGTTACACCGAGGCCGTTGAGTCACAGACCAAGATGATCCAGGTGGGGCTGGGCAAGGTGCTGGAGGCGATCAATGGCCAGTGAGCGTGATCTGACCACCAAGGTCCTGGAGAAGGAGCAGGAAGTCCTGCACCTGGAGCGCCGGAAGGAACTGCTCCGACGCGCGTGGCGCATCATCGTGGTGGTGCTGGCTTGCGGACTGGTCGTTCTTTTGTCGTCCGTACTGCTGAAGATTAAGGACGCGGCTGAGTCGGCGGAGCACGCAGCCAAGTCAGCCGACGAGACGACCGCGATCATCAAGTCCTGTACGACGCCCAACGGGAAGTGCGCCAAGGAGGGACAGGAGGCGCAGCGTGATGCTATCGGCAAGATCGGTGAGATCATCTACTTCTCGGCCATCTGTCAGACGCAGTTGGAGCACGAGTTCGAGCCGAACAATTACCCGGACAGTAAGTTGATCGATTGTGTAGCTGCGAAGCTGTTCCCGGCGCAGGCACGGGATGGTTCTGTCTCAAACAGCGAAGGATAGTTGGCAGTACTGAGGAGTAGGTTCTACCCTGGCAGCATGAAGCGTGTGCTCATCGGAGCGGCGCTCGCAGCTACCGCTCCCCTCATCATGACATCTCCGGCCCAAGCGGACACGGAGAACTGCGCCTCTATGGCGGAGTACGACCAACTCCACTCTCTGATGTCTCCGGGATCGGTTTCGGCGTTGTTTGACATCGACGGCTGGTACATCGGCGAGAACGACAACGTGTTCAAGCGCGGCTACAAGCCGTGCTGGAACCCCGATGACAAGAAGATCGTTGTGGCCTACGACATCGATACGGCGCTGTCTGTTTGGTGGGACGTTCGCGACCGGTAGTGGTACGGTCCTTCTAGGATTGGCCCATGAAGCGCGTCCTCGTGGGGGCGGCGCTTACGGTGATTGCTCCCGTACTTGTCTGTCCGTCAGCCCAGGCGGACACGCCGAACTGTGCGTCGCGCCTGGAGTACACCGTCTTGCATCTGCTGATGTCTCCCACCTCCGTGGCGAACCTGTTCGATGTCTCCGGCTGGCGGATCGGGGAGACCGACAACGTGTTCAAACGGGGGTATAAGCCATGCTGGGCTCCCAAGCGCAAGAAGATCGTGGTCGTCTACGACATCGACACCGGGCTCTCCATTCGGTGGCACATTCGCGACCGGTGATCCGATAAGCCTTGTTGAGGCTGGGCAACCTGCTCGGCACCGGGAGGTATCGGATGGATAGTCAACTCGGAGGAGAGCCGGTCACCCTGACGACGGCGCTCCAGGCGTTGCTCGCCGCCCTGGTGGCGTGGAACACCTTCGACCTGTCCCAGGAGCAGGCCGGTCTCATCATGGCCGTCGCTGCGGCTGTGATCGCGGTCTATCGTGCCTGGGTCACTCGGGACACGATCCTGTCGGTCGGCCTTGGAGCAGTGAGCGCCATCATCGCGCTCGCGGCTGGGTACGGATACGTCCTCACCGACAATCAGATGGCGGCGGTGACCGGACTGGCAGCCGTGATCATCGGACTCGTCCAGCAGAATCGGACTGATCCGCTGGCATCTCCAACGTTCGCCAACGGTGCTGCGGCAGGCCCCAGATACGGCACGTAAGCACTGCGTTGTATGGCGTCAGCCCCGTGTCCCTCTCGGAAGGACACGGGGCTGATGGTTGCCTATCGGACAACAACGATGTAATTCTTAGGGCATGACGAAGCAGCTAATGGTTGAGGTTGAGCCTTTTGCTGCTGTTCGAAACCAGGCGCTCATGGCCTTCGGAGAGGACCCGGCCTACGCCGTCTCGATGGCGAAGCAGGCCAACACGATCCTCAACAAGCGGGCGGTGTGGCAGCTTCGCCTGGAGCTACGGGAAGCAGAAGCCAAGGCTCGGACGCTGTGTAATGCGTCCGGGTCTTTCGTATGTCGGGCTACGACTCCATGCGGGACCGGGGACTGCAAGTTCGCTGTCGGCGACTTGACGCTCCTGGAGGTGGACGACCCCACGGGGGACACCAGACGGCCACAGCGGAGTCAAGCCGGTCCGTACTCACTGGAGTCTGCCTTGCCGTCGCTCAAAGCGCTCCGGTCCTCGGCGGCGTAGAACAGCAACACTTTTGGAACGGCCCTAGGTATCAGTGAGTGTGGCACTCGACGTAGCCGCCCTCCAGAAGCTCATGGCCGATGACAAGGCCCGTACTGAGGCTGCCCAGAGGGTCAAGCAGGCTCATGACTTCGATCTGCCAGCACTTCAATCCTGGAACTACGAGCCGTGCCGTCGGCACAGGGGTGAACGGACGCCTGTCCCCCTGTGCCGTCAGTGTGGGATCGTGTTCCGGCGACACCAACGTGTCGGCATCCCTTGGCTCTACCTGACCAAGATGGCGCTGCTGGCTGACTTCGTCGGCTCGGGTAAGACGGTTCACGCCGGGGGACTGTTCGCCTTGATGCAGGAGACCGGCGAGTTCGAGCACCGACGGGGTGTGGTTGTGGTGGGTCGACCGGCAGCCATTCTTCAGTGGCAGTCGGAGTTGAACCGGATGGTGCCTCGGCTCGACGTGGCGGCGGCTGTCGGCTCTCGGCAGCGCCGGATCGAAACGTACCTGCATCCGTGGGACGTAATGTTGATCGGTCCGCAGATGTTGATTAACGACTACGACACTCTGACGAGGTTTCCGATCAGCACCTTGGTGCTGGACGACCTGGACCCGCTGCGGAACCGTGAGACCAAGACGGCCTACACGATCCGGCAGTTGAACCGGGAGGTCATGCTGGACCGGCTCGTGGTGATGTCGGCGACGCCGCTCCAGAAGAAGCTCCACGAGCTTTACCACATCCTGGAGATCGTCGGCGGTGACTCGGTGCTGGGAACGCCGAAGCAGTTCGATCTTCGGTACGTCCGGCGCGAGAAGGTGACGGTCTACAACGAGGAGTCAGGCCGCACCTCGCAGCAAGAGCAGTTCCAGGGCTACAAGCGGTTGCCGGAGTTCAAGCGCCGGATCGCTCCCTTCACGCTGCGGCGTACGCCGGACGATCTCGATGACGTGTCGATCCCGAGGATCAATCCGGTTGATCACTGGCTGACGCTTCACGAGGGACAGGCCGAGCGGTACGCCGAGCTTCAGAGCGGCATCGTCTCCTACATTCGATCTGACGAGTTCGGACGCGCTTCAGAGATCAAGCGACAGGCTGGAGCGATGAAGCGGCTCCATGCTGCGGCTGCCATCTGTGATGGGCTCGGGACGCTGGGTCTGCCCGACGGGCCGGGGGCTTCGGTCAAACTCGACTGGTTGATTGATGAGTTGACCGGCGACCTGGCCGACGAGAAGGCAGTCACCTTCGCGCTCTACAAGCCGACGATCCAGGTGATTCAAGCTCGACTTGAGGTTGAGGGTATCGGGTACGAGACGATCTGGGGTCAGGACCGCAATCCCGAGCACCGCAAGGCAGCGATTGAGCGGTTCTGGGATGACCCGAGTTGTCGGATCATGCTCGGGACCACGGCCATCGAGCAGTCTGTCAACCTTCAGTGCGCTCGTCACTTGGTCAATGTCGGCCAGATCATGAACCCGGCCAGGATGCTTCAGCTTGCTGGTCGGATCGCACGGGACGGCTCGGCGTACCAGCACGTCTGGGTCCACAACCTTCGCTGTGTCGGCACTCATGAGGAGCGCTGGCTGCGCAAGCTGGAGCGCGAGCAGGCGTTGGCCAACTACATTTGGGATGAGTCGAACGATCTGTTCAAGGCCATCTCTCCGCTAGAGCTACTACAAATGATTGGTGATGTGGGATGACAGATCGACTCATGACAGGGACGGCCTACCTCCAGGTCCGGAAGGATTGGGGCTCGACGTGCCGAGTCGTTCGAGCGACGCAGAACAGTCCCAGCGTGCTCGCCGATGGGTGCATCGTCGTCAAGGTCCGTATTTCTGTTCCGGCTAAAGCGTGGGAGCCACTGACCATCGAGTTGCCGGTCGAGGTCCCTGCGGAGAAGGTTGTTCGCCCGACGCTAGAGGTGGAGGACGCCGATGGCTGACTGTGTGTTCTGTGAGTTGGCCGACGAGGCTCGTGAGCGCGGCGAGACAACCTGGTCGAGCGATCAGCCGTGGTTCATCATCGAGGAGAGTGAGAACTACCCGGAGTTCTCGCCGGTCGTGCCTGGCCATTTCATGACGGTGCCGACGTATCACTACGACACTGCGATCTCCGAGCCGTACATCGCCGGGTATGCGGTCACTCGTGCTGTGGCGGAGGCCGAGAGTCGGTCGATTGATGACTTCAACGTGATCATCAACAACGGGGCGGCGGCTGGGCAGACGGTGTTCCACCTGCATGTGCATGTCGTTCCACGCTCGGCGGACGACGGAGTGGCGATGCCCTGGAGTCCGTAAGTGACTGAGATGACGGTCGAGCAGCAGAGGCTCGTTACTGACCACATCTACATCGCCGACACGATGGCGGTGAAGGTGTGGCGGACCGCTCCATACGCGCTGGAGCTAGACGAGTTGAAGTCTCTGGCCTACATGGGGCTGGTCATGGCGGCGGTGCGGTGGGAGCCGTACTGCGAGGAGCGAGGCTTCGATCCAACGCACCTCCAGTACTTCGTGGCGTTCGCTCAGCGTCGGTCCAAGGGTGCTGTCATGGACGCCTTGCGGACTCAGGATTGGGCCAATCGGTCGTTGCGCTCGCGTTACAAGATGCTTCAGGAGGCAGGACTAGAGCGGGGAGCCACCGAGACGGAGATGGCTTCGAAGTCAGGGCTATCGATGGCGGAGGTGCGCAGCACCAAGCTCGGGATGGCTCGCAGGCCGGTCAGTCTCGACACGAGTGAGGTGGACGTAGGGGGAGCACCGGGGACGGTCGAGTCCTCGGTGCTGGCGACCGAGTTGCTGAAGTCGACGGTGGCAGCGGTCGAGCAGTTGGACGAAGTCAGTCAGACGGTGATTGCGCTCCGCTACTACTCCGGCATGGAGATCAAAGAGGTGGCGGCTCAGATGGGGCTCACCGAGTCGAGGGCGTCGCACATTCACACCGACGCCGTCCTCAAAGTGCATGAGGTTCTGAAGCAGACGGCGATGGGAGAGCGGAACGTGGAGATCATCTACAACGTGCAGTCGGTCAAGAACGTGGACCCCGGCAAGTGGAAGTGGTTCCGTAAGACGACGCCGACCAAGATGTTGCCAGCCAGGGGGCCGTGCAAGATCATCACCGTGGGGAACGTGCCGGTCTCCCTGCCAGCGGGTTGGGAGGGGTTTGTTGCAGTGGACAGTGAAGGATTCCCTTACCCGGTGGACGGGCTGGTCCATGCGGACACGTACGAGGAGACGGAGGCACCCGATGAGCCGTGAGGAGCAACTGGCGCTGGCCGAGCATCTGGCCGATACTTACCCTGACCGACCTGTCTACGCGAGGCGTGTGGAGACGCTGCGCTGGCTGATGGAGCACTTCCCCTACGAGGGGTCGAAGATCTTGGTATGGGACTAGACAGAAAAGCCGATATAGAGGTAGCATGTCTCCTAGCGGCCCAAGTGGGCTGACTACAACTAGGAGAACAAAACAGGATGAAGAACCCAATTAGCATCACTAGTAACACCACACGGATTTCGGTCACGTTCCGCTGGGAGCCTGGGACCGGCCCGCACTTCGCTCGGCCTGGCTACGAAGCTCCCGAGGTGTCGTTTCACGAGATCACGGCAGTTTCGAACTGCCCTGTGCGCCACCAGGAAATCACCATCGACGGTCGTGGCCACTACATCGACTCTGACGGCAACCTTCAGGCGGACCTTGGTCCGCGCAGCATGGGGACGACTGGCATCGAGCACCCCAACATCCCCGAGGTGCTTCGGCACATGCTGTTCGAGGCGCTGCTTGAGGAGGCCGGGAAGGTCCTGGAAGGTAGCCGTGCGAACCACGGCGACTGCCCTGGCGGCTTGGGTTGTATCTGCAACCAGCCTGATGAGCCTGTTGCGCCCGACGACCTGGAGCAGGTCGTGGACGAGGCGATCCGCACGCGGAAGCCTGCGATCCCGGTCCACGACTGTGACGACTGGCACGACGGCGAGTGCTCTCGTTGTGGTCCGACGGGCAGGTGGAGTCGATGAACCTCAACGACTACTACTGTCACGACTGCCGTGACTGGCAGGCTGCCAGGCGCACCTCCGGTAAGGGCCGGGAGTGCCTGACCTGTGGCCACCAGATCCAGTGCGATGACTGCGGAGCAGGCTGGCACGACGATCATGTCTGCTACACCCCGCCGATCACTCCGGATGGCCTGGAGAACGAGATCAAGGACTTGGTCTACAACGGCTTCACCCGTGAGGAGGCGGCGGCGCAGGTCGCCGACGCCAACGGTGGAGGCGACGGCTTCAGGGAACGGCTTCTGTCGCTCCTGCCGGAGGGTCCCCTTCCGGGCGAGGGTCCGATGGACAAGGGCCTGGAGATCGACGCCGGGATCTACTCGGCTGCGGTCGCCGCTGTGAGGAGGCGACGCCGATGAACGCACCTGACGGTCTTTACACCGATACGGTCGTGGACCTGTTCCTTCTCTGGAGTAAGGAAGGTGACGGCCCGAAGTTCAAGCGGCAGGGCTCGGACGTGGAGTACGAGTACAAGTCGATGAAGCTGACTGGCCGACTTCCCCTTGTCCGCGAGGCCGTGATCATTACGGCCAATCCGCGAGGCTACCCGCTCAGCGCAAGCCACCAGTTGCTTTGGTCGGATTTGCCGGAGGACGTGTTCGAAGGACTTTGGGATCTCCTGACGAAGGAGGTGGCCAAGAAATGAGACCAATCATGATGTGCCCTGGTGCTCCTGCCGGAGGGCATCTGTCAGGGGGTTACTGGCACCCCGGAGCTATCGAGACGTGCTCCAAAGGCCGGTGCGAGGACTACAACAAACAGGATGTGAAGCAGCATGATCAACGAGCAGCATGACGCGCTGGCTGAAGCGCTCTACAACGCCTGGAATCGGCGTACGGCGTTCCAGTGGAAGCTGGAGCACTGGCGCGAGGTCGTCGGCGACGACGAGGTTCAGGCGCTCCTGTCGGAGGGAGGTGAGCGTGCATGAAGTGGCTGAAAATGCTTCTGGCTAGTGCGCTGGTCGTACTCACCTTCGGGTGTGCCCACGCTGACAGCGAGCCGTCTAAGCCCAGCGTCGACTATGACTCCTGGCGGACCCAGATGAGGTCGCAGGCGATGACGCAGGGACAGGACTTGGATCTGACGGTGTACCGCGACGTGTTCCAGAACGATGTCTGCAAGATGGACGATGGTTCGTTCGATTACTTCGTTGCCGGGTCGGTCGATGACGGCACTGTCGAGTACGCCCGTATCAGCATCAAGTACTTCTGTTCTGACCGGACAGCGGACCTGGAAGATGCGCTCGACATAGTCGGCTACACGCCGCCCTCATAGACCGAGTGCCGGGGCGTCAACGGAGTTTCCTATGGGACCTTTCCTTCGAAGGGCGGTCATGATGGAGGTTTTTCATCCCTGTTCCCTCCTAGCCGTACCTGCGCCCCGGCACTCTCCCGATTCGATGCACATGGTGTTGTAGATCGTCTACATCGCCTAGTACGCTGGCTGTTGGAGGCAGCATGAATCTTGTTCTTGACATCCTCGATTGGGTCCTTGCCGTCGTCATCCTGGTCATCTTCGTGTTCTTCACCGCGTCGGCGCTGTACCCGTGGTGGAACAAGACGAAGCAGGTTCGACTGCTCGGCTGGCCGACTCTGGTGGCATGGCTCGCCTCGTGGGCGATTCTGTTCTACTTCGTGGACGTGATCGTGGACGGCTTCAAGGAGTTCGTCGGCTTCATGCTCGGGGTCGTTCTGATCCTCGGGATTGAGCGCATGTACCGGCGTGCCGATACAGCACATTTGAACTATTTGTTGAAGAACGCACCTAAGCGGGAGCCTGACGACGATGAGTGAGTCCTACGTCGAGATCGACCGGATGCGTCTGGTCGCCGAGCGCCTGCGTACCAAGTGGCGCATGGTGTCTCAGAAGGGGTTGCCGAAGTACCAAGTCAGGAATCGAGCCGCCGACTTCGCGCTGGCTGACTGGCTGGACTTCGTGGCCAACACGCACGAGGAGGACCCGACCGACTACTGCCGAGGCGGTGGTCATGCCGATTTTGTGTTGGGCGACCCCGGTCCGGTTCACCCTTGCACCTCGTGGTGGTGCCAGAACATGGACCAAGCGTTGAAGTTCACCAACGCCTTTTTGATGGAGACGACATGATTGAGATTGGAATGCACCTGGCCTGGACCATCTGCATCTCCGTTATCGCGATGGCCTTCGCGATCAGCGAGTTGGGCCACAAGAACTGCGTGCCCAAGGACCATAAGTGTCTCGCTGAGGACGACAACGATGGCTAGGTTGTCCACCGGGATCTGCTTGGTCGCTGGCACTTGTACTGGCACTGTGTTCGGTCAGTCGTGGTGGCTCTTGACGATCCCGTACGTCTTGTACTCCGTGTTCGTGATCGTGTGGGCGGAGAGCTTCGTGGAGTTCTATCGGTGGGACGGCGAGGCGTTGCTGCTTTCGTCTGGCTTCGTGGCGCTCGGCACCTTGTTCCTGGCGTTCGCCATGACGACCGGTCCTGGCTGGCTGTTCGCGATGGTCGTGCTGATGTATGGGTTGACGATGATCAATCAGATGTATACTCCACACATCATGCGAGTAGGTTGGCAGAGGCAGCGGCGAGGGCTCGACACCGAGCTTGCTGACAAGCTGCCCTACACTACCGACCTGGGCGCGATGCGCGACCGGTTCCGGCTCGGTCTGAAGGAGCACGCAGGCCGATGAAGGCATACGTACTGGTTCAGATCGAGGCCGACGACGCCGAGCACACCCGTATCCGAGTGGGCTCGATTCGGAAGGCGATCCACGGGATGGCGGAGTCCTTCGGGTACGAGAAGCAGGTCGCCGACATGCCGTTCTACGAGGACGAGGAGCGTACCTACGTCGGCACGCTCTCGTCGTATCCCGCGCTCGACAAGGAGTTCGAGCGGCACCGGAAGGTATGGCGAGGCGTGAAGGGGCAGCGATGAAGGATCGGCTTCAGTCGGCGGTTGACTCCGCCCGCGACCTCGGTGGTTTCTTTCTCTACAACTGGCCCATGTGGATCTTCACGGCAGTGTGGTGCGGCGGTCAGTTGGTGTTCTTGATGACGACCGTGGTCAACAACATCTTCTTCGACTCGGAGACGTACGCCAAGTACGAGTCCATCGTCTCCTTGACGTGGTTCGTGGTTGGTGGTGTCTGGCTCTTGATGCGCTCGCTCCTCTGGCCAGATCGGACCAGGCTGCGACAGGAACAGTGGAGGCGTCGGTGGCCGCTCTACATTTGTGGACGGACGCAGACCGAGGGCGATGTCACCCACACCTGCGATCTGAAGAAGCACCACCCAGGCTTTCGGCACTCATGCCAGTGCCTCAGGGCTGGACATGCTTCAGGCCATGCTGGGATCTTCATGTGGGTCTACACCCAGCATGGCGTTCCCGTCGACCTGCTGTGAAAAACGGCTCGAAGTGAGTATCTAGACGATAGTCGTCCGGCTCCGGTGCGATAGGGACAGCTAAGGGTTTTGAAGTACCAGAGCATTGTGGAAGTACCTGCTACAAGGAGGCAGAGTAGTGAGTGAGGCAGTCGGCGCGGGAGCGCTGAGCGAGGACGAGGCGCAGCGCGCCCTCCAGAACGCCATCAACACCGAGATCTCGTCGGGGTGGCGTGTGGAATCCCAGATCCCCGGTCAGGCGACCCTGGCGAAGGGCCGTCACATCAATCACATCGGGCACGGTGTGGCCACCGTGTTGACCTGCGGGTTGTGGGCCCCGGTGTGGGCCATCTCCTGGGCGGTCAACAGGCGTCAGGTGCAAAGCCTGTCGGTCGACCAGTACGGCAACGTCCAGCGGCAGAAGCTCTGAGGTCATCGTGGAGACCGTGTTCTGGAGCGCCGTGTTCGCCGTAGCGGTGTGCGCGCCGAGCGCGTTGCTGTGTTGGGCGATGAGCCGGAGGATCAAGGCGGACTACCGCGAGGCACGGGCCAAGGCGAAGGCCGAGCACCAGGCGCGGATGGCCGCGATCCTGGCAGAGTTCGACCGAGAGCTTGAGCGACAAGGACTTCTGAGCGAGGTCAAGAACACCGAACAAGAGAGGCAGCAACCGTGAGCGTAGAGAAGCGAGCAGCGCGCGTCCTGGCCGAGGCCGAGGAGCTATTGGACCAGGGCTGGATTCAGGGCACCGAGTGGGACGCCAATGGGAACCACTGCATGAGGGGCGCGATCAACGAGGTGATCGACAACCAGGTCACCCTCCGGGTCCGTCCGGGACTGCGGAAGAAGGTGCTTCACGCAGCGGTGGGAGCCACCAACACCGTGGTCACCAAGCAGTCGAGTTATCTCGGCGACGACACCCTGGTCTCCAAGCTGTGCTACGGGATGGAGTCGTACAACGACACTTCCGGACGCACCAAGGAGCAGTGCCAGGGCGCGTTCAGGGCGGCGCGGCGCGGGTTGCTGGACGGACGGTTCGTGTTCGACCGGCACGCGCTACGCGCGATCACCGTGCAGGAGCCGAAGAAGGCCAAGGCACCTGCGCTGCCACCGGCTCCTCCGGAGCCCAGCTACAAGGGTGTGCCCAGCTTCGCGCCGTCGGCCAAGAAGCCGGTGAGCGAGAAGAAGGCACGCCGGGAGAAGGTCCACGCATGAGCCCCGAGCCGGAGCAGGTCGCCGAGGTCCTGGAGGACGCCGCCGACCTGATCGAGTCCGGGTGGTGCCAGGGGACCTGGACGCGCAAGGCGGTGACCTGGAACGGGCAGGATGCCGGGGAGGAGGTCTGCGCGTCGGAGGCGATCTCGCGGATGGTCTGGAACAACACCAGCACCAAAGCCGAGCAGGTCGAGTTGTCGACTGCTGCGCACCGAGCGGTGCTCGAACACCTGGGCCCTGAGGAGTTGAAGCACCTGACCGAGCGGCTGGAGGTCGACCGGCAGCATGGTGATGGCTTCTTGACACCACACATCGTGCTTTCGCGGACTCGCGACCCTGTCATCGCCTGGAACGACCGTCCGTCCATCGACGGCGGGCCGAATAAGCAGGAGGTCCTGGACACCTTCCGAGGTGCGGCCAAGGACGTACTGAAGCCTGAGGAGGCAGCATGAGTGAGGCGCGACTGAGCGCAATCGACCAGGTCATCGTGGACGCGATCCGGGGCGGGGCCGAGATCATCGAGCGGGACGGCTGGACCAAGGGCGACCTGCACGCACCGACCGGTGAGCACTGCGCGTTGGGCGCGCTCGACGCCTGGCTGACCGAGCACACCCGTCACGGGACGGCGCTTGAGTACCTGAGGCTTCGTGAGCAGGTGCAGCAGGTGGTGAACCTGCATGTGCAGGACACGACGCGGTACTCCAACGTGGCGAGGTTCAACGACGCCACCCGGACCACCTACGCCGGTCAGGTGACTCGCAAGCTGCGGGAGGCGGCTGCCTGGTACGAGCGGACCCGGCTCGCTCAGGTCATGGGTTCGCTGACTGAGGTCGAGGCTGCGCTGAAGGCGGAGGCCAAGGCTGAGAAGAAGGCAGCAAAGGCCGAGCGCCGTGAGCAGCGCAAGATCAAGCGCAAGGCGCGGCGTTGGGGCCGGTCGCCGGTCACCTGGCCAGCCGAGGAGCAGGTCACCGACAAGGCCGAGGAGCGGGTGTGAGCACGACGATGGCGATTTCGGCGCTGGACATCCTGCCGGTCTATGACTCGGAGACTTCGGAGGTCATCGGCGGGTTCGACCGGACGGTTCAGCGGGACGACTCCGAGCGGACCGCCGAGATCTGTGAGAACGCGGCCAAGCTCATCGAGGAGCGAGGTTGGACCCAGGACACCGCCGTCGGCGCGAACGGCGGTGTCTGTCTGGTCGAGGCGCTGACCCGCGCCGCGCTGGACAAGGTGATCTTCACCAGTGGCGGGGCCGACGAGTCGGTTCGGGCGGCGTTCCAGAGGGCGCTGGACCACATGGAGTGGACGCTGTTCGGCTCCAAGACGCTGGACGAGGGCTACAACATGGCGCGCTGGAACGACCGGATAGGGCGTCGGGAGCAAGAGGTCCTGGACGCGCTCCACACCGGAGCCAAGCTCGCACTCAACCCGGAGGCAGACCGTGGCGATGCATGATCATTCGGTCCTTTGTCCTCTGTGCAGTCCGACGATTGATCTGACCGAGCAGGAGGAGGCCAACCACATCGCGTCCGGGGTGAACCCGTCCACCGGTACTCCGGCTGACCCTGGCATCAACACGCCGGAGCGTCGTCACGAGGACGAGCAGTTGGCTGACATCCTGGACCGGGCTGCCGATCTATTGGAGACGCACGGTCGTTGCACCGAGCAGTTGGTCGACAAGGCGACCGGCGAGTTGTGTCTGGTCGGTGCGCTGATGAAGGCGAGCGACGAGCACGAGGTGGTCGGCAAGCGTCGTCGCCGGGTCTACCGGCACATGCTCGACACCACCTGGCTGGAGATGGATTTGCCTCGACTGTGGTTGTCGTCGTGGAACGACTCTAAATGGACCACCGACCAACAAATCCTCGACGCCCTGCGTCTGGGAGCCAAGAACGCAAGAATGCCAAAACCGATGGAGGCAGAATGAATACCACAATCGGGACGTTGACCGAGTCCCCCACCGTGCAGTTGTCGATCACCAAGAAGCTGATCGATGAGGCCGTCGTGGGAGACTCCTCCCACTGCATGGTCGCCAACGCGGTCAAGCAGGCCATCCCCCACGCGCGGCACGTCAGCGCCGACATTCAGTCGATTCGCTTCAGCGATCCGAGCAAGGGTGTCCGCTACATCTACCTGACGCCGCGCAAGGCGCAGGAGGCGATCCTGTCCTTCGACCGGGGCAACAAGCCCAAGCCGTTCCGGACTACGATTCGGAATGCCCATGTGACCGAGATGGGCAAGAAGAAGTCGCCGAAGAAGATGGTCAGGCGGACGAAGGACGGCCCGCGCAGCACGCCGATGGTCGTCGGTGGCAAGCCTGCGCCGATGGGAGCGCTGTCCGGTACGGCACGGACCAAGGCCACCAAGAAGGCGGCGGCGCGCAAGGTCGGCAAGCTCAACCAGCGTCGGGCAGGCGAGGCCACGGGCCGGATCGGTCGTCGCCGTGAGTTCGGCCTTCGGGCGATGGTCAAGTAGCGCTTGGAGGTGAACCGAGTGCTGAGATTGGACGAGTGGGTCTACCCTGCGTGGTGGGACCCCAAGGAGGCAGCATGAATCCCTTCGGCCAAGAGCCGGAAGATGCCGAGCTAGGCAAGAACACTACGGTCATGGATCGGTCCGGTGGGCATTCGGGTGTGGTGGCCAAATACTACGTGGCTCCGCCGCAAGTCGGCTCGGACGAGTACGACGTGCTGGACGCTGCGTGGCTAGACCACTTTCCCGGTCGGTCGAAGAAGCCGATCATCTCCGACTTGGTTGCCGACGTGATGGAGGCGTGCGCGGACTACATGACCGAGGTCGGTCACACCAAGTACACGCTCATCGACAACGACGGCTCGGTGTGTTTGACCGGCGCGGTTGACGGTGTCACGAACGGTTGGCCGTCGTGGCAGCGGACGCTGTTCATGGATCACATGGAGGCCGTGGTTCGGCCTCCACAGAGGCCGATGGCGCTGATCATGTGGAACGACTATCCCGAGACGACGCAGGAGCAGGTGGTCGAGGGCTTCCGGAAGGCTGCCAAGGTCGCTCGTGGAGCACCATTGGAGGATGCCTCCGATGGATCTCAATGACCCGAAGCGAAAGCGGTACTACCCTCCCCGGCGTCCGACCGAAGTCTTTATGGCCAAGCTCGCGGCTGCGATCCAGGACTACCGGGAGTGGACCGGGCTGTCCCAGCGCGAGCTAGGCGAGCGGATCGGTCTAGAGCACTCCTCGGTGTCCAAGCTGGAGAAGGGCCAACGGATGCCGTCGATGTGGATTCTGGAGAACCTGGCCAGGGCCGGGGTCATCACCATCTTCATCTCGAAAAGCGGCACACAGATCAAGGCAGTCAAGAGTGAGCAGAACAAGAGCCCGGATCATCAACCCGCGCCAGGCGGACCTGGCGCAAGCTCGGGAGTTCGTCCGCTCCCTGGTGGCTCTGCGTAAGATCCAGGGACTTACGCAGGCGCAGGTCGCCAAGCGGATGGGCGTGCCGCAGTCACAGATCTCGGTCCTGGAGAACGAGCACCACGTACTTCGGCTCGACACCCTTCAGCGTTACGCCAGAGCCATCGGGGCCACGCTTCACTTCACCTACACCGTGGACGAGGCCAAGGTCGAGTAGGCTGGAGCCCTATCTATTTGGAGGCAGCAATGTGTGAATACTGTGGTGACCCGACGGTGGCGGCTGATCTTCCGACGCCAGACATCCCCAAGCTCCGCAAGCTCTATGAGTGGGCGTGCGAGCAGGATGCGTTGCGGAAGAAGTCGTTTCGTGCAGGCGACTACGACTTGACCGAATGGGCTCAGGGGCAGTGGGCGCAGAAGATCGTGGGTGTAGAAGGCGTCTGCGGTACGGCGTACTGCATAGCCGGGAAGGCGGCGGCGGAGGCTGGCGCGACCTGGACCGAGCAGCAGTTGAGCGGTGAGCACGGTGGGTCGACCTGCACGCTGCCGAATGGCAGGGTCATGACCGTACGCATTTTTGCGCAGCAGGACTTGGGTCTGTCGCATAGCGAGGCCAGCCGGTTGTTCCACGGCACGAACGACATCGGCACGATCCACCATGTCCTGAGGGACATCTGGGAGCGGGCTGGGGAGAAGTTCGACCTGACGCTTCCAGAGCATTTGACTGATTCGGACTGAACGATGGGACGCTTTGCCGATACGTTGCGCAAGGAGATGGAGCCTGAAAATCCTCTGCGCAGCGGCGATACCCAGGTGGCGTTGATCCACTTCCTGGCGCGTCTGGAGGCGTTGGAGGCCGAGGAGCAGCAGGCCATCGAGCAGGCCACCGACAAGGCGCTGGAGCGGATGGGTCACCCACCGTACCGAGGGCCGTTGATCAGAGACGTACGTGCCGTTCTGAAGCGTCGTAGGGATCGCCGGGGGGAGATGGTCACCGAGCCTGAGATCGAGGCTCCAGCGCCCGTAGACGACGATCCTGAGGGTGGCTGGTTCTTCTCCGTGCAGGGGATGATCAGGTTCGAGGACGGAGAGGGGATCTTCGATGAACAGGAAGCCCCCGAATTGGAAAAAGATGCCACCGGATGAGCAGTCGCAGTACCTAGCCGATCTGTACTACGTCTCGGCTCAGATGAGGAGCGACCAACCTCACCCGTGGGCAGGACCGTTCTCAGCGACTCGGTTCGTGCAGGTGGAGTCCATCTTCGGGATCGCCGCCGCGTTGTTCGGCTTCTGGATCTGGAGTCAGCCCAGCGGTCAACTCCTTGCTGGCGTCTCGTGGGTGGTCGCTGTCGTTTGTCTGTGGGAGCCCGCGTGGCTGATCGCGTCGTACTTTGCGGCGATTGGCTACGCCAGGAAACACCCAGAGCGATATGAGGTTCGGGGGTCGAAGTTCCGACTACGACTGGAGGCGATGAAGTGACAGACGAGAACGATCTGCTAGATGCTGACGCTGCGTGGGAGCGTGCCAGTGCTCTGCTCCGGCAAGCCGACCGGAGCTTGCGGGGCGGAACCCCCGGCATCGCCGACACGCAGGCCAACCTGGCGATGGCCTACACCTTGTACGCCACCGGCAGGCAGGAAGGCAGCATCATCTTCGAACCTGCTGAAGAAAACAGGTAGAACCGAGTACCAGGGTTCGAGAGGGTATCTATTCACAGGAGGCGCACCAGTGAGCGTTGACACCCAGACGGCCCCGGAAGGCAAGGCAACCTTGTCGATTCCGGACCCCACCGGGGACACCCGCATTCTGTGGGACCCCACCAACCGTGACGAGGTCGACCTGGCCCGAGCCGCTTTCGAGCAGGCGAAGGCAAAGGGAATGGCAGCGTTCGCAGTCAACCCGGCTGACGGCTCTCAGGGCGGTCAGATCCGTGAGTTCGACCCGGAGGCGAAGGCCATCGTCATGGTGCGGCAGTTGCAGGGAGGCTAGTCCCCTTGCCGGACCGCGATGAGGACCGAGGCCCGGATGTGTCCCTGAAAGCTGGGACCATCCGGGCTTCGGATTTATCAGACTTTGCAATCAGCCTGAAGCACGTACAACGAGGGATCGAGAACATGGCCATCACCATCCGGGACTTGGACGGCGCGTTCCGTACGGCGGCGGGGCAGATCACGACCAACACCACGACGGGGACCTACACGGGTCGGATCGTCAACAACACCAACGCGACGGTCACCTTCAACGATATGTATACCAACACTTGGACCACTGGCTACAACGGCTACGACCGGATCACGTACGACGACTTCGGGTGGGACCAACGGTTGGAGGACTATCGACGTTGGTATACGACGCCCCCACGGGATACGCGGACGCCGGAGGAGATTCAGGAGGCTGCGGCGCGACTTCAGCGTGAGCTAGACGAGCGGCAGTACCGGCGTGAGGAGCAGAGCCGTCGTCGGCTGGAGCGAGCCCAGCGTGAGGAGGAGAACCGGCAGGCGGCGCACAACCGTGGCCTGGAGGTCCTGGAGTGGATCTTGACGCCCGAGGAGCGCGAGCAGTGGGCCAAGGACAGTCAGGTCGTGGTCAAGGGCTCTGAGGGCAACCTGTACCGGGTGAACACCTCTGGGGTCCACGGCAATCTCACCGAGGTCGATGAGCACGGCTGCGAGTTGGCCCACATCTGCGTCGCGCCTCAGATGTACGTGGGTCGGAACGACCACGAGGACGACTATGGACGAGTAATGCCGTCGTCAGATGGCTGGGTGGGTCAGATCCTCATGATCAAGAACAGCGAGCGGGAGATTCAGGCCAGGGGTAACTACTCGCGTCGTAATCCGTGCCGTCGAGACCGGAACCGGACCGCGCGGATCAACCGTGAGCCGATGCCTGGAGACCGGATGGAGCTTGCTCACGTCATCCGTGAACAGCGTGAGCGGATGGAGCACAACTGGAACGTGAACGCCGCGTGAGTGAGGATCTGTGGCGCAAGCTGCTCGTACAGGAGGGCATCGTGCAGGCTCCGATGGAAGCCGATGTGTTGTGGAAGATGTGGGTCGACCGGTACTTGAAGCCGTGGCAGCCGTCGGCTCGCGAACGTGAACGGCACGCCGCTCAGGCTGAGCGAACCCGGCAACGACTCCGGCAGGACTTGGCTGAGCAGCGTGGTCACGAGCGCAATGAGCGTGCGGCGTGGGAGGAGTTGGACTCGCATCTCACCAAGGATGAGGTCGCTCAGCGAAAGAAGGACGGTTACGTCGACTTCATGGGCTCGAACGGTCGGCGGTACCGGGTCTATATGAGTGACGAGTTCGGGATCACCGACAACGTCTGGGAGATCGACCAGCATGGGTGCGAGATCCGGAACTACTGTGGAGCGCCGGAGATGTACGCCAACGACATGAGGTTCGCGCGTACGAAAGCCATTCCTGAGCCGTTGGGATACTTGGGACAGGTTTTGACGTTGAGGTTCAATGCCGAGGCATTTTTGGCAGCGGCGTACGCAGGCGAAGTATGGCAATGTGAGAGGCAGCAAGGCAGTGGCTAACAGGTACCGGACCAGGCAGCGTCCGGCAAGACAGCGGGGTCATCTGGCGGACAAGCTCCACCACCCTGTTTCGATCCTCGTGATGGGCGTGGCGGTGTTCACCATCTTGGTGTGGCTTCCACGCTGCGCGGGATGACGAAGAAGGCTCCGCCGAATCCCGAGACGGTTCGTCTCATCGAGGCGACTCGTGAGGCTCACGAGGTTCTGGCTGATCTGAAGGCGGAGCGGAAGGCTATCGAGGACCTGGTTGAGAACGCTTCGGCGAAGCTCGCCGAGGAGCTTCAGGCGATGCATGACGGTTTCGTCGCGGCGCTGGTCGAGCAGGGCTTGGAGAACTACAGGTCCACGATTGAGCAGGCTCAAGAGGATGGCGTAAGGACGATCCTCGAAGGGTTTGATGAGATGGTCAGCAAGTTGTTGATCGCGACCAAGAAGGATCAGCGCCGAGGACTGCCGTCGATTCCTGATCTGGTAGAGCAGATGGCGTCCGGCAACCTGGATTTCGACTCTGAGGCGATGAAGCGCAAGGTCCAGGAGATTGAGGCGGAGATGGCCGCTGAACAGCGGTTGCGTGACCGGGAGGAGCGACGTGCCCGAGCTAAGGCAGAAGCTAAGTCCCGAAGAAAAGGTCGCCGGTAGGAAGTTCCGGGACGAGCAGCAGGCGTACCTCGACAGGCTGAATGAGACAGACCCGCCGACGTACGACGAAGGTGTGGACACGCTCCAGCGATACATCCGCCACGAGTGTGCCAAGCAGGGAGGCCGGAAGGCGTTGTCGATGCAGGAGGTCTACATCTTCAGCGATGACAAGAAGTTCGGCTTCATATTCAAGGAAGGCAAGTGCCGGTGCGGAGAGACAGCACGAACGGCAACAGGTCGGTTCGTGATCGCATCGGAGAGACCACCACTGGAAGGAAGGGTGGCACGTAGATGACTGATCCGTGGGACATGCCAGAGATGAAGGAGTGGGCCGACCACATCCGGAAGGAGTTGGTCCCTAAGCTTGTCGGCTCGGCAGCGACGGTGTCGATTGTGCCGAAGGGTGAGACCGACGTGAAGTACGCGGTCGAGCTAGGCATGTCGATCATGTTGGAGAAGCCGCTAGTGCTGATGGTCTCTCCTGGCGCGCATGTGCCGGACAAGCTGGCGCAGATCGCCGACGCCATCATCGAGATCGACTTCGATGACGCTGACAGTCAGCACCAGGCAGGCGAACGGCTCCAAGAGTTCCTGATCTCGGTGGCGAACGATGGATCTTGACGATCCGTACATCGACCTCGGGTGGTGGGCGATGTCGGGTCGAAACCTCATGGAGGCGCTTCAGCGGGCTCATAATGGCGAGGACCCTGACCTGATCTACGCCGAGCTATACGCCAACTCGCGGACGGAGATCCCTCCAGTCGCGGAGTAGGCTCGCAGTAGGAGGCAGTCCCCGATGAGCATGTTCCCTGGCAGGTTCACCCTGCGGTGTTGGCACTGTGGTCTGTGGCGCACCTTCCGGAACGGTAAGACCAACGAGGAGATCGATCAGGCGCTCCGTGACAAGGAGTGGGTCGTACGCCGGAACGAATCTGGTGACCTGACCGGATTGGCTTGTCCGGAGTGTTCCAGCCGCTACTTCCTGACAGGGGAGGTGGCTCATGAAACCGACCAAGCGTGAGGTCATCGGCTTGAGTGCGGTGGTGCTCGGCTTCATCGGCTTGATCATGGCTTGGATCTTCACCGATCACGGCAGTGCTGACGAGCAGACCAAAGATCCTCCCATCGTGGAGATCGCCGTGGGGCAACCGGCGTACCCAGGGGTCTCTGGGTTTGGTACCCGTACAGGTGGTGGTCGAGGAGGACCGGTCTGTCAGGTGACGGACGCCGATTCCTTCACGGAGTGCGTCGCGCAGGACGGTCCGCGCATCGTCGTTTTTGAGAAGGGCGGCACCTACGTCTTGGATCAGCCGGTGGAGATCACCGAGCCGTACTTGACCATCGCCGGTCAGACGGCACCTGGAGGGATCAAGCTGACTCAGCCGCTCAAGGTCATGACGCATGACGTGGTGATCCGGTGGGTTGACTGCAACGTGTACCTGAGCCGATATGCAATGCTCCCCCGAGCCAATGTGGTCCTGGACCGGATCGGACCGAGCGCCGTGCCGGTGATCCCAAAGCCGCTCATCGACAGCGATGATGACGGGATGCCTGACGACTTCGAGATCTGGCATCACAACGATCTCAACGCCGACGATGCGGCGTATGACGTGGACAAGAACGGCTATGCCGATATTGAGGACTGGTTCAACCAGTTGTTGTCGTGAACCAACCGCGAGGCGTAGGCGACATCTTCGGGGAGGACATCCCTCCGCTGAGGGGTACGCCCGCGTGTGACGGTGTGGACCCCAAGCTGTTCGACTCGGTCCATGAGGAGGACCACATCACGGTCGCCGTGGAGTACTGCGCTGGGTGTCCGGCGAAGCGGTCGTGTCTGGAGCGCCGGGAGTGGTTGGCGAATCTCCACCCGTATGCCAAGCCGGAGGGGACCTGGGGCGGCAGGCTCTACAACACCAAGGGCCGTCAGAAGCGAGTCAAGCCGAACAAGTACATCCGATACCGAGCGGCGTGACCGATAATCTTGTCGTGGAGATCGACCCGGCTCACGAGAGTACGTGGGGAGCAACCCCGGAGTACAAAGCGGCGTGGGAAGCCAAGCATGGTGAGAGCGCCCTACGTCCGGCTGAGAGCGCTCCCAAGGCCGAGTGGGTCGATTGGGCTGTCGCGCATACTGACCTTGACCGGAAGCAGGCCGAGGGTCTGACGACGAAGGCACTGAAGGAACTGGAATGAGAGGTAGCCCGCTCGTCTGGACGATTGTCGGCATTCTGCTGATCATCCTGTTGGTGATCATTCTGATCAGGGCGTTTGACGACAACGGCGATGGCGGCAAGGGAGATGACGGCGTTCTCACACCTCGCCTCGTCCTTGTGAGGTAGCCGTGGCTGATCTCGGGCAGCCGATTTCGAACCAGAGTCTCTTGGTGGCAGCAAAGATTGTGCTGCCAGGTTTCCCTGCCGTGTCCATCTGGATCGGCCTGGCGTTCCTGTTCGGTGATCCGTCTCGTTACACCTCGCCTTCGCTCGATGTGGCCAAGGACATCATGCCGATTCGGACCTGGGGCGTGTTGTTCTTGTTGGTCGGCGCGATTGAGTTGTCTGCGCTGATCTTCGGAGGCAATCGGTTTTGGTTCTCTGCTGCGCTCGCCATCGGAGCGGCCATGTTCGCCGTCTGGACCGTGGTGTTGACGGTGGCCATCTTCACGGTGCCGGACGCCTCGCTGACCGGTCCGGTCTACCCTGCATTCATCGCGCTCGTCCACCTGTCATTCATCCGCTACTTGAGCTACGACTGGTACCAGATCGAGCGCAGCCGTTAGATCCTCGAACAGCTAGGTATTAGAGAGTGTGGCTACGGCAATCGAGCATGGGCAGAAGGTCCTGGCCTCGATTGTCCCGAATGGTCGCGATGAGCTTGACCTAGCGCTGCGGTACCTGCTGCCCGAGCACTTCCAGGACCCGACCCAGCGCAATCTGTTCCTGATGCTGGAGCGGTACGCCGACATCACGGGCGCGGTCATGACCCGTGACGCCTTCGATGATTTGATCTCGAAGGCTACGGCGGACGCAGGCAAGGCCGCGCTCTATCTGGAGACCTACGACCTGCTGGTTGCGATGCCGTCCTCTCCGGCTGAGTTCCGCTGGAGCATGAACGAGCTACGGGACCTGGCTGCTCAGCGAGAGACTGGCCGGGTCATCACCGAGGCTATGGGCATCCTCCAGACCGGGCTCGATGGGGAGCACGGGAAGCGTCTCAAAGGCCATGAGGATGCCCGTACGCATGTGCTGGCGGAGTTCGCCGAGATCGACCGCTCCCTGGCCATGCAAGAGGCCCCAGAGGGCGCTATCCGGCATCAGCAGGAGGAGATCCTTCAGGACTATGCCGACCGGAAGCGAGCCACCTCAGAGGGCCGGAACGTCGGCGTCGACTTCGGCTTGCGTGCGCTTGACTACAAGATCGGTGGGCTCCAGCCTGGCGACTTCGCCCTGATCGCCGGGTACTCCAGCGACGGCAAGACATCTCTGGTGGTCCAGCTTGCTTGGGCAGCGGCGGTCCAGCAGGGCAAGAACGTGGTCATCGCCACCACGGAGACCACGCAGCCTCAGGTCCGGCGCAAGCTGGTCGCTCGGCACTCCACCCTGGAGCAATTCGGTCTGACCGACGGCCTCAACTCCAGGGCGCTGCGGGACGGCACGTTGGACGCCGATGAGGAGCGGGTCCTTCCGGAGGTGGTCACCGACCTCACCCGGAATCCGGCGTACGGGGAGGTCTACATCAAGCAGATCCCGAGGGGGCAGACCCTCGCGCAGTTGGAGTCGGCGCTGTATCGGATTCACCGGAGCTTCCCCATCGACGTGTGCGTGATGGACTACTTGGCTCTGCTGAAGGCCGAGCGCCGGAGGGAATCCATCCGGGACGAGCTTGGCACGCTGATGAAGGAGTCCAAGCAGATCGCTACTACGTTCGATGATGGCCGTGGTCTCATCTTCGTGAGCCCCTGGCAGGTCAACCGGACGGCGTACGACAACGCGCTGCGGCTGGGCTACTACACCACGCTGGCGCTGTCAGAGACGGCAGAGGCGACCAACTCCCCCGACATCATCGTCAGCGTACTCAACCAGATTGCCGATAGCGATGCACGGTTCGCCGAATTGAAGCTCCAGCTACTCAAGAACCGGGACGGCGAGACGGCGTCGAGTTTGATGATGGCCGTCGACTACGCCACCTGTAACTTTTCCGAGAAGGTGTCGAACACCGGCATTGAGGGCGTCCTGGACGGCACGGAGGACCAAGAGTTCGGCGGTCTCCTCGGCATGTGATCCGATAACTCCCACGAGTGACCAGACTCCGGGAGTTTGCATGGCTGACGAGCGGTTGAAGCGCCCTTGTGACGTGTGTCTTGAGGTGGACGACCACCCTCGCCATGTCCACGGGTTGGCTCCGGATGATCCCAACGCTGTAGCGCCGAACGACACCGACTTTGAGTTGGTCGTGGGTCAGCCAGGCGTGTCTGCGGCGTCCCTCCAGCAGTTCTTGGACCCACTGACCCAGATTCGTCACCTTGACTGCTGCGCGGACAAGGGATGCCCGACCGGTACCTGTGGTCCTCAGCTTGAGGCAGCAGATCACGCTCACGGCGACGAGCTTCTTGCTGCGATTCAGAAGGAGGGCTAGGGAATGGCTGGTTTGGTTCAGGCGCACGCGAACGCGATTCTTGATGCGTCGCTGGACGGAGGCTCGGTCACGCTGTCGACCTCCGCGATCAAGTGCCGTCTGATGACGGCCAATGGCTCTGCTACGTCGGCAGGAACGGAGCTTTCGACCAGCGGTGGTTACACCTCGGGTACTGGCGCTCCGACGGTCACGTTCGCAGCAGCGTCGTCGGGCTCGAAGGCGTCGAACGCCGCAGTTACGGTGACCAACATGCCAGCGGCCACCATCGTCGGCGTTGAGCTTTGGGACTCGGCTGGTACTCCGCTGCGGAAGTGGTGGGGAGCACTGAGCGCCAACAAGACGACCAACTCCGGCGACACCTTCTCCATCGCCTCGGGCAGCCTGACCGCGTCCCTGACCTAGGGAGGGACCTTGGCTGAGTACTGGTTGAGCGTCGATGCCATCGCGCTCTCCGCGTCTACGGCGAAGTCAGTGTTGGAGATTGCGGCTGGCTCGAACGACCCTGTCTCCATCGTGGAGTGGTGGGTCGAGTTCGATGGCACGTCCAGCACGGCGGTGCCGGTCAAGGTCGAGGTCGGTCGATTCAGCGCTGGAGTGACGACGGCGACCACCGGCACGGCGGAGAAGCGAGACACTGGAACATCCGGTGGCGGCACGGCGGCGACGGTGAAGCACACCACAACGACCGAGGGTGCCGGTACGGCGGACGACATTCAGTTCCACCGGGTTCCGCCCACTTCAGGTCTGTGGTACATCGCTCCGATGGGTCGCGAGGTCATCATCGCGGGTTCGGGATTCTGGCGGATGCGGTTGAATGCTGCGGCCACCGTGAACGCCACGGTGGGAGTGGTTTGGCAGGAGTGATCCTGCGTGGCGAACCCGACCTTCAGCAACCTCACCTCTGGTACCGACAACGTTGACCGCGCGACGTACACCACGGCATCGGTTTCGCCGACGGCCAACCGGCTGATCTTCGTCTCGATCAGCGCCTTTGACACGTCTACGACGACGCCAGGCACACCGGCTGTCACCGGCAACGGCATCACTTACGACTTGGTCGAAGATTGTCTCGTGGACGTGGCTGGATCAGACCGAGCCGGTGCATGGATTTTCCGGGGGATGAGTGCGAGCCCTTCGAGCGGGACCATCTCCATTGCGTTCTCCGGTATCCCATCCGACGGCGTGCTCAACTGTTGTGTGTGGTCAGTGGATCAGTCGAGCAGTGACGTGGATACTTCCGGCTCGAACGGCTCTGGCGCGATTGGCAACACAGCGTTTCAGGATGACGACGGCACCGGAACGTCGGCCACCGCGAGCATCACGATTGGAGCAAGTAACAGCGGGTTCGCGGCATGTGGTATCCAGGTTTCGACGCCTGGTACGACGGCACGGTCGTCTCCAGCTTGGACTGAGCTAGCTGACGTGGCGCTGAGTTCTACTGGATTGCAGACGCAGTACTACGCAGGTGGAGCGGACACGGCTGTCTCTGCTACACATGCGAGCGCTCGGTCTGGGATCATCGGAGTTGAGGTTAAGCAGGCAGTTGCGGCAGGCAACCCTCGGTCGATTTACCGACCGAATCGTGCTGCGGTAGAGCGAGCGAGTAGGTGGTGACACATGGCTCGTCTAGGACGTAGTCGACCGATCACCCCTCGTCTGATCGTTCCGAACAAGGCGCGACCGAACGGTTTTTGGTTCAGGGAGCGCTTCGAGGGTGGAGCGCCGTACGCCAACGAGACGATGATCTGGGGCGGCACTGCCAGCCACCCGTACACCACCACGGGCGGCACCGGAAGCACGTTCGATCTCAACCACACGGCTGATTTCGCGCTTGGTGACCGGTCCATCAAGATCACCACCAACGGCACCAATGCCAACACCTTCGTGCGGAAGCTCAACGGCACGGCGATGGACTTCACCAACCGGGTGCCGCGTATCTGGATCAAGGTGGACACCAACGCCAACTTCCTGGACGGACAGTTGTGGTTGGGCTCCGGTGGTGCGTTGGCCAATGCCTACAAGTTCAAGTTCAGTCCGGATGACGCGGTTGTCCCGCAGTACTTCGGCGGTGAGTGGCAATCCATCACGTTTCCGTGGTCGTACGCGACAACGACAGGTACGCCGACGCGGAGCGCTTTGACAGACCTTAACTTCCAGATTTTCGACGGTAGCGCCGGAGTGTTGAACGTCTGGTGGGGTGGCATCTCCTCGATCCCCGATACCACGGTGCCGTACCCCAACGGCGTGGTGAGTTTCACCTTCGATGACGGCTTCGCATCTACCACCAATGAGGCCGCGAGCTACATGGACCCCAAGCACATGCGGGGCACCTGTTTCATCATCGATGACGTGCTGGGGACCGGCGTCTACATGACGACTAGCCAGGTGCAGGCGCTTGAGAGTACCTACGGGTGGGAGATCGGTCTGCACTCACATACGGCGGCGGATCACAATGCCGGTGGCGGTCTCACATCATTGACCGAAGCTCAGCTACGCGCCAACATGGCGGCGAACCGAGCGAACCTGCTCTCGCTGGGGATCAAAGATCCGGTGTCGATGGCGTGGCCACAGGGGCTCACGAATGTGGCGACCGGCAACGTCATGAAGGACATCGTCTCCGGCGTCGCACGGACGACGAAAGGTGCGCACACCAACACCTTCCCGCCGTACGACCGTGTCAGAGCGTATTCGCGTGCTGTCGATGCCTCTGATTCGTCGTCCACGATCAACACGATTATCGACAACGCAGTGACCAACAAGGATTGGTTGATTCTGCTGTTCCATGACATCGTGTCGTCGGGAGCGACAGGGAACCAATGCAACCGGTCGACTTTCCGCGCCATTGTGGACCACGCGGAGACGGCTGGGATCGCGGTATTGCCGGTCAAAGAGGTCTACGACGGTCGGCCTCCTGGCCGGGACACCATCACGATCAGTAACACTGATTTCAACACGGTCACACAGAGCGATACGGCGCATGGCTCGTTGACGATGGACCCGGAGAACCGGGTGCATGGTCGGTTCGGAGCCAACGTCAAGGCAGATGCCACCGGCTCTCAGATCACGATGGAGCGGACCTTCCCGACCGGGAGCATTTACGTTCGCTTCTATCTCACGATTGGTGATGACACCACGACGGCCACCATCGTGAGATGTCGAGCTTCGCCGACGACCAACGTGTGTGGACTTCGCCGCCGTAGTGACGGGGTGGGTAACACCTCTATCGAGCTACGTAACGGTACGACGAACACCGGTACGAAAACGACCGCTCTTGGGGTTGATACTCCAGCCCGGATTGAGTGGTTCGTTGATGCAGTGAACAACACGCAGACGCTCAGGCTCTACAAGGGTGCGAACGTCGAAGGTACGACGTTCGATGAGGAGATCACTGACGCGACGGCGACGAATGATCCGAACATCCTCCAGTTCGGTACGCCGAACACCGTTGAGACCACTGCTGACGATTCGTGGGATGACATCGCGCTCGACACAGCAGGGTGGATTGGTCCTCTTGCGTACGAGCTAACACCTCCGGTTGAGGGCGTTGCTCCTCTGACGGCGACTTCGAACCTGGTGACAGCAGCTTCGGTCACTGAGGTGGCGACGGCTACGTTGGCTGCGACCTCCAACTTGGTGACAGCCGGAACGGTGACGACTCCGTACCCGGCTGTGCTGGGAGCTAACGGTCAGTTTGATGAGGCTGAGACTCAAGCCTTCATGGGTGTCCTTCAGGACTCCAATGGCAACCTCTACCGAGTCCTTGAATCCACGTTGGCGGATAACAACCAGCCCAGGATGATGAAGTCCACCGATGAGGGCTTGACCTGGACCGAGCAGGATGCTGCGAACCGGCCAGGTACGAGTGCTGGCGTGATCTGTGACCTGGAGTCCGGCCATGTGACGTGGGACCACGTCGACAAGACGATCACCTTTACCTGGCAGCGGTCCGGCAATGTGGCGTACTCGAAGTTCAAGACTTCGGATGCCGCGAGCAACCCGGACACCTGGACCTCCAACGTCCGAGAGCTTCACACCACGGTGACGGCAGCGGCTCCGCAGTACACGTCGCATACTTCACCGCAGGACCAGGCGTACGAGTGGTTGTTCTGGGGATCGAACACTCCCAAGCCGCAGTTCCGGAGCCGGACCAACTCCTCTACGTTGGGCTCGGTCACCGATGTCGATTCGACCGGGGTCAACCCGTCGGCGGTGCTTTTGCCGAACGAGCACGACACCATGATCATCTACGAGAAGTCGAACCAGGTTCACTACAAGAAGCTGACCTCGTCCGGCACGCTCGACTCAAGTTCCACCCGTGTCGATGCCTCCGGGTTGCAGACTGGTAGCTCAGGTGCGGTTGTGGCGTACGCCGCTCCGGTGGCGTACCTCGGACCGAACGGCACCGATGTGGTGGTCTCGGTGCTGTTCATCGACGTGAACGGCGACTTGCGGTCGGTGGACATCGTCAATGGGACCCCCGGCTCTGAGTCGGTGGTGACGACGAACAACCCGGCAGCCGATGTGGGCACGACCACGTCTCTGCAAGGTGTGATCGCACTCGCCGTTCACGGCACCACGCTCCATGCGGTGTGGGCAGACGGCACGAGTTACGACGTACTCCACGCCAGCAAGCCGTACGGCCAGTCGTGGAGCGGCACTGACACGCTCTACAACACAGCGGGCGGCGAGGACGTTGATTGGGTGTCGGCTGCGGTCGTGACGCACAGCGGTCAGACGTACTTGGGCTACACCTACTACGTCGGGCCGTTCACCGAGGATGCTGGTACCACGTACTACAACCGGCTTTCGCTGGTCTCGAACATTGCCGGTTCCGCCACGCTGGCGGCGACTTCGAACCTGACGACGACTGCGTTGGTCACCGAGGTGGCCGCTGCCACGTTGGCCGCGACCAGCAACTTGGTGCCGACAGCGTTGGTCACCGAGCTTGCAGCGGCGACGCTGGCGTCCACATCGAACCTGGTCTCTGTCCCAAGCATCACGACAGTTGCGGTTGCTTCACTTCCGGCGACTTCGAACCTGGTGACCGTACCGAGTGTGACGGTGTTCGTCATCGCCAACTTGGACTCGACGGCGGACCTGGTGACGACAGCGTTGGTCACCGAAATCGCGTCGGCGACGCTGGCGGCTACGTCGAACCTTTCGACAACGGCGGTCCTGACGGTCCCGGCCACGGCCACGTTGGCGGCGACCTCCAACTTGGTGACAACGGCGTTGGTCACCGAGGTGGCCACCGCCACGTTGGCAGCCACCTCGGACCTGGTCACGAGTGCCGCTGGAGCAGTATCCGGCACGGCGGATCTGGCAGCTACGTCGGATTTGACTACGACTGGAACGGTGTCGCGCGAAGGCGCAGCGACGCTGGCAGCTACGTCTGATCTCACGACAGCGGCGGTCCTAACGGTCCCGGCCACGGCCACGCTGGCTGCGACTTCGGACCTTGTGACTGCTAGCATTGTCACAGCGGTGGCCTCGGTAACCATTCCAGCTACTTCGAACCTCTCGGTGACAGCGGTTCCTACGGTTCTGGCGTCGGCGACGTTGGCGGCGACCTCTGATTTGGTGACGGCAGCGACGCTCACCAGACTCGGTACGGCCACGCTGGCAGCCGTCTCAGACCTGTTTGCAGAGGTGCAGGGTGAGGTCGGTGGCACAGCCACCTTGGCGGCTACCTCAGATCTCTCAGTGGTTGCAGAGCCGTTGGACATTCAGGCGACGGTTGATCTCGATTCGGCTTCGGATCTGTCCACGGGCGGCGAGGTCATCAAGCTTGCCGATCTATTCATCTCGGCGCTATCGGACCTCACCATCACATCTGAGGTCGAAGTTTTTGCCGACATGGATCTGGCAGCTTCATCGGATCTGGTGACCGAAGCTGAGGTTGGAGGTCTGGCTGACGCTACAGCCGCACTGACGGCGACTTCGAACCTGGTGATTGGTGGAGTCGTCACCAAGCTCGGTGTCGTGTTCATGCAGGGCCAGCACCATCTGTCGGCGGTGCCACAGGTCGCCACGGTCCAAGCGGTGGCGTTTATCCCGGCAGTGTCCGACATGACCACGGTGGCATTCCGTGGTCAGTTCGCCACGGCGGCGATGCAGCAGACCTCGGACCTGACGACGCACGCCTTCGAGCCGAAGTTTGGCATCGCCTCGATGGTGGCCATCTCGTACTTGCTCATCGGCGAACCCACTCTCGCTGTGGTGCGGATGCATCAGTACTCCTGGCTCCACGCCACGGCGGAGGAGCCATTCGGCAACGTTCATCCGAGCGCTGTTCTAACCGCTAGAAGATGGAGGGCGGGTCTTGCTGTGTCGCATGGACGAACCCGCTGGCGGGCCACACTCGACTAGGAGGACGACGTGCCGATCTCAGACACGTACCCAAGAGAGACACGGGAGTTTGTCGGGGTGCTTGTGTTCATGGACGAAACAGCCTTCGTCCCCACGAAGTTGCAAGTGGTCCGGAGGTTCGATAGGCCCGCCGACGCGGACTGGCTAGACCCTCAGCAGATCGCTGGTCCCGACGAGTCGACGGACTATGGCTTCTACCTGGACGACCCGTGGCTGCCTGACTCAGATCCGGACCGGGTCGGTACCTGGTCGGTTTGGGCCAAGGCTGATGTGCCTGCTGAGGGCTCCGTCGTGATGCTCGCTGGCAGGTTCACGTTGACCTAGGGCAACTATGTGGTAAACCTGATGATGTGCCTCAGGAAGCCAAGATGGAAGTCCTTCAACCACCGAGCAAGTGGGGGAGCGGTTGTCCTCGTGTGATGGTCGTGCCGGTCGTACTCGCCGTGGCTCTGCTACTGATTCGGAGGCGTCGTGGCACTGCACGGTGAGGTCAAGATCAACGGCACCGACATCTACGAGTGGTCGGCGGTCCGACAGAGCCGCCGTGCGTATGGGCTCAACGAGTACGAGTGGACCGTCTGGCGAGCAGGCACCGATGAACGCTGGACGGGGCGACTCAAGCATGAGTACGACGACGGGGCGTTGGTGCTGACGGCCAAGGTCATGCGAGCCGCGCAAAGAAAAATGACCAAGGTGTTGACCACCGACACCGGATAGGTTACCTTCATCTCATAGACCTATTTGGCGAGCTTGGAGGCAGCCACCTATGAGCATCATGGACACATTCCCTCAGTCGGCAGACGGACCGGATGAGGACGCCGTCCACAAGGCACGAGAACTGATCGCGAAGCACCTGTCAGCGGCGGTGATGGAGGCCATGCGTCTCCCGTACCCCGACAAGCCGGAGCAGGTGGCTGAGGAGATCACGACGGTCGTGCAGACGTTGGTCGTTTCGTGGAAGGGAGTGATCGTCTGATGAAGCTCAGCGAGCGCATTGAGCGCGACAAGATCACTGTCGATCTGGAGTACGGCGATCCGCCATCAACGCCCCTGCCGTGGCAGGACCACAACGGTCGGCTGATCCCGACCATCGACTACGAGGTCACTTTGTTCCACGGTGACGAGTCGATGACCTTCGACTTCCACACCGGCATCGGCTGGGACCGCGAGCCGTCGGTCAGGGACATCCTGGACGCTCTGCTCTCCGACGCAGCGGGCATCGAGAACGCCGGGTGCTTCAGTGATTGGGCGTCGGAGTACGGCTACGGGATCGATGACGACCCCGCTTCGGTCCGCGTGATCTACGACAAGTGCGAGGAGAGTGCCGAGAACCTACGGCGCGTCCTCGGTGACAAGTACGACGACTACCTCTGGGAGACCGAGCACGACCGGTGAGCAGTACGGAACTGCAAGAACTGAGTAGAAGGTAACCATGCGTATGCGTCAAGAGACATTGCAGACCACGATGGACAAGAGCGAACTACTCGCCATCATCGAGGCCAATCGGGACAACCACAACGAGGAGTTCGACCGCGCTGTCGAGGTGTACCGAGGTCGTGCCGTCGATGAGTTGCAGCGGACGATCAAGCGGTTGGGCGACGGCGAGACGCTGGATCTCCACTTCACTTTGCCGAAGCCGGTCAACTACTCCAACGAGTACAACACCGTCATCGGGATGCTAAAGCATCACCAGGGCTCCAGCATCACGTTGGACTACGACGAGTACCAGCGGTTCGTGGAGAACAAGTGGGAGTGGTCAGCGCACTTCGCCGCCAACTCTCAGGTGTACCTCGCCGAATACGAGTGAGGCTGATGGACTATCGAGCAGTCACCGTTTCCCCGTTCACCTTGGAGTGGAGCGGGGAACGTGAGGTGTTCGAGGTCCGGTGCGCGCACTGTCCCGACTGGAAGCCGTCACTGATCTTTCATGACTACGCGGCGGAGCGCTTACGGGTTCAGCACATCGTGGACTGCCCGAACGCGGAGCCGGACGAGAAGGCTCAGGTCCGTGACTTCCTGCATCAAGAGCGCGTACTGCGCGAGGAGATCCTGGCCGAGAGGATGGAATGAGCGAGGGCTACAAGTGCCCGGTCTGCGGCATGGTCTCCCATCACCCGATGGATCGAAAGTACGGGTGGTGCGCGTCCTGTAACGATTTCACTGGCGACACCGATGGACAGTGGGAGGACTGTGTTCTCCCTTGCCGGTGTACCCACATCCGGCACCGGTCTCCGAATGGTGAGCTAGAGCATCGCGTCGACCGTTGGCAGGGCTTCCAGCCGCTCCGCGATGTTGACGATCAACAACGTCCTTGATACGATTGACTCACATGGTCAATTTGGAAAGGAACCACAGAGCCGTGGTTTACCAGGAGGCAGTCACCACGTTGGAGCGGCTTGCTCGCTCCGGAGATCACGTCATGGTGCGCATCGAGGCGGAGGGCGTCGGGTCACTCGACCTGTTCGATTCTCCGGTCGATGCCCATGACGGGCTGATCGGACTCAAGTCCGCTCACGATGCGCTCGACGCGCATGGCGGACACCTCACGCACGTCAGTGTCCGGAGGGACGAGACGGGCTTGGGGATCACTCACTAGAACAGGATGCGAGCTACATGAAGAACTACGAGGGCGTCGCCGATGACTGGAACTCGATCCGGCTCGGCACGCTCAGAGCATGGGCGCAGACAGAGGAGACCGTCCGCGTCCGTTACGCCAGCCCCAAGATTTTTGAGGAGGAGCGCACCGGTCCGATGACCGCACAGGACGCTCTGACCTTTGCGTGGGGCGTCGTCAATGACGGTGGCGTACTGACCGGCATCGAGCGGGTCCGTACTGCGGACCTGGAAGCGCTGGAGGCAGTGTTGCGGGAGCAGGTGGCTGATGGCTGACACTACTCTGCAAGTTCCTACGCACTCAGAGATTGAGAAGGTCCTGGGTGACTTCGACCGGTGGTCTCATAATTGTCACTCGGCGTCGCTCCACCTCGTGCAGTCCGGCATCTTCGGACCCGAGGCAAGAGTCGCCCGAGGTTCCGCAATCGGCGTCATCGGCCAGCATTCTTGGCTGGTCGTTGGAGATCCGTACGACGAGGACGCGCCCATCGTGGACGTGACTCTCTGGAGCTACGACGACAACCAGCCGAAGATCTGGCGCGGCACCCTGCGGGATGGTGTTCACCGTCCCCAAGGCTCCGGGTCGATCTGGTTGATCGGTGGCCCACCACCGGACCCGGAGGGCGAGATCATCGAGCTACAGCCACCTGAGGACGGTTGGTCCTTCGGTGCGATTTCCTGGCTCGACATGATTGGTCCTCTGGACCTGCGTGGCTGGCATCACTTGTTCAACGGTCCCGTGGAGGGTTGGCCCGCACGGGAGATCATCACTCAGGCCGCGTCTGACAAGCGGCTCAAGGCGCTCATCCCCATTGACATCTTGGGGATGGTCACCGATCTTGACCCTTCGGGGTTGTACCTAGGAGGCAGCACAGAATGAGCTACAGCAACAGCAAGCTGCTGAACGACCTTCGGTCGCAGCTATACCGCCATGAAGGTGGCACCATTCCGGCGACGTTGATCAACGACTTCGAGCGCGAAGCTCGGCTTGAGGGTCGTCGGCAGATGACTCGCGAGAACGGCTTCACTCACGGACAACGGTTCTCTCTGCCAGAGATCGCCGAGGTGATTCGGGACGCGGCGAAGCGGAGGTACCACGGCTCCGACAACCGACGCGAGGGCATGTTCGCTGCGATCAACACCTTGCACGACGAGTTGGAGCTACCGCGCGCATCCTCTCGCATCCGTGGGCACGATGACCGCTGGAACACCACGTCGCTCGCGCTCGACCTGCGGGATGTCCCTCGGGTCGGCGACCTTCGGGACCGGGCATACGCGGAGATCGAGCGTCAGTTCGTCGGTCAGGACTACACGATCCTGAGCTTGGAGCAGGACGGCAGCGCTTATCAGGGCTACAGCGGGAACAAGTACTGGAGCGCTCGCTTCACGGCCAAGGTCCGGCACTCTCGCTACGACAGTTCCGGTCGCGCTACCAACCTTGTTGATCAGGCGACATGAGTGTTCAGATCAGCGTTCAGTTCGATCCGTCGACTGACGACATCAGCGATGTGATGGGTCAGGTCCGGGCTGCGTATGAGGCATATGGCTCCGCGCACGTCTCTGGTGACCTGGCTCGTCGCCAAGAGGCGATCTACGCCAGGCGCGATCAGGACAACACCAAGGAGGACATCGAGGACCGTATCCGAACGTGGACTGCCTCGTTGATCCATGAGACCAGTCTGGCTGCGGTCGCTCAGCAAGCCGGTCTGACTCGTCTCACGGTGGAGAAGTTCATTAACCGAGAGACGGTGCCGCACATCAACACCCTGGGCAAGCTCGACAACCTCATCTATGCCTGGGAGAACGGTGCTCTGACCCTCAAGGGGAAGGACATCTTCAGGAAGGGCTCGGTCCGACCGTGACCCTGCACAACAACGATCTGGTCATCAACAACGAGGAGTGCCCCAAGTGTCACTCCGAGGAGGAGAAGCCGTGCGTCAAGTTGACGCGACGTGGAGTCCGCACCGTGATTCCACTGCGGCGATCCCACCCAGAGCGGGTGCTGAAGGCGATTGACGACGGCTACCTGCCGATGGGTGCAACAGTCGAGGAGGACTAGGAGATGAGCGCTCCGATTGAGGAGCCCGTGCTTCCCGTGTGGGAGGCCACCAAGCGAATCGAGGGCTGGAACCCGCACGAGATCTGGACGGCTTCGGTTGGTCCAGCACCAACGGCGGAGGATGTCCAGCGCGAGGACGAGAACCGCACGCACGAGATCCTGCTGTCGTCATCGCCGAATGTGCCGACGGCTCCGATGCCGACGATCATCTACGAGGGGCCGGTGATCAAGGACGAGGAGGTCGACACCAAGGTCATTGAGGGCCAGGTGATTGATGTCATCGAGACGCACGACACGGTCGTTCCGCCCAATCCACCGATGACTGACGAGGAGCTAGACCAGGCGGTGATCGACGCGGTCGAGCTAGGCAGCTTCAAGAGCGCCAACGCGCTTCACAGTCATCTGCGGAAGTCCAACGCCATCTCCTACGACCGAGTCAACAAGGCGTGGAAGGCAGCGCATGACGGATCGGCGTAGGCGGCGAGCACTGACGGGGCCTGGAGGCCGGACCATCTGGTACGGCTTCCACCTCAACCGTGTTCGGCCTGAGCCGTTGTTGGTCAGCCTGATGAAGTACGACCCGCGAGAAGATCGCATCCCGGTCGTACGCAGTGATCAGCAGGCCAACCTTTTGTCGTCGGAGACCCGACGAGGGACACACAAGCCGGTGATCGATCTCGATGTGCCGGTCAAGATGATGTCGTCCACTGACAGGGACAAGCACCATCTCTACATCGACGTGGAGATGTCGTGGCTGAGATACGCCACGCTTCTCACGGCGCTCCGGTTCGCCGGGGTGATTGAGACCGGCTTCTGGGTTTGGTCTCTGCGCCGAGGGGCGAGCTTCGTTCGTCCTGTCGGCGTGATCAAGACACCTGAGGAGTACGCCCGTGCTCGGAACATCACGCACGGCTGGATTCGCAGGAGGAAGGAGGGGTCAGGTTGAGAGCTATCCCGCTCGTCCTGCTGGCCATGTTGTTCATCGCTGCGGCAATCTTCGTGGTCGCTCGGGTCATCCCGAGCAAGCGTCGCGAGGAGACCCGACAGTTGCGGGCGCAAGCTCACGCTCATGTCGCCACGTTGATGGCGATTGAGACGCACGCCAAGCAGGCTATCGACGCTGACCCGAGCGATGTGCTGGCTCAGCAGATCCAGTACGAACTACAAGGGCTCAAGAGAGAGCTTGGAGGCAGTGAATGAGTTACGGCTACAACGAGCCTTGGTCCAAGAGGGCCAAGATCGGAGTCTGGGCAGTGGTGGGCTTTTGCCTGCTACTAGTGTTCGGACTCGTGAGTTGCGGCGCGATGTCGCACTACGAGACAGGTCCGGGAGAGACCGCTGTCCACGAGAGTGGCGGCATCATGTTTCCGGTCGACGCAAAGATCGTGGGGTGTATCCCTCCGTCGAGCAACGGTTATGAAGGGCTCGGCGAGAAGTACATCAACTATCCGATCACACAGCGTACGTTCGAGTTCAGTGCGGACCAGGACGCGGACTCCGGTCCGATTCAGGTGGTCGCGCCGAACAGCATCGACCCCAAGACGCATCAGAGCACCGGCACGGTGACGATGTCGGTCAGCGGAGTCGCGACGTTCACGCTCAACTCCATCTGTGACATCTTGAAGGAGTTCCAGCAGGACATCGGTCAGAAGCTCAACGCCGACACCGACGACGGCTGGACACGGTTGCTGAACACCTACTTCAAGCCCAGCATGGAGAAGGCACTGGACACCGCGACCAAGCAGTTCGAGTTCAACGGGCTGTACGCGAATCCGGACGTGAAGGAGCAGTGGGAGAACAAGGTCGGCGAGTTGTTCGCGCAGTACCTTCAGGCGTCAGCCGGAGGACCGTATTTCTGCGGACCTGACTTCCCTGGTCCCGGCGCGACCGAGGACCAGTGCGGTGACGTGGCGCTGTTGATTCAGTCGCCGGACATCAGTGATGACCTGGAAGCGTCTATCGAGCAGCAGCAGATCGCGACCCAGGAGAACCTGGCAGCCAAGCGTCAGAAGGCGACGACGTTGACCCAGGCGCAAGCGCTCGCTCAGGCCGTCAAGCAGTGTCACTGCACCCCGCAGGAGTACGCGGCTCTGCTGGACGCTCAGGCGCGCGCTCAGGCCGTCCAGAACGGTGATGTGACGATGATCCTGCCTGGCGGGACCCCGTTGGCCATGTCGCCACCTGCGGCGCAGCGGTAAGAGAATCGAGTTGTCGGTCATCTACACCTTGGCCTGATAGGCTTCAAGGTGTAGATTGATCGGCAAGGAGGCAGTACACATGGCAACTACCAAGAGCAAGACCGGCACTGACTACCTGCGGAAGCAGAGCGGTGCCACATCACAACCCAAGCAAGTTCTTCCCGACGACCCGTACAACTCCATTCAGACGGAGAAGTGGCTTCAGACCTTCGAGGGTCTGGAGTACGAGCCGCTGACGAAGATCAAGCGCACCGACATCGACATCCGTGCGAGCCGGGACAACCAGGCTCGTCCGGAGGCCGTCATTCAGGAAGTCGCCGAGCGATACGCGCTGGCGATGAAGAACGGTGCAGTGTTCCCGCCCGTTGTCGCGAAGCGCGAGAAGGGCAAGCTGGTCCTGATCGACGGCAACCACCGTGAGGCGGCGTCGAAGATCGCGCAAGGCACCGATGCCACGCTGATGGCGTTCATCGTCGCCGACGACACCGACTCCAGCATCCTCTACGCGATGATGGTGGAGGCGAACGCGCTCCACGGCGAGGCAGCCGACGACGACTGGCGGCTCCAGCAGGCGGTTCGCTTGCAGTCGATGGGGTACGACCCTATCCAGGCGTGCGCGCTGGCCGGAGTCAAGGAAGGTTCACTTCGGCGCTACAAGAGCCAGGTTACGGCGGAGCGGCGCGCTGAGCGTTTGCACGTCCCTGGGTTCAAGGGCATCAAGTCGTCCATGACCAAGGTCGAGCTTGGCCGAATCAAGCTCGACACCGTGTTCGCGGCAGCGACGCAGTGCGTCCGGGAAACCGCGATGACGCACATGGAGGCGCAGCGGTTCGTCCGCGACATCAACCGGCTCAGCAATGAGGACGCGATGATCGCGCTCATCGCTGAGACGGCCAAGACGCGCAAGGCTCGTTTGCGCGAGGAGAAGGCCAAGGGCAGCGGCAAGTCGCCTCTGTCTAGTCCTCGTACGCAGTTCGCCACCAAGATCGGTGGGCTCCTCGCCATTGATGCGACTGAGCTTCGTGCGGCGGCGCTGACTGACATCGACCGTGTCACCATTTACCGTCGGGCGGAAGCAGGTCTCGAAAAGCTCATGGCCATCATGGCGCTGTTCGAGGAGGACGGAGTCGAAGGTGGCTGATCCTGGAGGACGTGAAGCTCGTCTGAGCAAGATGAGCGAAACGACCCGGTGGCTTTGGAGCCAGATGAGCTTCGAGTGGCAGCCGTTGGCTCCGCTCAAGGACCGGGCTCTGGATCTGTGCAACCCAGGAACAGCGTTCAAGCGCTACGAGCGGAACGACGAGTCGTACCGGCGTAAGGCCGGAGCGAACGTGGCTGCTCCTCGACAACTCACCCGAGATCAGAAGGTGGAGTCGGGGAAGAAGATCATCGTCAACGGCTCGTTGGCGACGCTGGTCGGACGCAACTCGCAGTATGGCGAGAAGCGCGAGATCGACGGGGTCACGATGATCCGGAAGAAGGCGGCGCGGATCGCGCCCGGAGACAACTGCCCGCACTGTGGCACTCCGGGTGAGCGAGCCGGTGTCGATGACGACGCCGTCATGGTGGCGGAGGTTGCTGAGGAGGCAGCCTTCGTCCCAAAAGATCTGCTCCCGAGAGGGAGCCTGAGCCAAGCAGCGTAGCTCCTCCCCTGAACGACTCGACGCGGCACGGCGTACGCGCCAAGATGTTGCGCGAGGTGGTCCGGGAGATCGAGCGGCAGCACCGAGACATTCGGATTCAGCAGCGTGGTCCGGTGGCGACATTCGCCGATCAACCACTTCGAGACCTGGAGGACACCTTCCGGGACTGGATTCGAGAGGAGGGTGGCTGATGCGCGGCTCTCATTGGGACTGAACCAAGACAGGAATCCCCGGCCTCACGCAGGCCGGGGATTCCGCGTTGTTGAAGGTCGGCAACTGCTAATCTATGCTGTCTAGTAACACATGGTCTCTTTGGAGACTGAACTGGAGGCAGCACCCATGCCAGCAACCACCAAGGCAATCAACACCAACCGGTACCGGATTCGTCGTGGCGACAGCGAGACGCTGAAGGCGATCCTCGCTGAGGCCGAGCACCGGCACCGTGATCTCAAGCGGCACGCTCCTGACGCCTACGCCCACCGTGTGTGGGAGGACGTGATCAAGGAGGCCGACGAGAAGAAGATCGCGGACCAGATCCCCGGCACCGTCGGCTACACGTTCAAGGTCAAGTACGGGCGTCAGGGCAAGCCTGGTCGTCCCCCGGCTCACCGTGAGGTCCGGCTGGGCTCGAAGCAGGTCGAGTTGGTCGACAACATGGATCTCCCTGAGCACGCCACCCTGGACAGGGTCGGCAAGAAGCTCGTGTTCCGTGCTCGTACTCCGGTCGTTCGCGCCGTCCGTTCGGCGGCTCGTTCTGCGCCGGACAGCAAGTCCCGAGAGTCGCTGGACCGGCTCCTGAAGTCCGTGCTCGAAACCTGAGTCCGGCCTTCGTCCCCCTGGTCGGCCCGTCATCTACTGTGATGGCGGGCCGATCTTCATGTTCGGCGGTATTAAACCAAGCAGGAGGTCGTGCATGAGGTACCTAGAGGTTGATCCGGAGTCATTCATTCATCCGGAGCAGGAGGAGCCAGCCCACGGGCGTGGAGCCTGGAACCGGAACGGGATGGAGTGGACCTGGCGCTACGAGTACAACCGGGGCGAGACGGTGTTGGGGTCCGAGTGCGAGAAGTCCCTGGACCATTGGGCCGTCGGTGCCGGAGTACGAGCTATCCAGTACCGGCTGTCGTCGCTGGGGATCGATCACTTCCCGGTGGAGGCTCGGGGCGTGTTCAACCGGCGTACGCAAGAGGCCGTCAGAACGTTCCAGGGGCTCCACAAGGACCCGAAGGACGGTAAGCCCCTGGAGGCGGACGGAACGGTCGGCACAAGCGACGCCAGGGCGTTGTGGACGCCGGTCATCGACAACGCCGAGGACTCCAACCGCATCCCCAACCACTACTGCCGAGGTCAGATCGCCCATGAGTCACAGCTAGACCCAGGCGCTCTGGGATCGCTGGCGTACGACGAGGACGACCCAGACAATCCACGTCCTCCGGAGGACCGGTACAACGGCTTCGACCGAGGGCTCGCGCAGATCAACAGCGAGGCGCTTCACACCATCGAGTGGGTCTGGTGCTTTAGGCCGTGGTTCGCGATCAACTTCGCGGCGGAGAAGCTGCGCGACTCGCGTAACGCGCTGGGCGTCAAGTATCCGGACCAGGACCCGGCTGTGTTGTGGGATGCCGCGATCTGCTCCCACAACTCTCCGGTGCGTGGTGATCTCTGGGCGAAGCACGGTGAGGCTCCGACGGCGCAGGCAGCGGCGTACGTCCAGGGCGTGAAGGATGCCATCTACTAGGCTCCGGAAGCCGAGTCCGGTCACCCTCGCCAACGAGAAGGTGCCCATCGTCGCGCTCTGCCGGTACCTGGGGATGGACCTGCCGGACTACACCTCCGGCAACATCAAGACGTACTGCCCGTTCGGCGACGTGGAGCACTCCGATCAGGGGATGGAGGCTGCGTTCCGCGTCTACCCCGAGCCGAACAACGCCTACTGCTTCGCCTGTGGTCTGTTCTTCTCGCCGGTCAGCCTTGCGGCCAAGGCGTGGGACATGACGCGGCGAGAAGCTGCGGTCAATCTCTTGGATTGGATCGGGTTTAAACCGCTATCTCTGGCAGAGGAGTGGGAGAATGTCGTCAACCCGGTGCCGGTCATCGACAAGGAGTCGTTGGGGCTCGCACTCAGGGTGTATGTCGAGAGGATCAGCCCAGGGTGGGCTGCGCAAGAGGTGGAGGACGGCTATCCCCAGCGTCAACTGACCAGGTGTTTGGCGCTGCTCGATAGAGTCACGACAGAGGCGGAGGCGCAAGTATGGCTGGCTCGCTGTCGTGAGGTCATGTCTGACGCGATAGGAGTAGCGACGGATGCCACGCAAGATCAAGCCGGTGCCAGGGTGGATCACCCTAGCTGAGGCGGCAGAGGAGCTAGGACTATCCAAACAAGCCGTCCACAAGTGGGTCAAAGACGACAAGTTCAAGACTCTGGCCACCCTAGGGAAGAAGCGAATCTACTGCGTACGACCAAAAGAGGTCGCGGAAATAAAGGCGGCGCGCGAGGCCGTTGCTCAGCTAAGACAGACTTCCCAGCCTGCGGGGAGCGACTGATCCGGTCACGGGTTACAGCCGAAAGAGCAGGAAGCGCTACACCGCTGTCAGGTGGGAGGGTGGGCGGTCCACCCGTACGCAACCACGTCAGCACAGGTCAAGGCCCGAGTTGCCCCAGGCGAGTAGGAGCCTGGGGCTTCACGATGTAGACGGTCGGCAACTAGGCGACAGGTACACTAGAGCGGTATGAAGGAGGCAGCATATGGCTGAGACAGTCCAGGGGTTTAAGTTCCCTAGTCGGTATCCGTGGGACCAGTGGGCCAACGGTGAGCAGTGGAAGTTGAAGCAGGGCGAGGACTTCCATGTGGGTACCAAGTCGTTCCGAGGAGCGGCCTGGCAGCACGCTCGGAGTAACAACCTTGGTCTCAGCACGTCCGTTGTTCGCGAGGACGGGGCGACCTACATGGTGGTTCAGTTCTCCAAGTCTGAGTCGGACCGGATTAGTCCGGGGTGGTCATCGACCCCCGAAGGTTGACATCTGTCTACCTGAGCTATTATGGGCTCAGGAGGCAGTAATCATGACTAATCACACACAAAACCGAGGGCGCGTTGCGCTCCTCAAGCTCCTCAGGATTCCGCTGTGGGTGGCGGTCGCCGCTTTGATGACTCCGACCTTGTCGAGCGCCGATGAGTCGTTGTCGGCACGGCAGGTGACTTCGGTCCCGCAGGCGACGCCTGATTTCAAGTCCAGCAATACGGTCGTGTTCGATTTGGCTCCGTCGGTCGACGGTGCCTGGAAGGTCGGCGCGGCGGTTCACTCGATGGAGAACAAGGCACCGGCTCTGCCGAACCTGATCATCGGGAACTGTGGGGCTCACCCGAGCGCCGGATGCGTCAAGGTGAATCAGATCAATAAGGCCAAGCCGTGGTGGTACCGCTGGGACACCCAGGAGGCCATCGACTACGGCAAGATCACCCTCAACGCGCGACACGGGAAGTCCAAGCGCGCCTCGTGTGACGCCACGGCTCAGGTCATCGCTATCGTGGCCCACCACAGGCGAGGCAAGGGCTGTACTCGGGTCAACGCTCCGGCGTCAGCCAAGGAGTTGGGTGGGGCGGCAGCCTTGGCGATTCAGAACGCCTACAACTAGGGGAAGTCTCCGCAAAAGCCGATGATCTACCTAGGGGTAGCTGTGGCTATTCCGGCTCTCCTCGCCCTTTGGTATCACCTACTACTCGTTTTGGAGAGAAGGGACCGGACGTGGTTCAGAAAACAGCCACGGCACCGACAACGACGGCGCTCGCGCCGACGGCTGATCAGACCGGCGTTCTCTGGCCTGGTGGTCGGCCTGATGCTGGCGTGGGTGGCGGCTGGAATCTGGGCTTCAGGATGACGGACCAGGCTCACTCGGAGGGTAGTCACCAGCCGAGGGAGTCGTCGGTCCGTTGTCTGCGTTGTCTGGTGCGGAACACCTACAACGTGCATGGGATCTGTGACCGTTGTGGACCGGAGACTTGCGACTTCTGCCGGTAGATATTCTTGGCCTCATCGTCTAAGATTGCGGTGGAGGCAGCAGATGATCACACACGCACCGCGCAACCCGGATGTCACTCAGTGCGGTCAGGAATTGACCAAGGTGGCGACCGCGTACAACCCAACGTGCTTCAGGTGTAAGCACAAGGAGCAGCGGCGTCTGAGGGAGTGGCGAGAGGCCAACGACCCCACGGAGGGCCGTGACGAACGACCCACACCTTCGACGCACTGGCCCAGGCAGGATGCATGACGTACGCTGGGTACGTAGCTCAGTCGTGCAGTGTGGCTGCCTCCAACTCGCCTAGCGGCGAGCCAGTTATCACACGGCGTTCTGAGCGCCAGTGGCCCCGCGCCCGGTTTCTCCGGAGAGCGCGGGGCCGCTCTTTTTTTGAACTGCTAGAGAAATATGTCTCCGGTGAGTAGAAGGTGGTGTGCCTGGTCGCTGCGCTGGTTGTGGGGAGACGGACTCCTCGTGCAAGCGAGTGAAGCAGCACGTCATGAACTGCGCGTCGTACCTGGATCTGTTCCGGTCTCATCCGGAGCGAGCGCTGGAGCCGAAGGCGGAGTATGACCGGTGGCGTCGAGAGGACATGTCGCCGGAGGCGAAGGATCAGCGGAAGGCCAAGCGGCTGGCTGGCACCTTCGCCCGTCTCGACCGAGAGCGGGACAAGCAGGCTAGGCGGTGGGAGACCCCGCCCGATCCTCTGGAGGACTGATGTCGCGTAGTGCGTCGATGAAGCAGAGTCGACAAGACAAGCTGGACCGGATCTTCAAGGGCCGTCGGTGGCGGCTGGAGCGTGAGGTCCATCTGCCGGAGGGTCAGGTCTTTCAGACTCCCCTCGGAACGAAGGGCCGACACGGGTATCTGATCTTCGATCCGGACGACCCTGGCACGAAGTACGTGGTTGGCGCTAGGCTCATGCGCCTGGTCCACGATGAGTACGACCAGGACCTTCCAATCCCGAACAGCTAGGGTTATCGTACGGACATCCGTCCGGGGGCGACGGTGTTGATCTTCGGCAACCTGATTCAGTAGGGTCTGGTCCTGTTCAGGAGGCAGCCAGTTGTGAACGCTTATCTCGATGACGAGACGCTGACCGAGGTCGACCCGTACGCGGCCCCAGCCAACGACGAGGAGGTGTTCAGGAAGTACTACCGGTACGTCCAACACCTTGTCGGCAAGCTCGGTGTTCCGGAGGGGATGAAGGAGGACGTAGCCGCTGACATCTTGTGTCGCTTCTACGAGCGTCACATGTTGGAGGAGTACGACCCAGAGCTTGAGTTCGAGATCGACGGACGGAAGCGACCGGCGCGGTTCCTGACGTTCCTGTCCGGCTTCGTGACCACCTACACCCTGGGGAAGAAGGAACGTCATCTGAAGCGTGAGGGCCGGGAGCCCAAGATCGCTGACGCACCGTATCGAGACACCGGGTCTCCCTGGATTGAGATGTTCGGCCCGGTCCAGCCGTCGGACCACTCCGAGGTAGAAGCAGCGGATCTGATCTCGTGCATCCGCGCCTTCCTTGTTGAGGTGCCGCGCAAGTCGGATCGTGACCGTTGTGACCTCCCCCGGCTGTTCGATCTCGTCACTGAGATGACTTGGAACGACGGCAAGATCGACGCCAAGGAGTTGATGCGCGAGTTCGGGATCTCGTACTCCGCGATCCACTCGTGGCTGCGCTACCTCCAGACGCAGGTTCAGGAGGCGATGGAGTCGTTGGGCTTCGAGCGCACTGAGCGGCGTGGCTGGGTTCTAGCTCGGCCTTGCTGATGCGCTTCTACGGCCACGAGAAGCAGCGGCAAGCCCTGGAGTCGCACCTACCGCCAGTCGTGCTCCTACGAGGCCCACAGAGCGTTGGGAAGTACACCTTGGGTCTCTGGCTCCACGAGTACCACCGGTTCTCCTCGTCTGACCTGAGATTGGTCGAGAAGCTGTACGTGGAGGAGGCCCGTGATCTACAGCGATTCGCTGTAACGTCCCCGGTAGGCCGACACAAGCTGGCACTGGCCCGGCTGGACGGCGCGAGCGAACCGGCGCTCAACGCCATGCTCAAGACGTTGGAGGAGCCGCCGCCGACGATCAGCTTCGTGCTGACCGCGTCGGACTCCACGTTGGACACCGTGATGTCGAGGGCTCACCTCGTCAACATGGGATTGCTCGCCGATGAGGATGTCCGAGGAGTCTTGGTCCAGCGGATGGGACTTGACCCGGCTCTCGCCGCCAGGGCCGCACGGCGAGGCCGAGGCCAGGTTGGGACCGCTTTGAAGTCTATCGAGGAGGAGTCGGCCAAGGCTCTTGTGTTGTCGGTGTTGAAGGCGTTGGCCGATGGCGATGAGGTCCTACTGAAGAAGGTGGCGACGAGCACCGGTATCAAGTGGGATGCCTCAGCTAGTTCCCTTCTTAACCGTTGGGTGGTCGAGGCCATCACCGGTCAGTGGTTGGTGTTCTCGCCTGGAGAGGACTTCGGTCTGGCGAAGGAGCGCGCGTTGTTGCGTCGGCTACTTCTTGCCCTTTCGAGTACGGCTCGGCCCCGGCTCGCCATGTACGCGGCCATGCAGCCGTTGGTTGCTTCGAGGAGGAGTTGATGGAGTTCACCGGAGGATTCATCTTCTGCCCGGTCTGTGTCACCAAGATCGACTTGGTCTCTGAGGATCAGACCGAGTGGAGTTGCTACCAGTGCGACCAGCAGTGGACGTTGGTACTCGACCCGGCTCGCCTCGCTCGGTACTCCATTGCCTAGAGACTCGGTTGACCCTGAGTCGCCGACGGCGGGCTTGCGGATTGTACGGCAGGCAACCGCGAAGTTCCGAGGGTCGTGTTGTTTGGTTGACGATCATACAATCGGTAGAGGCGACAAGATCGTCCGTGTGATCGACAAGGAGGCTGTCGGCATGGAGATGGAACTTGGTTGGGCTTGCTCGACGTGTCGGGACCGGATTGCTCAGGGCTTGTGATGGCGAAGCAGGCACGGCAGGAAGCCGCCGAGCGTCGGCTGAAGGAGATGCGCAAGCTCAACGGGGAGACGTACCTGGAGCTACAGGAGCGCGGCTACCCCATCACGGACTACGAGGTGTTGATGGTCCGGCTCGAAGCCGTCATCGAGCACTTCGTTCCCAAGGACTCACCAGACCGGCTCAACCTGGAGATCTACTTCGAGGGAGCCGTGAGCGAGTACCTGGCCGGTCGGCTCCGTCAGGTTGAGACCCAAGAGTCTCGTACCGGCTGATGGCCAACTACACCCGCTTCATGCAGCGTGGCCGTGATCCTGGCCGGGTGACGTGGGTCTGCGGTACCGAGTGGGTGCTGCGCGAGGAGGTCGTTGATCACGTTAGAGATCAAGTGGGGGCGGCTGACTATGACAGCATGGCCTTCGTCGGAGGGGGTGACGCTGACCGCGACATCTGGGCGGGCGCGAATCAGTATCCGGTTGACCCTAGTGCTCCGCGATTCGTCCTGGTCCGTGAAGCTGAGCGGATTCGACATTGGCTCCCTCTGAAGGATTGGATCACCAACAGTCGAGCCCTGCCGACGGTCCACCTGGTGTTCGTGTCCTCGGAACCAGATTTCACAAAGGAGGACGACAAGCTGGCTCCTCCCTGCTCCTGGATTCGACAGTGGTCCTCCGGTGACCTGGTTCGGTGTTCTCCACTCGCGGCTACGGTGCCGACCAAGAACGGTCGCCCGACGAGAGCGGGACCCTCAGACGCGGTGGCCTGGGTGCAGAACATCTGCCCGATGAGCGAGCGGACCGCAATCTACCTGCTGACAAAGTCTGGTGGCGATCTCTCCAGGGCGAAGAACACTGCGATCAAGGCACGGATGTTCGGCGGACTCACAGAGCGAGCGGTGGATCTGCTCGGGACCAACGCGCCGGAGGAGGACTTCGTCCTTCGGCTCATCGCGCTCGACAAGGCGGAGGCGATCAAGGCGGCTCCGTTGGTACCCCCTTCGGAGTACCCTCGGGTGCTCGGTGAGGTGGAGTATCGGCTTCAGACGGTGAGCAAGGTGCAGGATCTCCTCCGGCAACGCCGGTCGGCGCATGAGGCCGGTGCTGTGGGACTGCCGGTGTTCGCCGCCAAACAGGTTTGGACCAGCGCCAAGCACTACGACGACCGGAAGCAGGAGCACTGCCGGAAGGTGCTGGCGATGCTGGACGAGTACGTACAGAGCGGGAGCCGAGACGGGGTACTGGAAGGACTAGTGGCGCTGTGGTGAAGGACGAGAGGTCGGCGATTGTCGACCGGCGTGAGCAGATTTCAGAGGAGCCCAGGCCCAAGCCGATGTACGGCAAGGCCGAGATCGAGGACACCCCCGAGGTCAAGGAGATCTGGCGGGTGTACCACCACGAATGGATCACGGTGTTCCGGTCGCAGCATCATGGTCTCTTGGCTCGGAAGGAGATCGACAACTTCTACGGCGTGAAGTACAAGGGTCGAGTCAAGCCTGAGGACGTGCGTGTGATCCCTACGTCACCGAAGAACCAGGACGAGTGGCCGTGGCTCCTCCAGTTGTTCTTGCCGAACATGCGAGGTGAGTTCCGTGATGAGGTGGACGCGAGGGCGTACGCCAAGTCGATGGACTTCACCGCACCCGTTGTGGTGATCAAAAACTCTCTGCTAGATCACCAGATTCGGCAGTACGGCGTGAAGATGTTGGTCGGCTGAAACAGCTAGGGATTTCCGACACGTAGGAGTATCACTCCTACGTGAGTGGTAAGAACTATGGGCTCTTGCTGGACCCCGAGCAGTTCGAGGGGTTCATCAAGCGCATCGAGGACGAACAGCTTCCGTTCGGCTTCGACATCGAGACGGGCTACGACGGCGAGCCCAAGCAGAACGCCTCGCTCACATGTGAGGACCCGGTTAACAAGTTGGCCGGTGCGTCGTTCACTCCGAGCCTGGAGTGGGCTCGTTACATCCCGGTGCATCATGACCTCGGTCCGAACATGGACGAGTTGCCGTTCGCCGAGTTGTGGTGGCGTCTGCTCCAGACCGGCCTCGGGGTTCCGCACAACGCTTCGTTCGAGGAGCGGCACCTGGCGACCTTCTTTCGGAAGGTCCTGTGGAATCACCCTGAGCTAGGTCCAGCCGTTCGAGCGTCGATGGGGTACTTCCCTATCCGCTCCGACACGCTCATCGAGCTATACGTCGAGGCTGAGATCCGTGAGTTCAATCTGAAGCAGGCGACGTATGACAAGTACGGCCACCGGATGACTGAACTGATCGAGTTGTTCCCTGATCTGCCCAAGAACCAGGCCAAGTCGCTTCGCTTCACGGTGTTGGAGTCCAGCCGTTCGGACGTGGTCGAGTACGCCTGCGAGGACTCGCTGTGGACGTTGCAGCACCATATCGACACCTACCCCAAGGTGAAGGACAAGTTCATCTACAAGGTCGAGATGGGTGTCACTCCCATCGTCTGTGCGATGGAGGACTTCGGTCTCCAGTACGACTGGTCCGCGATGCAGGCCGTCGCGATGCAGGCGGAGGCGTTCTTGATCAAGATGGGGGCAGAGATCCAGGAGGACCTGTCGGAGGCGGTGGGTGAGCTAGTCACCATCAACCTCGGGTCTCCGGCGCAGCTTCAGAAGATCCTCTACAGCAAGGTGGAGGAGGGTGGGCTGGGTCTCACCACCCGACGGCGGTCGAAAAAGACGAAGAAGCCGTCGACCGATGCTCAGGCACTCACCGGCCTGGCGAAGCAGCATCCGGTGGTCAAGCGCATCGTGGAGTGGAAGGAGATGCGCAAGCTCCTCGGTTCGTATCTGCGAAAGTACGAGAAGGAGTACTCCTACGCGCTGGACGGTCGTACGCATCCCAACACGATCCAGACTGGCACCATCACTGGTCGCTTCGCTGTGACCAAGCCGCCGTACCAGCAGACGCCGAAGAAGTACGACTACAAGCTGCGGACCGGTGAGACGTTCAAGATCGACTTCCGCGACTTCATCATCGCGCCTGCGGGCCACTACATCCTTGGGTTCGACTACAGCCAGGTCGAGCTACGGGTCATGGCCGGGGAGGCGCAGGAGCCGTCTCTGCTGTCGGCGTTCCGCAAGGCGGAGGACGTGCATGTGACGACGGCGAGCTTGATGCTCAGCCTTCCCAAGGACCAGGTCACCGAGGACCAGCGCTCTATTGGCAAGACGATGAACTTCGCGCTGCTCTACGGCATGGGGGCTCAGTCGTTGGCCGAGAAGCTGGGCATCGACAAGGCGGAGGCTGAGGGTCTGTATGCACAGTTCTTCTCGGCGTACTCCGCGATCTCCCTGTGGTCGCAGCGCCAGGAGGAGGCAGGTAAGTCGAAGGGCTACACCTACAGCCGGATGGGTCGTCGGCACACCATCTGGGAGTTGATGAGCGACGACGATTACATGTACTCCAAGGGCGAGCGCATGTGTGTCAACTGTCCGATCCAGGGTGGTGCCGCCGACTACATGAAGGTGTCGATGATCCGAGCCGACAAGGCGTTGAAGGAGGCCGGTCTGATCGACAAGGTCCATCTGGTCATGAATATCCACGACGCTCTTGAGTACTACGTAAGAGAGGACGTAGATCCTCAGGAGGTCATCGATGTTCTGCTGCCAGCCGTCACGCCACCGATCAAGGACTACCCGCCCATCGTGGCGGAGTGGCATGTCGGTCAGAAGTGGGGCTCGGTGACCAAGCTGAAGCTGGACGAGAACGGTCAGATTGTTGGGGAGGATGAGAACGTCGAGGAGGACGACATCCCCGAGGAGCTACCGACTCCGTCGGCCAACCGTATGCGTCCGTGGTCTGAGGTGTTCCCGGACTTCATCGGAGACGTGGAGACCAAGGGAGCCAAGCGAGCCCTCAACGTGGTTCGGTGGCAGCCAGGGCAGGACTACATCGGTGAGGTTCAATTCGATGCAGGCTATCCACATCCCCTAGAGACTGAGACCGGGATGGAAGGCCGATGTATTCATTGCGGTTTGCTGCGCTCACCCCTTCACAAGCAGGCTTCTGAGATGTCACAGTCAGACGAGGGGAAGGAGGCAGCTTCGGGTAGATCGGTGCATATCCGGCTTCGCAAGATGCCTGACCCTGAGCAGTTCCAGGACTTCGTCCAGTGGATGGATCAGCGAGAGGGAACCAACTCAGTGGTGTTGGAGACACCAGAGGGACCGTTGGTACTCGACAATGGCACCGCGCTTGACCTGTCAGACCAGGGAGCTATCAGCTTGATCTTCGGTGGGGCCGAGTTGTACTACCCGACCGAGGGAGTCTCGGTCGAGGAGATCACGGCTGGTATGGATCTATGACTTGGGGAGAGAGGGTGACCGATGTGTGCTCAGACCCGGCTGCGCGCATCGAGTTTCGTCTGCCGGTTGAAGCCACAGCCGACGGATTGCAAATCAGTGGAGAGATCGAGGAGGAGGCCCTGCGCATCGTGCGGGAGGACCCCCCGAAGGGACCGGCTCATCGTTGGTTCCCGCATGTGCTGAGGAGAGCGTCGGAGAATGTTCGCCGTCGTCGGCGCTGGCGAGAGCGGAAGGCGTCGAAGTGAAGGTGATGGTGGGCGGCAGCTTCGTCTTTGCCGATGAATCTTGGCGCAAGTGTGACGTGGAGTGCAGTGAGGAGGACCTACATCGCCTTGGTGGCGAGCATGGGTTCGATCCGAGCAAGCTCACCTTGCGTCAGGCGTTTCGGCTACTGGAGCTAGAGGCAAGTATCTGCTGGTATACCGAGATGATCGGTCGCTACGACATCATCTGGGACACGCCGTCGAACCGTGGCAAGCTCGCTGGGTTCAAGACGGCCAAAGAGAAGCTGTTGGCCGACATTGGCTGACGAGTTGGAGGTCCTGGTCACTGAGGCAGTAGAGCTTCGCTTCGGTGCCAGGTCCTTCCCAGAGGACGTGCAGATCCATCCCGACCTAGTCCAGTTGATCCTGCTCGACGCTCGGAAGCGGTTGGACCGGATGGAGGAGTTGTTGGTCACCGCCATCAGGGTCCGTGGTCGAGCGCGAGGCGCGGCCAGCGCTCGGCAGAACGAGGTGGACGACGAGTGGGCACGGGCCATCGACCGTTCCCGCAAGGACGCGCGGCGTACGAGCGGGAACGACTACAGCGGCGCGAAAGAGCGATACGCTGAGGCCGACCTAGCGGTGTTGGAGCTACGGATCAAGCAACGGCAAGCTCAGGCGTTCGCCGATCAGGCTCAGGTGGCCTACGACGTGGTCCGGGTGTGTCACCGAGGGCTCGACACCCTCCGAGGAGACTGTGTGGCGTACCTGCGCAGCCTTCAGTTCGAATCGAGCTTGGAACGATGAGATGCCATAGCTGCGGGCGTCAGATCTCGAAGGTGCTTCAGGCCAAGATGATCGCCGACTACATGAAGGACGGTCAGGTCAAGACGTATGGCTTCATGGCTCCCGACGGACCGCTGTCGGCGGCGAAGGGCACCGTGGTCCACGTCTACCACTTCAAGTGCTGGCAGATCCTTCGGAAGCGTGAGGCGCGTGGGGGAGACATGCGCTCTGGTCGTCTCTTGGGTACTGACGTGGTGCCGTCGGCGTACGACATCGGGCGCTTGATGATGAACCGCGACGACATGGAGCAGATGGGGCTCAGCGAGGAGGAGGCTCGTGAGCAGACGACGGCACAGTTCACCGAGCGGGCCAATGAGATCCGCAAGAGCGCTCAGGATGCCGGAGCAGCGGTCGAGGAGGTAGCCGAGCGCGAGCGGCGTCATGCCGTGGAGAAGGGCGGGCCGTACGAGCACACCCACTACGGAGCCATCGACCGGCAGCGTCTTGAGGCGCATCTGCTCTGGGCTCATGGTCATGTGGCTGAGGATCGGTCGTACGGCTACATGGGAGTGACCCACGGCCAGCTACACGCGCTCATGACGCAGTACGCCAAGCAGCAGGAGCGTCAGGCCGATCCAGGTCACCAGGAGCCGGAGGAGCGTGACTGGCGCGAGCAGTTCGTGACAGACATCTGACAACCGATAAGGGCAAGTAGGGAGGTTGAAACATGGCAACTGATGTCATCGAGCCGACGAACGACAAGTTCGAGGACCCCGACGACGATCCGGTGAAGGACGAACCGGACGGCGACTACCAAGAGCCAGACAGTGGCAGGCAGGACGACACAGAGGAGTCGGGATGACGCACGTCGGACCGGAGGAGGCAATCGCGTGGTGCCGTGACCATCAGACGTGGCAGGTGGGTTACTGCCAGCAGTACGTCCGCACCTCGTTTGGCGTCGGCTCGCTGTACGGCAGCGCGGCGGAGGCGTGGGAGCACGTCAACCACAAGCACCGGACGGAGAACGGGAACAACTGTCCTCGCGGCGTTCCGGTGTTCTGGACCGGTGGTTCGCACGGCTACGGCCACGTCGCCGTGTCGACCGGCAATGGCTACTGCTGGAGCACCGATGCAGGAGGCCCAGGCCAGGTCGCCAAGGTGTCGATCAACGGACTCACGTCCCGTTGGGGTCTGAACTTCCAGGGCTGGGCTGAGGACATCAATGAGCACCAGGTCTACGTGATCCCGGAGCCGAAGAAGCCAGCCGAGGGTTGGGACCGCGTTCGCGCATCCCAGGTTGGTCCGGGCAAGGACAACCTGGACGTGGCTCGGGTGAAGTTCGCGCTGCGAAAGATGGTCGGCAACGAGTTCGGGATGGATCTCGAAGGCAAGGGCACGAACATCTGGGGCGATAAGACAACGGAGGCGTACAAGGCATGGCAGAAGCGGCTCGGCTTCTCGGGTCGTGACGCCAATGGCAAGCCTGGTGACACTTCTATGCGACGATTGGCGAGGAGTGCAGGCTTCGAGCTAGTCTGAGGTCGCTCCTAGTGACTGAGTGAGCACCCTGCAACGAAGCCCCCGCCCTGGCAGAGCGCGGGGGCTTCGTCATGTTCGAACCGCAGTAGATTTCCAGAACAGCTAGGTATTAGAGAGTGTCAGGCAACGTCGCTACGGCGACCATCGACCAGGAGCACTCAAAATGCCGCGAGACACCTTTGATCCCGAGAACCGAGCCAAGGACTTCACCAACTACCCCAAGCTGAAGCTGGACGAGAACGAGAAGAAGCGAATCGTCGTCATCGAGGAGACCCCATTCTTCGAGTGGGTCCACCGGCTGGAGATGCCGAAGATTGGCCCTCAGGGTCAAGCGATCATGACGAACAAGGAGCGCAAGAACGGGGAGACGTACCAAGTCCACTCGATGGAGTTCCTGTCGCAGCCGATCTGCCTAGGCGATCTGGCCACGATGAAGGAGGAGGGCTCCGACGAGGAGCACTGCCCGATGTGCAAGATCGGTCGTCAGACCGACATGCTCAAGCCAGCGACGCGACGGTACGCCTCGCATGTGCTGGTCTACAACACCAAGCCTGGGACGTTCGACATCACCGAGCCGTTCATGCTCCAGTGCATCCTCTGGGTCTACGGGGAGCGGCGATACAACCGGTTGCTTGACATCATCAGCGAGTTCGGGCCGCTGCGCGAGCACGACCTGACGTTGGGGCCGTGCTCCAACGCCTCGTATCAGAACTACGACATTAACGGTTCGAACAAGGCGGAGTGGGCGACCACCAAGGACCGGCAGCGGATGGCTGTTATGGCGTTCAAGGAGAACAAGCTGGACGACAAGCAGATCAAGGACATGCTGGGCCGCACCATTGCTCGGGAGTTCATCCTGGAGGACCTTCAGCGAATCCAGGATCGCTGGCGGCGGATCAAGGGTGTCACCGGACCGTCGTCCGGCGACCAGACGATTCAGGGTGCGTCCTTGGAGGACGGCCTGGCTGGTCTCCTGGACGATGAGGAGAAGAAGCCAGACCCGATGACCGAGGCTCCAGGTAAGGCCGTGCCGGATGACTCGGATGAATCGACGGCAGAGGCTACGCCTGACAAGGGCGAGGAGTCGGTCAACTTCGATGACCTGCTTGGCGAGTTCTCCAAGTGAGGATCGAGGTCTACGGCTTGCCGACGGCTCAAGGCTCCAAGCGAGCCTTCGTCAACAAGCACACCGGACGTGCTCATGTCACAGAGACCAACGACAGCAAGGTCAAGACGTGGCGTGAGGACGTGAAGCAGGCAGCGCTTCAGGCGCTCGACGGCGGGGCCAGGTTCACCGGCCCCGTCAAGGTGTCGGTCGACTTCTACTTCCTACGTCCTAAGGGCCATTACCGGACGGGTAGGAACGCTCACCTGTTGAAGGACACTGCGCCGCCGTACCCGGCGTCGAAGCCGGATGTGGACAAGCTCCTCCGGAGCACCTTCGACGCGATCACGACGACCGGGCTGTGGGAGGACGACTGTCGAGTGGTCGAGGTCTGGGCGACGAAGCGGTACGTCGCTGAGGGCAGGCACCAGGGAGCCCACATCTGGATCAGAGAGGCAATGAACGACGATGCCGAAGTCAGCTACTCCGAGCTTCCAGTCGATTCTGTCCAAAGCGTCTAAGACGTACGAGTTGCCCATCGGTCCTATGACCGATGTGGAGCCTGTCCCGGCACTGTCCACCGGCAACTTGGGCATCGACTACATCACAGGTGTGGGTGGTCTACCGTATGGCCGATCTGTAGAGCTATACGGTCACCCCTCGTGCGGCAAGACGACCACGGCGCTTCAGGCGGCAGCCGAGCTACAGCACGAGATCATCTCCTCTGGCGCGGAGGAGTACATCTGCTACTTCGATCATGAGCAGGCGTTGGACCCGGAGTACTGCGAGGCGTTGGGGCTCGACCTGGCGCACCCAAGCTGGTTGTTCGCACAGCCGGATTCGCTCCAGCAGTCGACCAACGTCTCGCGGCACCTGATCGACACCGGCAAGGTCCGGCTGGCCATCTGGGACTCGGTCGCCTCCATGACCCCGGAGGACATGCTGACTCAGGAGTCCGGCAAGGCGACGGTGGCGATGCAGGCGCGGCTGATGGCGGAGTTCATGAAGCAGTTGAACCCTCTGCTACGGAAGCACAAGTGCGTCGCGGTGTTCCTGAACCACATCCGAGACGTGATCGACATGAGTGGTCCCCCTGGCGTGAAGCGCACCACGACACCAGGCGGGACCGCGCTGAAGTACTACGCCTCGCTGCGGATGGAGTACGCCCAGACGAAGAAGAACTACCGGGATGTGATCGACCCGCTCACCCAGGCCAAGGTGAAGCGTATCGACTCGGTCGAGGTGAAGATCAAGGTCGTCAAGAACAAGGTGGCCGTCCCGTTCCGGCAGGCTGAGGCTCGGGTCCGGTTCGGGCGAGGGTTCGACAACGGCTTCACCGCGTTCTGCATCCTGCGGGACCACGGTGTGATCGCCAAGGGCGACGGTCAGTTCTTCTACTTCCACCAGGACGCGGCAGCGCCGCTCCGAACTGATGACATGCCCCGGAAGCAGGGCTCAGATCGTCCGTACCTGCGGGGCGAGCCGGGAGTGATCCAGAAGCTCGATGAGGATGAGGGCTGGCGGCTAAAGGTGATCCAGATGGCCGGAGAGGTCGTCGCCGAGGCCGGTCTGGTGGCTCCGAAGCAGCCGGAGGAGGCTCCCGAGATCCCCAACTTGGAAGAATTGGCAAGATCGTCCTCATAGACCTTGTCAAACATGTCTCTGCTGTATTAGTGTGTTTGAGAGAGGCAGACACACCACGAACAGAGGAGCTACACAGTGTCTAACACCATCACCGCACAGGACGTGCGGGAGGCTGGCAATCTGATCAGCCTGGACGATCTCACCACCATCCTCGGGTCGACCGAGCCGTTGAACACGGTGCCGTTCGACACGGGCAAGGACGTGAAGTTCCGCATCAACACGGACTGGAACGTCAACATCGAGTCCAAGAGCGGCGACGAGGCCGTCAACGCCTTCGTCTCCGTCGGCGACAAGGAAGTCCAGCTTTCCAAGGACGCACTCCTGGAGGCCACCTCGCGTTGCGGGATGCCGAAGAAGTGGGTCGAGCGGTACCCCGCGCAGTACATCGAGGGGCCGCTGAACTGGCACATGCACCAGTCCGGCGAGGGCGAGCTTCACTACCAGGTGCTCCAGGCCGGTCCTGACCAGCTTGGTGTCGCCGTTATCCGGCAGACCCTTCGGCCCTTCTCCAACCTGCGTCTCGTGGACGAGGCGGTCCAGGGCATCCGGAGCCACTACGGCTCCGACACCGAGGTCATGGCCGACCCCCACCTGTACCACTCGCTCCGTCGGAGCGACTTCAAGCTCGTCGTTCCCGGCGACAGCCGGATCATCGAGTCCAAGCGCAACACCGACGACAACCCCGACAAGTGGTGCGCAGGTCTGGACTTCCACAACTCGCTCATCGGCGAGGACCAGACGGCCATCACCGGCCACATGTTCTGCTTCTGGTGCGCCAACGGTTGCACTACCGAGCACGACGCGGTGACCCCCTGGAGCCGGAAGTCCAGCGGCCAGGAGGAGGACGACGTGATGGCGTGGGCCAAGGCGTCGGTCGAGGAGATCCTGGGTGGACAGGAGCACCAGTTCGACATGCTGGACGCGCTCCAGCAGGAGCAGTTGTCCGGCGACGTGAACACGGTGCTGGCTGACATCTTCCGCACCTACGACGTGCCGGTCACGTCGCGTCCGACGATCATCGAGAACATGGTCGAGTCCGAGGACACGTCGAGCTACGGCGTCATGAACGCCATCACGGCAGCGGCGAACGACCCGGACCTCGGTCCGAAGCAGGCGGCGCAGCTTCAGCGCGTCGGCGGTCGGCTGGCAGTCGCAGCGCACCACCGTTGCAACGAGTGTGGTCGGCTGGATCTGACCAGCTAGCAATTCGCAGGCTGTCTGAGTATCAAGTAGTGAGCCCCAGGGTCCGGAAGGGGAAGTCGGTCCTGGGGCTCACGCATGTCCTGAGGGAGGTCCCGTGATCCAGCCGTACCGTGAGCACCGTCCTTGGGGGAGGTTCACGCAGTACGTCAAGAACCAGCCTTGTACGGTCAAGCTGCTCCACCTCCGTCCCGCTCAACGCCTGTCGCTTCAAGTCCATGAGCATCGAGACGAGTTCTGGGTGATCCTTCAGGGGTACGGACGGGCGGAGGTGGGCACCGACGAGTTCTGGGTCCACAGTGCTGATCATCCCGAGGTGTGGATTCCCCGTGATACGGTCCATCGCCTGACCGCGTCCGAGTTGGAGACCGGTCTGACGTTCCTGGAGATCGCCGTCGGTGAGTTCGATGAGGACGACCAAACTCGTCTCGAAGATGACTACGGAAGGGTTGACTCCGGCTAGGCCGTATAGATAGGCTTGGCTGTATTGGAGGCAGTAATGAACGATCTCAGTTCTGACCGTCTGCTCGAAATGGCCGAGACGCTGGAGAACCAGTGCGAGGCCATCGTGGCGGACCAGGTCAAGGCATTCGAGGAGAGCGGGCTGACCGCTGACGAGTACTCCCCGTCCGAATTGGACGGTGGGCACTTCCAGTTGGCTCAAGCGCTCCTCACCGCCGTGCTCACCACCCTGCGTGAACAGCACGGCATCAAGCTCACCTCGGAGTGGGCATTTCACTGTGAGCACAACCCGATGGTGGAGTCTTACCGTCGGACCAAGGAGGCAGCAACCGCATGACAGAAACCACTACACTTCAGCCGATTAAGCTGGAGCACGACGCGGTCGAGCGCGCTCTGGACGAGATTCTGGACGAGTTCGGTCACGACCACATCTTCGAAGGCTGGAAGGCTGGAGCCTGTTTCTACTTCAAACCCAGCCCCAGCGACACCATCCCCGACGATGCCGACGCTCAATGCTTGGTCGGGCAGGTGTTCAAGAAGCTCGGGATCACCATGTCGATGCTCGCGGCTCGGACGGACCTGAGCGCCAGCGGCGATAACTTGAAGGTTCGGATCAACTCGTGCCGGTTCACCAAGCTGTGCCAGGAGGGCATCTTCGACATCGAGCCTCGGACCAGGGTCCTCTTGTCCACTGCGCAAGGCGAGCAGGACAACGGCAATTCGTGGGGCGTTGCCGTCGACCAGGGTCGCAAGCGCGTGCGCGAGTTGGAGGAGCGCGATGAGTGAGTTCCACTACGCGCTCGGCGAGCTTGTTCTGGAGACTCGTGAGCAGGAGGACGGCACCGTCAAGGCGTCGACCGGAAACGGCGGCGTCATCATGATGACGCCGTCCAACATCGGTGGCGACTACTGGAACTTCCGGGTGCGCTTGGGTGACAAGCAGGCCATCATCGGCTTCCAGAAGTTTGGGACCATCGGCATCGGCTTCGCCGAGGAGGAGGACTGGAACAGTAACCTCCCCTACGGTGACGACCGTGAGGACGCCGAGAAGATCTTCGACCACATCAAGCACAACAAGGGCGACAACCGGATCTCGGACGAGGACTGCATCACCGCGATCATGATGATCCAGGACGCGGTCAACAAGGTCCGTGACCGAGGCGAGGGTCGCAACCCTTACAAGGATGAGCAAGTCCAGGACGCGGTCAACAAGGTCCGTGACATGGGTAAGGATCTGAACGGCGGTGACCAAGATGCGTAAGGTCATCATCGTCTTTGCCGCGCTCAGCGCG